AGCGTCGCAGTATTATCATCAAAAGCTAAAATCTGTGGGGATGACATATCGCCAGATAATGCTGATAAGCTAACTGAATTACCATCGCTTATCAGCAGCATCGTGGTATCATTATCAAAAGCTAAAATCTGTGGGGATGACATATCGCCAGATAATGCTGATAAGCTAACTGAATTACCATCGCTTATCATCAGCATCGTGGTATCATTATCAAAAGCTAAGGTCTGTGGGGGTGGGTGAGAGTTATCCCCTACCCCGAGATATTTTCTTGCAGATAAAGTACCAACAACTACTAGATTGCCATTCATTACACCACCATCAGCAAACTGCATTGCAACAGAACCCCCACCAGCTGAGAGCTCTATAATTCGTCGAAGATTTCTAATTTCTCTCTCAAATCTAGTATCTACTTTAGATTCAATCTCCCTTTTAATAGACTTAAGGTCTATTGTTTTAATATTTTTTGAACCCTCCGTAACTACAATATTTGGAACATCTGTCTCAATTTTAGATATTTCTGTTAAAATTGAACGCCTACTACTCTCTATTATTTTTAAAATCTCTTGTTTATCTCCGACTCTTTCACTTTGAATTACATCTATTCTATCATTATAAAATTTAACTATATCTTTCTTTTGCTGTGATATTCTCTCACTTATAATACTAATCTCACGATGCATATTACCTAATCTAGATAACGCCCTATTAGAATTTTTTTTAATTTCTAGTATTTTCTCTTCACTATTCTCAGCCTCTACTACTACCTGCCTATTGAGTATTTCACCTATTCTTTGAAGCTCATCAGAGTTTTCCTCAGTTAGCTTTAGTCTTATAGAATCTGTAACAGTTTCAAATTTAGATAATACAATACCTATTCTTTTTATTTCAGATGCTGCTTGAGCTCTATAAATATTGGTTGTTTTATTAAACTCGGTAGCGTTTTTTGTAGATAAATTTTTGCCTACTGATGATGCAATAGATTTAAACTCTTCTAAGAGATCACTTCTTAAGGTAGTTGCAGTATCCCTACATTCTTGTAATATATCTCTGCTTTTTTTAATCTCCAAGCCTACCTGCTTCTTTATATCCGTAGAGGCTCTTGCAATTTCCCTATTATTATCTACTATAAAGCCCGACTTTATAGATCCAGTGATGATGTCAAATTCGTTTAATACCTTAGATTTTATATCTTCTGTAATTATGTTAAATTCATTCAACATACTGATTTTTAACTCATCTCCTACATTATCTATTTCTGCTTTTTTTATCTCTTCAAATTTAGATATTTGAGTTTTTTGATTTTCTATATATTGTCTACTAGTATTTTTTATATAATCTCTAGCAGAGGCCTTAACGTCTCTTATAATATCTACTTTTTCCTCGGCAGATACTATCTCTAATGGTAGCAGATCCTCATCAATTTTAGACTCGATAAGCTCAATAGTTGGATTATAATCGTTAATACGGCCGGATTTAATCCGCTTATATTTTTTCTGATTATCCTTATTATAAAAGACCTTGAACATATCGCCAGTCTCCAACAAAAAAGGAACCTCCTGCTGTACACCCCCGTATGTTACCGGTATACTAACAATAGGTATGCCATTATTCTCAGAGACCTTCTCAACTACAAATTTATTCCCGTTTATCTCTAATTCAAAAACGTCATAAAAGATTTCAGTAAAACCCTTAACTGTAATAACGTTGAGATTAGAGCTAGTAAAGGTGGGATTCACCTTCTCGCTAAACACAATCATTTTATTTTATATATAAATATATTTATACAATAATACAAAATAAACTAGCTATATATAGCTTTTACTTACCGCTGCGGGTTACTACTAAAGAATTGAGTACGGTATGAAAAATTACCATCGCCCATTGCACTGACCTGATTACTATTAGTTATACCTCTTAATGTAAACTCAGTACCATCTGGTATAATCATTGCATATTTAGTGGATATAAAGCCCGCGTCAAAGGCAGATAGGGGATTTCCAGAAGTATTCAATATAACAACCTCAGCGCATGGCTGTATTTCAAGCGCCTTTAATACAGCAGAAGCTTCTATATTAAAAGTGCGACATTGATTAATATTAACATATGTAGTACCATTATTATCTGTAAAATTCTGTCCCATAACTAATATTATTTAGTCAACTATTGCCCTTTTATACATATATTACTAAATAATGATTGAGTAATTAATATGATTAACCCATCAACAAAGCAATTTATGGATAAAGTATTGTCAGAAACTATCGGCCTATCCCCTGGGATGGCTGGCACAATATCTCCAATACAATCCCATTCAGTTAATATAGTGACAAAAGAAATTAATGATGCTGCTGATGCAATTAGATTAATAATAGCGTCGGCCAAACAAATAGACCCAGAGTCTATAGATATTACTAAGGTATCTACTCTTAAGAATATAGCTATGACACTCCAAGAATTGACATAATTAATTCTTTATCTGAAGTAGATATGACCGACGGTGTAAAATAATTAATAGCTGCTGCAATATCAGTTGAAATTAACTCTCTAGTCATTGACCCTGAAATGCCTCCAGCTTGTAGAGGTATTTTTACTACCTCTACAAGGGCATATTTTTCTGCATTATCAGTGAAGCCGTCATATCTTACAATATCCTCATCTTTTGCACCTGCACCTACCTTTATTGGTATACCCATATTATCATCTGCAAAGGTATAAACACTTCTAACAGGCGTTACATCTGCTATTTGTATATCAATTGGCTTATTTAAATATTTGGAATATATTTGCCATATAGCCTTAGATTGCAGGGCGGATATATCGTCTCTATCTTTTTTACCTATAAATATAATACCACGGCTACAGTCATTCAGTAAATATTTAAACGCTTCGAAATGACCAGACGTTGGAGGTTTAAACCCCCCTGGTAATAATGCAATTTTTTCAGCATTTTTTGCATTAACGTAATCATCAAATTTAATCATATTATTCTCTCGTTATTGATCTGTTTGCCTTAGAAAAGGTCTCTCTAGGTACCAACTTAATATCTCCACCAGTATGAGCTAATACATACCCTTCCCCACCTACCTGCCCATTTATACTCTGCTTAACTATCTGAGATCTACTATCGAATTGATTTATTATATTATCCTTTATTCTCATAATGCCGTTTACAATTTGCCAAACTGCGCCGAAGGCTTCTAGATTTTCCTGTACATAATTTATTATATTTTGTTTCTTATTTTCTGTAAACTTTGGTGATGTACTCACCCACTCAACAAAATCCAAACCTAGAGTATCGAGGCCGGTGTCAACCTTTGAGTTTGTATATGTATATAATATTGTTGCAAAGTTAGAAAGTTTAATATCTCTCAATGTCCTTTCATCTAACATCTTATCAATAGATACAGAATTTTTCATTATTGCATCTTGTATAATATCTAAATCATTTATATTGAGTGCAGGAGCTTCCTCTACAGTGACGGGAGGCACAACCAGTACAGTTGTACTATTATATATATCTTCATTTGTAACAGCAGTTTCATTTCCATCTGGATCAACCTCCCTATGTATAACAATACCAGCCTTTGACTTACTTATTCTCCTACCCAAATCGCTAGATATATCAACCCCATACTCTACTATATTAGGCTTAAATATATAATTACCTCCATATATATTTGGTGGTGAAGTATAGAGCAGATCACCTTTAAAAAATCCCCTATAAGACTTAGGCACAGCCTGTTTAAACATATTAAATATAGAAGCCATACGATCCGCAAACTCTACATAGCTTGGAACTTCGCGACGAGCTCCCCCACTTCTAGATAAAAACATTTCTCTTAATTCCTCACCAGATTTAGCTAGACCGTTATAACCTTTCGCAGTAAATCCGGATTTATCCGTCAATATAAAATCTCCAGACTTATCTCTCCCAAATATCATCGCTGGGCTGCCATCCCACTTGAGGGTAACGTCTCTGTGATTATTCTGAAGATCTCTAAGAGACTTAATTGATCTCAGCGCTCCGCGACTTCCCTCCCAGAATATTATATCTTCTGCGTGCTGGATGCGAGCACTTGCCTCAGTTATAAAAACATAATTTTTAAATTCTATCATACTAAATTGATACCTAGGGTTTCTTCTGCCTGCTTCAATATACCTTTTACTGTTTCCTCATCAAACCTTGACCTAATAGCCTTAATAATGGCGGGTATATTAAATAGATCTCTTGAGGTTGCTTTTTCATCTAGAATTAACTTCGATATCTCTTCTGGGTCCCTTGATACTATATTATTAGTGGCTCTATCTACAAGCCCCTTTGTAGATATTTTAAACCCCTTCACTTTTGCAATAGCAGATATAGTTATATTTCTATCTCTTCCTTTATATGGAGGAGATTCATTACTAGCATAGAACCACTTTAAAAACTCTGGCTCATCATGAAACATAAAATCAACTTGAACCGTATCCTCTAGAGGTTGCATATCAATTTGAAATATATGAGATCTAAATCCAACTTGAATACCAGTCTTCCTAATATCCGCCATTGTTGCCCCTGAGCTTAATAGCACTCTAATTAACTCATCCTTTGATATGATGCTGTCATCTACGACTATATCGATATCTCCAGATGTTTCCGTCTTTCCGGTAGATCCTAATATATTATCTTTCAGCGGGAGTCCAGTTATAGACTCTAAATGTCTTAGGGTAGGCCAAATCTCTGCCTTTTTAATTCTCCGTGATGAAAACATATTACCACCTTCATTTAAAATTTTTATATATTGTTTAAGTGTTTTCATTATCCTAAATATGTTATCGGTATTCCAGCAGCAAACTGAGAGTCTAATGCTAGAGTTAATCTGAATGGGTTTTTAGTATATATATTATATACGTTAATAAAATTAATATATGGGTCTTCAGATTTAAATAATATAGGGAAGACATTAAAGGACTTCTCATTTGTAAACATTAAAACAGGGAACTTGTGAATAAATTGATACGATACTGTATGTAATGTTCCAATTATAGCTTTTAAATCTCCTCTTGAATCATTAGCTAAAATCGCTGCCAAAACATCTGGAGTTAATATAGTATTTAGAGCATCCTTATAACTGGATACCATAGATGGTGGTAAATCCTCATTAATTAAATACAACAGCCCTTCAATATATGATTCCTTACTTAATCCCCAGGGTACCATAAACGTATTACGTACAGTATCACCCCATGACGAGCTATATTCTTCTGGGTTAGCACTTATTAAGGCCTCTTCATAATTATTTATAGCATCTATAAATTTTTGTATTCGTTGACCTACCCCTTTTCTAATAATATCCGCGGTGGGTATTAACAGTTGAAGCTCTGATAACGTTTCGGATGTTAATTCAAAATTATTATCATATACTACATTTTTGACAATGTTATTAGCTATATCAATTACATTATGTAATATTGAAGCATCTTTATTCAAGCTTTCAGCCTTTTCTATGCCTAAGGTTGCATAATTTATAAGACTTGAAATACTACCGTCATATGATTGAAATATATAATCCCTTTTTTTCCTAATCTCCTTACCACTATATATATTCCTACCTGCGTGCGTCTCTAAGAACTTTGGGAGTTCTTTAATAGCATTTAGTGCATTTTTACCCTTACCAGGTCTACCATTTTCCCCTTTAATTTCAACTTCGCCTATACCAGGTACATCCAGGTCGCCTCTCACACCTTTGGATGCATTTGAAAACATTGACATAACTAACTCACCCTTTCCAACAGCAACCGTTTGAATAGCAAAATTATGATTATATATATATTCGTATGCAGCCTGGGGGTTACTAAAAAACCTACTCATAACATTCATACAGCCATTTTTAATATTAAAAGGTTGACCTCCCGCTATCTCTGTACCAAGCCAATCAAATGTTTCTTTAGCTTCTGAAAATTCTTTAAATTTTTCTATATCTACATCGGTAGTATTATTAATTATATCTAATACTGGTATTAATACCTTCTGCTCGTATTCAACCTTTTTACCAGAGTCCCAACGACATTGATTGAGTATATTATGAACAATATCAGCAGTACCTCCCTTTTGTTTTGCTATAACTTGGCGCCTAATAACATTATAATAACTATCCTCAACAGTCCCTATAGACTTTGGCGCTTCTTCACCTAACTCCTGCGCAAACAACTCAACGTCTTCCTGCAATACTACTGTATTAGTATAGATATCTGAAAGTGATATATATTTACCCATATTAAATTGGAATATTCAGCTGCTCCCTTTCAACGCTATCATCTGAGGATGATGTATAACTAGATATAACCGTCTGTAGTATCTCTAATGTTTCCTTAGCGTTATTCTCATCAATTTCTGATTCATCTGGAACAGACGATAGTAAATTAGCTTTATCATCTAATGATAAATCAATTACTAATGCCTTTCGGACAAATCTTACGAGTACTACCTCGGCCTCAGGAGATAATACATCTACTTCTACCTGATTATCAACATCATCTCCATCAATACCTGGAGATGATCCAACCTCATCAGTAACAGGTGCAGCTGCTCCCATCTCATCTCCAGGTAGAGTAAACTCATCTGCCTCTAGTAATGTACCATAACCAGCTCTAACTATTGTCTTATTAAATTGCTTCATACACTATTTATATTTATATAAATGATAGGGCTTTAACTTTAAAATCGCAAAAAAAATGTTCATTCAACCAGTCGAGACCGTAACGATCACAAAACTTTTTTGCGGTCTGGTATGGGAATTTAGCGGATGATAATTTATTAATTTTTATTCTAAGCAGACTAAGTAGATAGTCTCCATTACCATCGCCTTTTGCTATAATACTAGTAAAACTGTCATAAGATAGTGCACTTGATATAATTCTAATAGGAAAATGACGTTCAATATCAACGATCATCTTATTAATAACTCTTAATAACTGCGTCGCAGTTAATCTTGTCTTAGATAATACTGTTTTATTATGCAATGACATTAAATCTAACGATATAAATAATATAGTTTTTGCGTTACTCTTACTAGATAGTATTAATGTACACGCACTCTTTATAAAAAAATGATATAGGGTATATATTTCTTTATTCTTAGGTCCTTTATGTAGCTGCAATTTTTCATTATAATCTAACCAATCAACTATGATGTCATTCAATAAAATATCTGTTAAATCCACTAGATTAATATTATAATGCTTTAATTCCATCCCCATGTACAAATTATGAGTATATTTTCTATAATATCAACTTTTTTTTAATTAAAGACTAACAGCAGTAAGCGTCGGTGTATCAGCTTTTATTCTACCAAGTCTAATATTAATTATCCCGTTATAGAAATCCTCAGATAAGAGAACGTTATTATCAAACTGCGTCTTAGCCTCGTAATATGCTAATTCAGACTTACTATTGCAAAATAATATAATTTTAAAGTCAAAACTCTCTTTCCCTTGAGATTCTATATCCCCTAATAAACTCTCACTAGATCCACAATATAATCTCCAATCAGTATCTTTTTGAATCCGCCGCTTCCGCTTCTTACCCTTCAACGGGGGATATTTAATGATTGTCTTGCATTGCTTCTTACCTATATATCGACGATTATTACTAATATTTGTAATACAATATACAAACCCAAAAAAATCAGCAGGTGTATCGATTTCAGATCTCCAATGACCTAGACTAATAATATTATTTTCTTTATCCTTCATTAGATTAATTTTATTATCTTTTCTAAGATGTTCTTAGGGTCTTTTTAACATAGACATATGTTATTTAATAGATAAAAAATAAAATCAAGGCTAATCTCCAGTCTTATTGTATTTTTTTTTATTCTTCTTTGTTTTTTTAGACTTTTTCTTAGATTTAATAGTTTTCTTACGAGTTTGTATATCCGGTTTTATGTTATTACCAAACATGTTTCTACTATCCCCTGGTGCATACGAGTCTGTCGTTGTAATATTAGTATCTGAAAATATTTTTGCAGTATCGCCGAATGCGCCACCATCCCCCGCTGTCATATCCTCCCTTAATATTTTATTAAAAAAGTCCGCATATAAATTTGCCTTTGCCATATTAGTATTTATAATTATTTAATGGATCTACTCGAGAAATATATAGAAGAATTGAAAGCCGAGTTGGTAATAGATGAAATGAACGTAGGCGAAGTGCAGAGACGCCTGCCAGCACGCCGTCACCATTGGGCTGCAAGGTTGATTAGACATAAGAGGGAGTTAAATAAACTATTAAGGGAGATTGATGTTAGGGCTAATGTTATAGCTGCTAAATTGAAGGATGAATCACCTACTAGATTATCCTGGAGTCAAACAAAGGGAGCTGCTATGCAGAGTGTAGAGATTATAAAATATAAGCAGCAGATTGAGGATTTAGAGTTAATAATTGAGTTTTTAGAGAAGTCTGAAAAAAACTTATCATCTATCCAGTGGGATATAAAAAATATTATTGCTATTCGGCAGTTAGAATTACTATAATGTCTGTAGAGATTAATTATTTGGTTAATATAGGTCAGTGTATTGTTAAGACTAAAGATGCTGTGCTGATGGAGAGTCTTAGAAATAAATTCAGCATTCCTAATGAGGGTACTCGATTTAGTAAGTACTCCCCAGCGAGATTGTATGCTATTACCCCAGGTGGTAAGTTTGAGCCAGGATTATTGTCAGAAGTAGTTGAAGCTATAAAAGAGATTGATATTAAGTGTAGTATTAAACTCAGCCCGTCAGCTATTCTTACAATATCACCAATTGAAGATCCGGAGAATATAAAAATGTTGGATACTAAAGATATTAGCCTGAGATATTACCAGATCAGGATTATACAGAAGGCAATGAGCGCTGGTCGAGGTGTTTGTGTTTTAGGTACTGGTGGTGGTAAAACATTAGCAATAGCTACATTAATAAATAATTATTATTTAAGATCTAAGAATAAGAAAAACTTTAGATGCCTCGTATTAGTTCCAGATAGAGGGCTTGTTAGGCAGACCTCAGATGACTTCACTGAATATAATGTACCTTATACCCATTGCCCCTGGACTGCAGAGTTTGATCTAGATACTAGTTGTAATATAGTGGTAGCTAGTAATAAGATAGTACAGAGTAGATTTAAAGATGCAGAATGGCTAAAGTATGTGGATATTGTAGTAGTGGATGAAAGCCATAAGCTAAAGAATAAAAATAAAATTGGAAAATTAGTAAATAAAATACACACCCACTCAAAGTTTGGATTTACAGGGACTCTCCCGGAGAGCCCCATAGATAAATGGTCAGTTATAGGTAAACTAGGGCCGGTATTATATGAAAAGGGTAGTGCTGATCTTAGAGAAGAGGGATACTTAACGGATGTAAGTGTAAGTATACTTAGACTGACCCATAAAGGAGGGCCTAAAACCCAGTTTACAAAAGCGGAGTGGACTAGCTCAATAAAATATAAGACAGAGTTAGATTATATTTATAATAGTAACTTTAGAAATAATATTATATCTAAAATATCAGATAATTTTAATAATAATATTTTAATATTGGTAAATCACCTCGCGCATGGCAATATATTATACGATATACATAAAGATCTTAAGGATAAGCAAGTGTTTTTTGTTAGTGGTAGTGTGGATATTGATACTCGTGAGAGTATTAAAAAAATAATGGAAAATAGTAATAATGTTGTATGTATAGCGATGTCATCTGTGTTTTCCACCGGTATTAATATTAAAAATATACATATGATTGTATTTGCAAGTGGGGGTAAGGCGTTTATACGAATTGTTCAATCTATAGGTAGAGGTCTACGCCTCCATAGTTCTAAAACGACTCTGTTAATTATAGATCTAGCGGATAAATTCGAGTATAGTACTAATCACTTTGAAAAGAGAACGTTAATTTATACTAGAGAAAAAATTCCATATACCATATCTACAATAAAAGAGTAGATATAGTTGATTAGTAGTTTTGATTGCATATAATTATAATAGAGTTTAAAATGGCTGAAGAAATAATAATAAAGAAGAAAAAGAAAAAGAAAAATGAGCATTACTACGTAGACCCTAAAGAGTTTAAGGCAGCAATAGCATTATATTATGAAAATGGTATATTTCCAGATTATTTAGGAGAGTGTATAATGAAAATTGCAAACGGTTTAGGTTTTAATGGTAAATTTAGAGATTATACATATAAAGAGGATATGATTGGAGATGCTATTGTAAAAATGTATGCAGCTCTTAGAAATCAAAATTTTGATGTAACATCAAAATTCAACCCCTTCTCGTATTTTACTACTATTGCATTCAGAGCTTTTATAAATAGAATAAAAAAAGAGAAGAGGCTCCATAAGGCTGAAACAGACTTTAGAGAGGAAGTGTATGAGCAATATATGATTGAATCGAGTGATGGTAAGGTTTATACTAAAACTTCTACTGCATTAGAGGAGGATGATTTCTTTAATGAGTAATAATGATTAAATCTAGTAAGTGCGCAATATTTAGCGATATACATATAGGGGTACATCGAGATGATTCGATGTGGCATAGAATTACGCTTGATTGGGTCAGGTGGTTTAAAAGCGAATTGGATAAAAGTAATATTAATGATGTAATATTTACAGGAGATTTTTTTCATTATAGAGACTCAATAGCTACTAACACTTTATCCCACGCTTCAACAGTTTTAGATATTCTGAAAGACAAAAATATGATATTTATAACCGGCAATCATGATTGTTATTATAAAGAGTCCTCAGAGATTAACTCTATCTCAATATTCAACGGTCGTGAGAATATTACAGTAATAGATAAACCATTTAGTTATAAAACACCCGCTGGTAAAAATATATTTTTTGCACCTTGGGGAACTCCAGTCGAGGATATACAAGAATGTGATATATTATTTGGTCATTTTGAGATTGAAACGTTTAAGCTAAACTCTTTTAAAATATGTGACCACGGGCTAACCACCGATTCTGTTTATAATAAATCCCCCCTTACAATTACCGGGCACTTTCATCACAAGTCCTTAAGAGAGACGAGTGAGGGTACTATATTATATGTAGGTAGCCCATTTCAGATGGATTTCGGGGATCAGGGATCTGAAAAGGGATTTTATTCCATTGATTTAGATACAAGTAAATTAAATTTTACAGTAAATAATTTATCTCCAGTTTTTCATAAGCTGCATTTATCCGAACTAGTTAAAGCCAATGCAACTATATCAGATCTTAAAAAGAGGGTAGAGGGAAATATAATAAAACTAATTATAGATCAAAGAATATCCTCCACTGACTCTGATTTTTTATTCCAGCAGATTAGAGCTCTTAGACCTATTAGACTGGATGTAGATCACGATATTAATTTTGATATAATAATTGATGAGGAGAACTCGCACGACTTCTCTGGAATTGATGTAAGCCAAGCAATTACAGAATTTATTAATATAATGGATATAGATAATAAGTCCCCAGTAGTGGAGTATGTATTGGATGTCTACAACCGCGCCTCAAATCAATGAAACACGTAACATTTAAACAACTTAAAATTCGTAACTTTCTATCAGTCGGAGAAAAATCTGTCGACATCGATTTTACTCCAGGTATGCATGTTATAACTGGGGAGAATAAGGATAAAATGGATAGGAAAAATGGTGTTGGGAAGAGTACCATACCGGATGCTTTCTTTTTTGCTATTTTCGGGCGACCTATTAGAGATATTAAAAAGGAACTTGTTGTTAATAATATTACCGGGGGGTGCTGCAGTGTTTCGCTTAAGTTTAATATACAATCCCCAGACGATAACAGTAATTACAAAATAGAGAGATCTCTAAACCCGTCTAAGTTATTCTTTTATAAAGACGATGTAGATATTACTAGAGATTCTATAGCTAATACAACATCTTATATTTTAAATATACTAGAGGCTTCACCTGATATATTTAAAAATTGTGTAGTAATGACCGCCAATAATACCATACCGTTTATGGGTCAAAAGACTATTGCAAAAAGAAAGTTTATTGAAAATATCTTTTCGTTAGAAGCGTTTAGTGAAATGCTTAAATTAGTCAGATCAGATTATAATGAAATTAAAAAAGATTATGATATTAGTATTACACAATTAGAAGAGAAAACTTCTGCGAGTGCTAATTATGTAACTCAACGAGACAAAATTTTATATAATAGAAATATAAAATTAGAAGATTATAAACAACGGTATATTACTAATAAAACTAATATACAGCGGCATAAAGACGAGCTGGATGAAATAACTCAAATCGATACAGATGTATTTGAAAATACTCTATCAGAATATCTAATAGGGGTAGATAAAATAGAGAATAAAATTAGAAGTCAATTAGAGTATTGTGCAGAGATAAAAACTGATATTAAGAGAGATGCAGAAATATATAATGAAGTAGGTACTGATAAAAGTGCCTGCCCCACCTGCCTTAGAGATATTACTGATCATGATAGGGCTTGTATTGAGGGTGATAAGAAAAATTTATTAAATAAAATATCTGAGCAAAAGAAAAATCTAATTAATTGTACCGACGAGGTAGAGAAATATAAATCTGGTAAGAATAAATTGCAGTCTGCAATTAACAATATTAGAGAAAAAATTAATAATTTACAACTTAGAGCCAGCTCTAAGCCTAGAATACAAGAAAATATAGAGCAATGTAATGAATGGATAAAATCTCTAGAGAGTGATATTAAATTACTTAAGTCTACTAATACTGATATGGATTCATTAATAGATTTGAGTACCAGCGAGATATCAAATATCACAGTCCAGGTTGAAAAGGAGAGAGATATGCTAAATATTATTGATATTGGTAAATTTATTGTATCAGAAGAAGGAGTAAAAGCATATATAGTAAAGCAGATATTACAGATATTTAACAGTAGATTAGCATATTATTTAAAGAAGATGGATGCAAATTGTATTTGTGTCTTTAATGAATATTTTGAAGAAGATATAATTAATGAAAATAATAAAATATGTTCATATTTTAATTTTTCTGATGGGGAGAGAAAAAATATAGATTTAGCGTGTCTATTTACTTTTGCAGACGCGAGGAGAATGCAAGGTAATGTAGCATATAACGTAAGCTTTTTTGATGAACTATATGACTCCAGTTTAGATAGCCGTGGGGTAGAATTAGTAAATGATATTCTGCAGGATCGTGTTAATAATAATAATGAGTGTATATTTATTATTACCCATCGACCGGAAGCAATAAAAGCTATAGCAAATGATGCAAATATTATATATTTGCAAAAAGAAAGCGGAATAACTACACGAACTTCACGAGTTGAAGTCTAACTAATATTACATAATTAATAACAATGATACCATCTCGTAAAGCTGTAGGTTTATTCAGTTCACCATTCACATCACCATTTACCCCCCCTAGTGTAGATATTGCAAACCTGGCAGATGTTAGGAGTAATAGCCAATCTGAAGCCCTTGGAGGTCTCCCACGATCTATTAATTATGTCGCAGATTTTAGCGGGTGCGGGCTGTGGCGTATGCTATGGCCTGAGCATATGCTAAACACTCATAATAAAGCTCTAGTGCAGAGCTCTGCAGTGATGATTACTTCACCTGAATTTTATGAAGGTGTTAAGGCTATAAGAATACAAAGACAAGCAACCCCTAATCAGTTAGAGTTTGTAAAATATTTAAAGGAAGTAATACAACCAAAGTATGGTTGCCGAATTATATATGAAGTGGACGATATTATATTTAGAGAAGACATCCCTGAGTATAATAAATTTAAACCGGCATTTGAGTCAGATGAAATAAGAAATACTTCGGTAGAAATTATGAGGTTATGTGATGAAGTAACAGTAACGTGTGACTTCATGAGAGACTATTATAAGGAAAAAATAGATAAGGAGGAAATAACAGTTATACCAAATTTCCCACCTAAATTTTGGATTGGGAACTTCTTTGATGAGAAGAGAGTAGGTCAATTATATAAGAAGCACATAAATAAGCCTAGAATATTATATGCTGGATCTGGGGCACATTTTGATGTAGAGAATAGAGACAAGCAACGTGACGATTTCCACCACGTTGTAGATTCAATAATAAAGACAAGACATAGATTTCAATGGGTATTTGTTGGCGCATTTCCAGCCGCTCTCCGACCGTATATTAACGCTGGTGAAATTGAGTTTCACGAATGGCAATCATTTTATAATTACCCGCAAAAGCTACATGATCTAGAGATACAAATGTCAGTAGCCCCTCTGTTTGAAAATAACTTTAACCGCGGTAAGAGTGACTTAAAATATATTGAAGCATGTGCTCTAGGTATACCTGTAGCATGTCAGGATATGTGTACGTATAAAGATGCCCCTATTAAGTTTAAAGACGGTGACGGGATGATAAAGTGCATTGAAGATACATTATCTAACGGTAAAAAATATAGAGCGGAAGCTCATAAGAGATATAAAGTAGCTCAAAATAGATTTTTAGAGAATGAAGAAAACATAAACTGTTATTTAGAACTTATTACCTTGCCTTACGGGCATCCTGATCGTATAATGTTATCGAGATACAATCGATAATTTATGATAGGATATAGAAATATTGCGTACATACCTAGAACGAAGGAGGTAAAAGTTTGGACCTGGGATTCTGATGGTAATAGAATATCATACACTAAGTCGTACACCCCTTATGTGTATATTGAAGATAAAAATGGGACAGATACTTCAATATTTGGTACTAAGCTCAAGCGTCGAGATTTTCAAACGCAGTACGCTCGAACTAGGTTTGTTCGAGATACTGGCATAAAGAGACTTTTTGAAAATCTACCTACTCATCAGCAATTTCTGTTAGATAAATACTGGGAGTTTAATGAGGGTGAGGAGTTTACATCCAAACCGCTCAAAGTACAATTTATAGATATTGAGGCTGTTGCGAGGGATGAATTTCCGAATGCTGAGGAGGCCAAGTACCCAATCAACGTTATAACTATTTATGATAATTTATTAAAGCATACATTTGTGTGGGGAGTTGGCGCATTTGACTCCTCTAAGTATCCTCCCGAAGATTTGACTTATTATAATTGCCGGAATGAATTAGAATTGTTAGATAAAATGCTAACATTTTTTGAGAGTGACTATCCAGATGTAATCTCGGGATGGAACTCTGCTGGATTTGACATGCCATATATTATTAATAGAATAAACAATATTATGGGGGAGGATGAAATAAAGAGATTATCGCCCATAGGTAATGTTTATAATAGATCAATCAGAGGTATGTATGGTAGAAATGATTTGAGATGGTATATCGATGGTGTATCTTGCTTAGATTATCTTGATGTATATAAACGATTTCAATTAAAAAATAGAGACTCATATAAGTTAGATAATATTGCAAATATAGAATTAGATTTAAGAAAAATTGATTACGGTAATATGCATATTGCAGATTTATGCGTTCAGGATTGGCAGACCTTTGTAGAGTATAATATTCATGATGTATTTTTACTTCAGAGATTAGATGAGGAATTGAGATATATGGAACTATTACGAATGTTAGCATATGTAGGTCTAACTACATTAGAGGCAGCTATGGGGGCAGTAGCTGTCATTAATGGAGCTGCAGCAATTAGAGCTAGACATAGAGATCAAAAAATTGCCACATTTATAAGGCATGAAGATACAGGGAAAAATCCAGGAGCGTATGTGAGCGAGCCTCAGGGAGGTTTTCAGCAATATGTAGTATCCTTTGACGCTAATTCCCTATACCCTAATATAATGATATCCTTAAATATGTCCCCCGAGACAAAGGTCGGTAAAATTATATCTAAGAACGATAAGACAATTACAGTCAGGTATGTAAACGGTGAGACATTCGAATTACCTTTAGAACAATTCGGTAGATTAGTACATAAGGAAAAAATAGCTATATCTAAAGCTGGCATTTTATTCTCTCAAAAGAAAAAAGGCATAATGCCCGAGATGGTAGATTTTTATTATAATAAGCGCGTTGAAATTAAAAAATCATTGCAGGCTATAAAAATAGAGGCAAATGAGGTAGACAAGGCTATCAAAAAATTAGAGAAACTTAATAAGAAAAATGCCTTAGGTGTCTTAAGTTGATCTACCAAATTTACACATTACCATATTAAAGAGGGGTATATATTAAAATGCATATTGAAGATAAGATAGTAGCGCTAAAGCAAAAGCGTCATGAGCTCCGGATGGAGGAAAATCGATTAGATACAAAACAACTTACTATAAAAGTGCTTATAAATAGCGCCTATGGATATTTTGGTAATAAACACTCACCTATCGGTGATGATGATATAGCAAGTAGCATAACGCTATCTGGTCAGGCAGTGATTAAGCAGTCTAATAAGTTTGCTGCTGAGTTTTTACAAAAAGAAGCAGGAGTATCTAATGTTTATATGTCTAAAAACAGCCCTATTTTATACAACGATACAGACTCCTGCTATATATCATTAAAGTCATTAGTAGATTCAGGTAAAATCCCGAATTTTGTAGATAGTAATAATAAATTAACGGCGGAGGTTTATGATTACTGTGAAAAATTAACGGTATATTTAAATGAAAAGATAATAGAATGGGCTAAGTCAGCCTTTAACTCTGAAGACTGTCGATTATTATTTAAGAGAGAAGTTATTAGTGATGTAAGTCTTTTTTTAGAGAAAAAAAGATACGCTATGCATATCTTAGATGATGAAGGTATTACTATGGACAAGTTTAAATATACTGGGGTAGAAGTAGTTAGAACAACTATGCCAGATGCAGTAAAGCCATATGTAAAGGATATAATTGAAACTATGCTGATAGGACGGAAGCAGAAGGATACAGATGAGGCTGTTAAAAAGGCATATGATGTGTTTATATCATTACCTGTAGAGGATACTGCATTTGTTGTTGGTTTATCTTCATTCGATAAATATCTTAAAGATTGTCATAATTTTAATACATGTAAGGGGATGCCAATTCATGCAAAAGCTGGATATTTTTATAATTGTGTATTGAAAGATAATAATTTAGATAAAATATATGAGCCCGCTGCTCAAGGTGATAAGTTAAGATGGATGTATGTTCAAAAGGGTAATAAATACGGAGTATCAGCTATAGGGTTTAAAGATAAATTTCCAGTAGAGTTAGAGGGTATGTTTAAAATTGACTATGAGAAGATGTTTAGTAAAATTATATTCAACGTAGTAGAGAGATTTTATAAGCGCGTTAATTGGGTAGCTAGAAAACCTAATGACCAAATAAAGACCGATTTGTTTGATTTATTTGCTTGAACTATACGTATTATACTTTACAATATATGTATGAGCGAAGATTCAAAAGAAATTAAAGCAAATCAATTAGTTAGTTTTATTCAAAACGAGCGAAGCCTTATAGGTGAACTTGTTAAAGAGACAAAAGATGTATTATCTGTAAAAAATCCAGTAGCAGTACACTTAAATGCAGTAGAGGGGGGTCAAATACAAGTACAATTATTCCCTCTCTGGTTTTCTGAGTTGCTATCAGGCAATCAGAGGAAAACCGGAGTACAATGGGATTTTAAAACATCCCAAATTGTTCAATCTGATAAACCTATAGAGTTAGCTGATAATTTAGTAAATCAGTACAACCGAACATTTGGATATGTTCAATCACCACAGATAATTCCCCCAGAGACTAGTAAGGTAGTTAATCTTTTTGATGTATAATAATTTATGGAAAAAGATATAAAAAGTGTATTGGATGAAATTGATAAGATTAATCCATTTGCGTCATACCTAGATGACTCTTCGCTGAGTTTTGTAGATGAGTGGATTGATACCGGCTCTTATGTATTAAATGCAATAATATCTGGAAGTACCTCTGGAGGCATACCTAAGGGACGAGTAACAATGCTCGCTGGTGAGAGTATGACTGGAAAGTCATTATTTGTTTGCAAGATATTAGCCTCTGCACAAAAGCAGGGACTTATACCGGTAATATTTGATACTGAAAATGCGATAGATCCGGCAGGAGCCGCAAGATTAGGATTAGATATTAAGAATGTAAAATATGTACCTACAACAAGTATTGAGCAGACTAGAAATTCAATTTACAATTTTCTTGAGAAGGTTAGAGAGAACGGGCTGGAAGGTAAATTTATTATTGCCATAGATTCCCTCGGTAATCTTCAATCTGAGTTAGAGCTTAAGAGAATGACTAATGATAATACCTCATCTGATATGGGGTCACGGGCAAGGGCTATTAAATCTCTAATGCAAACATGTACGAACTTAGGAAGTATAACTAATACAACAGTTTTAATTACTAATCATGTATATGATGATCCTTCAGCTATGTATCCGTCTATTGAAAAAAATATGTCGGGTGGAAAATCAGTTAAATATCTACCATCTGTTACAGTTCAGTTAACTAGAAAACCTATGAAGGATGATGGTGGTAAAATCTCTGATGCAAAGTTAGCTGTTAGTCAGAAAAAATACCCAGGTATTATAATCAGAGCTCTCACATTAAAGAATAGATTTATTAAACAATACCTGGAGGGAGAGATATATTTATCATTTTCTTCAGGCCTTGATAGATATTATGGTTTACTAGATATAGCTACCGGGTTAGGTGCGTTGATACAGACCGGCTCTACATACACCCTCGAGGGTGGTAAAAAGATTGGATACTATAAAGCATTCAGATCAAATACAGAGTTGTGGGAAAATACAATTATACCTATAATAGAACAACGTATGAAAGCTGAATGGAACTATGCTAATTTGGAAAATAATGATATACCTCCTGAGGTAGATCCAGATGAATTAGCTATTTTAGATAGTGCCGATGTAACCGATACAGAAGAGATAGCAAAAACATAAAGTATATTTTATAATAGTAATATTTTAAATAACCTATAAATACTAATATGAGATATTTAATATTTTGTATTAGTATTTGTCTTTTCCAGAGTTGTGGTGTAATTAATACCAATTCAACTCCAGAACCACCAGTACAAACTACAGTCGAGCCTAGCAATAATTTTTTAATTGCAAAATATATTACTGAGATGACGTATATTACAAAAGATAAAACAAAAATAAAACTATTTGCTGATGCATATAAAGACCATACATTATCAGCATACCCATCTTTATGGAAACTTGAGGCTTGGTCAAAAGAAAAAGATCGAGATATTTTAATTAAAGCGATGGACATATTAGTAAATCTTAAATTTAGAGGGCAATGAATTTTAAAAGAAAATTAAGAAAAAAATACTCATTTGTAATGCCCTCATTACCTGATGAGAGAGATAGAATATATGTTGCAGGTAGTACTACCCCAATAGTTGAATCTTCTCTGAGGGAATATAGGGGCGGTATATTAAATCAGGGAAGTTGGGGATCGTGTACCGGTCATGGCACAGCTGGAATGTTGCATTCTACCTATAAAAGAATTACAGGCATTAATATTGATTTTAACCCCTTCTGGATATGGTATTGGGCGCGTCGATCAAACGGTTGGGAGAAAAATAATACAGGAGCATACCCTAGGGATGTGTTTAAAAATCTTATAAGTAGGGGTGTTTGTGAAAACCCAACCTGGTCACCTACTAATTATTCTGAAGCGCCACCGAAATTGCCAGACAGTGATCTTATTAAATTTAAATCATATCATAGAATACATATTGATAAAGATAATTTCGATAATACAAAAAACGACTTTGCATATTGTATAGCTGTTGAGCAGCTACCTATTGGTATAACAATGGCAGTTCATGCATCATTTGAGACTTATACATCAGAAACCGGAAGCTTATTAACCCCCAATATAAATGACCCGATTGTAGGTTATCATTGGGTGTATGTTGATGGGGTTGATGAGGAGGGTATTACGGTAGTCAATTCCTGGGGGGAAAATTGGGGAGATTCAGGAACGTTTCAGATGCCTTGGGATTATGTTAGAAAATATGTTGTCGAAGCCTGGAGTTTAGACCCATCGCTGCCATAATAATATAAAAAAATGAGTAAAATAAAAAAATTAGTACTACCTATGTCTGGAGGGATGGATAGTACAGTATTGTTACACAAGGCCTTATTAGAGTTCGATGAAATATATTGTATTACTTTTGATTACGGGCAGCGACATAGTAAAGAAATTACCTGCGCCGAAACGCAAATAGGGTATGCTAGAAAGAAACATAAGAGGGTATATCACCAGGTTTTAGATATAAGGTTCCTTAAAGAGCTTGCGCCTACTAGTTCGCTTACAAATGATAGTATAGATACTCCTAATATAAGAGATATTCAAGGCGAAGCGCAGCCTAAAACGTATGTACCAAATAGAAATATGTTATTTCTTAGTATAGCTGCCGCTAGGGCTGAAGCTGTAGGAGCTACCACAATATGGCATGGCGCAGCTCAGGCTGATTCGTTAGCTGGCTACTGGGACGGGTCTGTTGAGTTCTTAGATAGTATAAATAATATATTAAATCTAAACAGAGCTTCGCCAGTCGTTGTAGAAGCCCCATTAATTGAGATGTCTAAGGCAGATATTGTAAGAGAAGGTATAAATCATAAAGTCAAATTCAGCGAGACATGGACCTGCTATGATGGGTCAAATTTACCTGATTATACTACCGCTAGCAGCTCTTTAAGATTGCAAGGGTTTATAGATGCTGGATTCGCTGACCCTTTAATATATAAGGATCAGCGAAAGTTAACAGACAAATATAACGAATTAGGTGTAGGCTTAATAGACTACGAGACATATATTTTTAAGTTGTAGTTGGCTGTCTACCTGATGTAGGCATCCCACCTGACGCTGGAGGTGCATTATAAGCTGCTTTAGCAGCATCGCCTACACCACCGAAATATCCTTTATTTTGGGATGTTTCCATATTAGCTTTTGTTTGACTTTGTACATCTACTAAGCGATTAATAATATCACCTAAGCGTTGACTCATAACATCACCGCCGCTGCCTAAAGAGCCACCACTAAAAACATCGGGGTATTTCTCAATCGCGGAATTTATTAAATTAGCAAGCTCTTGCGCAGCAGCATTTGCTTTTATAATTACCTGTTGAGCACTCTGATCATCAGATCCAGACTGGTATATATTTTTTGCATTATCTCCGATCTGACCAGCTACTGCACTACCAACTGCGCCTGCAGTCCTAGCAGCTTGACCTGCAGCACCAGCAATGTTTGCACCAGCCTTTGAAGCGCCAGCTACTGCCCGCTGCCCCATAGACTTCAAGCCACCTAGTATCCCCTCTGAAACTAACTCTCTATGAATTTCTAATATTGCATTTGCCTCTTCAATTGTATTAATATTTTGAGAGTTCCTTATAAACGTATCAGCAGCAGATTCCAGCATCACCTGCTTTAGATTGAGAGACTTATAGCTTTCGTATATTAATTCTTTATCATTCATTATATTATTTAGTGTAAAAATTACCTTTGACCCCACCTATTGTCATGTTTCATGTTATTTCTCATGCGATCTGAACGCTGTTTTAACATCCATCTATTTGCTTCTTGTGGAGACATTCTCGACTCTACAACAGTATCAATATCAGCTGATTCTTCCTTATGCTTGTGGTCGCATTCACAATCTGGGTTAGGATCATCAATATCACATCCGCATTTAGTGCACAAATTTTTATTATGACTCTCACCATGTAGCATCTGCATGTCCTCATCCCCGCGACTATGGACTTCAGTAGAATGTTTCATTCCTGTATAATCTCTAATAGCATTTTTTATAGCTGTTTCTTTATCAGGATTTATATCCTGACTCACTGTATTAGCATCGCGATTATTAACTACTGCAACCCACTCAGTACCAGTAAATCTTTTATATACATTTATGAATACATTATCATTACTAATTACAGCCTCCCAAGCTTCATCGCCCTCCGTGGAGGTATCCGTTGTTTCTTCTTGATCTTCATCCCTATAATCTATATGATTATTCCCCGGCATACCTGTACCATTACAGGATCTGCAATTATCAAATTCCATTTCTCCGTGATGTTTATAATTTTTATAGCCTTTACCTTCGCAATCTACACATGTGGCATTAGATGTATCCTCCTCATCCTCCCAGTTATTCTCACCGTCTGGATCCATTGGATCATAATCATACTCACTATCTGGATCTTCTGATTCATCTGAATCGCCTTGATCTAAATCATCCCTATTTGTATTTTCCGAATCAGCTTCATTATCTCTAGTATCTTCTATATCTGCAAATTGCGCATCTCCAGAAGTCTCAGGATCAAACTCCATATCGTCTATATTACTAACCGGTATATCTTCAATTTCATCTTCCCCATCGCTTTCATCACTGGTAGGTTTATTATTCTTCTGGAGTTCATCACCAAGTGACGATATAGCATTATCAATCTCTTTATCTGGTGGTAGTACTTCGACCATCGCTACACCAGATGAGCTAAATTGACCGAACAGCTCGTCTAAATCTTCCTGCTCCATCGACGAAAATTGAACCTCAGCTGGATCCCCGATTGGTAGAAAGAAGTCAATAACAGCATTACCATTTCCCATTCTATCAATGCCTATATTGTCCTCTTCAACACCTATATTTTTAATAACCTCTATTAGTTTATCTTGCTTATCTAAATCTTTAACCTGTATAGATATTAGAGTCCTATCCCTAGATGCTTCCATCGAGTCTAATACTGCATCTTCAATCGAATCAGCCACACTTGTATCTACTCCACTGACCTTAATTTGTTTCATCAGCGCTTTTTGCTGCTTAGCTAAGTCCCTTGCGGCAGCTTGAGCTTGGTATTGATCTTTTCTACCTGTACTATCCTTACCACCCCTACCGCGATTAACAGCAGACCTATTAATAAATTTTGTAAATTCTCCTTGATATTTATCAGATATTTGATCTCTCTTCGATATAATATCTTCTGAATGGTCATTTAATGCCTGCATTAGTAGCTCTCCACGAGCTTTAGAGTTATGCGTTCTCTCTATAGTAGTTGCAAGATCATCATCAAAAGATCCAACAACATTTAAGAGATGTGTGATAAATAGCATAGCGTCTCTAGTAGGTACAGACATTCCAGCTGTTCTTACATCCTTCTTTACTGATTGTAATTCCGGCACTTTCCCACCTATAGTATAATCTCTACCAACTCTACCCTTTTGCTCCACATATAGATTAAAAATATCATCTTGCCAGTTTATCATATAGATATTTATTACTCTGAGTGGATTTTTTAATACTATTGTATATAATTATGTTAATAATAGTTATAAATAAAGATATGTGCGCAATATACGGCTCTTTTAATAAATCAATGTTTGAAATATTGCACGAATGCAATTACTCTAGAGGGCCCTGGGCGGGTAGCTATCTAGGCGCAATATTAAACAATAAGCATATTTATAATATTGAAAAATGGCAGGGCGTTGGTAAGATTGATAAAATCCTCACGAACGTAGATTATGGAGTATATTTAGGTCACCTGCAAGCACCTACCGGAATTAATAGGACATGGGATGAGCAATCCACTCACCCCTTTACTGTTGGAGATTGGGTAGTGGCTCATAACGGAGTAATAACTAACCATAAAAGTATAATAGAGGAATATAATAGCAGTAATACTGTAACAGTTGATTCTAAATTAATACCATTAATGGCTCAGAAGATAGCTGCAAGAGACCATAGCATAACTGAAGTTAAATCGTTAGAACTTGCTCTATCTAAGTTAGAAGGTACATTTGCAATCTGGGCATTTAATAAAAAATCAGGTGTAATTTATATTAGTCGACAAGGGTCAACATTATATACTGATAAATCTGGGAATTTTTCTTCAACAGACAGTAGAGGCAGCTGGGATGAACTCCCAGAAGGCAAGATATTTAAATTAAGTAACAAGGGACCAATATTAGTGGGGCAGTTTAAGCAAAATAGCCCCTACCTATTAATATAAATTTATGAAGATACCAAAAGTAGTGTTTATTATCTGTACCAAAAATAATAAGAGTAACCCGACATTAATTGAAAGGAGTATTGAAGACCTGAATATAGAAAATTATGAAATTTATAAAATACCACATAATACATCAGGTTTATCAACTCAGTATAATAAATTTATTGATACATCTCTAGATAAATATGAAGATGATACTGCATTTATATTTGTACATGATGATGTTTATCTTAACTGTAAGGATATACACTATAAGTTAGGCCTTTATTTTGCTAAATTTGATATAGTAGGTGTTGCTGGATCAGCTACTGCAGAGATTAAAGAGCCTGGACTATGGCATTTAATGGCTCCGAGAGAAAGCTTGTTAGGGTGTGTTGCTCATAGTTCAAACCCCAACCCTTATGAACATGAGCCTTATAATATGACTACTTTCGGAAATTTAAACCAAAGAGCAACACTAATAGATGGTGTATTTATTGCTGCTACTAAATCATCATTAAAACGAGTTAGATTTGATGAATCCAATCCAGCTAAATTTCATTTTTACGATTTAGCATTTTGTTTGGATTGCAATAAAGCAGGTTTAAAGATAGGGGTATGTGATATACCAATAATACATAAATCTGCAGGCTTATCTAAAATTACTACTGAGTTTGAAAACGGTAAAAAATGGTTTTTGACTAAGTGGGGTTAAAAAATTGATTTATACAATAGTATATCATATAATATACATATGAAGATTGATCATAATTTTATGGAGAGAGTTATTCTCTTCAGAGCTCTAACTAACGAGGGTTATTTGGCTGCAGTCATAGACTTTATAACTCCAGATATTTTTGAAGATCGGCATATTAGTGACATTATAGGGGTTATATCTGATTTTCATGATAGGAATAATACTTGCCCTAGTCTAACCGAAGTAAAAACTCTACTTACTACCGAAGAGCTTATTAAATCCTTTAAATCTGCTATAGAGCAAGTTAAGGATGTAGATGTAAAATTCAATAATGAAGAGCTCATAAGAAATACAGAACAATTTATTAAAGAACGTAGAGTTTATAATACCCTACTTGAAACTGCAAAAACTATAAGTGATGGTGATGCAGATACATCACTCATACTTACAAAATTTGAAGACGCGTGTAATATAAATCTTATTACTGATCACGGCATTGAAGTATTTGGTGATATTGATAAAATTGCAGAAGATCTTACAAAGAAAGACCCAGTAATATCTTCTGGGTGGGATTGGATGGATGAGATGCTAGGGGGAGGTTTTCAAAAAGTGGGTCGTGCTATATATGTTTTTGCAGGTAGACCTAATGTAGGTAAGAGCATATTCTTAGGCAACATAGCTAATAATATATCTACTAAAAATAAAAACGTTTTAGTTGTTACGTTAGAAATGTCGGAAATGGTATATGCAAAAAGAATGTGTTCTAATATTACAGCAATACCTATATCAGAACTACCAAGTTCGACGACCGCAATGCAAAGAGAGATAAATAAAATAAATGAGAGTCATCCAGATCGTCGAATATTTATAAAAGAATTTCCCCCATCAACTGTAACAACAAAACAGTTATCTGCATTTGTTAAAAAAATGGAATCTACTGGCATCAACTTTGATGCTATTGTAGTTGACTATCTAAATTTACTCCACTCTACTAACGGCTCTAATTCATATGAGAGAGTTAAAGATATAATTGAACAGCTTCGAGCGATGAGTTATATTTACGAATGCCCTATTATTACAGCTACACAATTAAACCGAGGGGGGATGGATGAGGAAAAACCAGGTATGAATAGTTTATCTGAATCAGTAGGGGTTGCAGCCACTTCAGATTTTATAGCTAGCTTATGGCAGGATGAAGAAGATGTTGAATATGAAACTATACATGTCGGGGTAATGAAAAACCGATTTGGTAGAGCAATCGGATCGTCTCGATTTAAAATTGACTACACTACACTAACTCTTAGTGAGTTAGTCGACTCAGATTTGCTACCTATTGATGGCGAAGAAAATGATATATATAATAGCTTTAAAATGTTAGCAGATAGTTGATTTTTTAGGATGTATATATAAATAATTTATAATGATATTTGTTTGGACGGACGCAGATTTAGATGGTGCTGGAGCGAGCTTAATGCTCTCCTGGGTTATGGGAAAATCAGCACCCACCAAGGTAACTACTTGTAAGACTTTTGAGAGAGATTTTAAAAGTTGGTATAATCATGAAGGCCATAAATATAATAAAATATTTATATGTGATATGGATGTTAGTGGGTGTATGGATCTAGTCGACCAGCATAATATATTTATATTTGACCATCACGATAGTCATATGGAGCATGTCGGTAAATATAAAAAGGCCCAAACTATAATAAAAGAGGCAGGATCCACAACTAAGCTAATATACGAGTTTTTTAAAGATTCATTATCTCTGTTTAAAGAGCAGAAGCTACTTATTGAGCTAGTTGATGATTATGATAGCTATCAATTAAAATATGAACTATCCGCAGATCTAAATAAATTGTTTTGGGGATTTTCTGGCAATCGCGTTCAGAAATTTGCTGATGCTTTCTATAATGGATTTACCGGATTTACATATACCCATAGTAATATAATTAATTTTTATAATGTAAAGCTAAAAGAGACTATTGAGGGGCTAGAAATACATACCGGTCAAGTAACTATAGGTGACGAAAATGTAAAGGTAGTTTCAACAGTTGCATCATTCGGTCTTAATGATGTGGCGCATAATATAATTGAAACCCATTCTGCTGATATTGGTATAGTAGTTAACCCAAATTCTGGGACTGTATCATTTAGAAGATCTAAAGAATGTAACATACCAGTTAATAAATTAGCTAGTAAATTAGCAGCAGGAGGGGGGCATGAGGCCGCCGCCGGAGGCACTTTAACCGATACATTTTTTACCTTTTGTAAAACACTTAAACCGATATGATTCCAAGAAATACATTTAATCCGATAGACAGTATTAACTTCGCTGAGAGTGATCACCAACTCTTATGCTTCTGCAGTTTTGTTTGTATTTTACATAATAAAAAGTTGAATCTTCCAAATATATTCCTATTATTATTAGAGAATAAGAATTATAGAACGTTATTCCAAGCCATGACTGGAATTGATACTAACTATGATACATTTAAGAGATTCATACAATACGATCCCTCTTTATCTAAAAGTAAATATATTTCAAAATATCTGAATAAATGTCCGCAGGAACTGGTGATAAAATAACAAATTTTGAGAAACAAATTTATAATACATATTTATCAACTACTAGAGGTGTACAAAATAAGCCCTGGAGACCCAGATTAAATTTCGATAAATTCCCGGAAGTTAATCTAATGTATTGTCGTAAGATTTCCTTAAAATTGACTCAGTTTCCCTGGATATCTCTATCCGACTTTTTTTATGCCCCATTTTATGAAGATAGATCAATTCGAATAAATTTGGAATATTTTGCCTCAATGAAGTCCATGAATTCATATATGAGGTATATGAAGTATTTAGAATCATTACCACCAGATGCTCCTGAGATTTTAGAGAGAGTAATTTCATCTCTTAGATTTATTAATAAATACTGTATGGAACATAAAATAACTGTTAGTGATTACTTTAATGAGATGTCTGGAACTATACCAACTACTATTAAGCACATCAAAGAGAGGCGAGTATGGATATATGCCCTACTAGAGTTTAACGAATTTAGTAAGATGATACAACGATGCGATATAGAGGTAGTGCGTCTTATGTTTGGCGACGACTTCTTCGATCGAATTGAAGTATGTAGATTTAAATATTTAAACAACAAAATAGCAAAAAAAACAATAAAACTGATACTTAAAAAGTTGATAACCACATAAAAGCAATTATAATTATAATATGAAGCAATTCAATTCATCCATGTTCGATAGCATAAAGGGGGCCCTTGCATCTCAAGAGTCCAAGAGTAACTTTAGCGATATATTAACAATGAAGCCAGGTAATACATATACCGTTAGGCTACTACCTAATGTTGAGACCCCATCTGATACATTTTACAGATATTTTAATGTAGGGTGGGAATCATTTGCTACTGGGCAATATGTACAATACGTATCACCTACTACTTTTGAGGAGCGGGACCCTATTTTAGAGAATCGCTTTAAAATTTATAAGCACGGTTCGGAATCTGATAAGGCAAAAGTCACAAAAGTTAAGCGGGGTGAAAAATGGCTTATTAACGCTTATATTGTTGATGATCCTACTGATGCTGATAATAATGGGAAAGTAAAAATGCTCAGATATGGTAAGCAGGTAGATAAGATCATTCGTGAGGCGATTGATGGTGAAGATTCTGTTGAATTCGGTGGTAGAATATTTGATTTATCGCCCGACGGTTGTAACTTTAAAATAAAAGTAGAGAAGCAAGGAGAATATCCAACTTACGTTTCATCTAGATTTACAACTGCGGATGGTGATTTAAAACTCTCAGACGATCAAATAGAAAAAATTTATGGGGGAGGGTTTGATCTCTCATCCGTATTCCAGATTAAATCGTTTGAAGATCTTGAGGCTATGTGGACTGAGCATTTTTTGGTTAGTGGTAGCAATAATACCGAAGATCAACCTGATCAGCCTGCATCGCCAGGTCAGTCAGATACACCAAACGCTTCTATAGTGGATTCAGCAATTGCAAATTCACAAGTCGCTGATGCAGCGCCACCTGAGCAACCAGAAGATGAAGAGCTTCCCCCTGAAGTAGCAAAATTGCTTGCAAGCTTAAACGATGACTAATAATAAAGAAAACGATAAAAGGGCCCTAGCAAATTTTCTAGGGGCCTTTATGAGTAGATCCGCCGAGTTAGATAAATCTACAGTAGTACCTACATCTAAGCAGAATTCAGAAGCTATTATAGCTAAAGCTGCGAATGATATAGATACTAAATTTGGAAATCCTAATTATAATACACCGACATATAGCGCTATAGATGAAGTTAATGCCCCTATAGTTCCACCACATCAATATGACCCATCAGATAACTTAGATGGTGGTAATAATATACCAATGCCCGATTTAGGTAGTGGTAATAATATAACAATACCCGATTTAGGTAGTGGTACTGCCATACGAAGGCCTAATTTAGATTTAGATAAAGGGACTGCTATACCACCAACTATAAGTGGGGAGAATCAGCTAGAGTTTGAATTTACTGAGCCCTCAGCTCAAACTAAAATTTTAATAAGCGAAATTAATCAATTAAAATTAGAATTAAAGTATATTAAAGGGTCTCTAGATATATTACTTAATAAAAAGAAAGAATTGTCAGACTCAGCGAGAAAAAGAGCTAAAACAAAGCGAGCACAAAAGAAAAAATCTAATAAAGCTCCAACACCTAAAGCTCCAACACCTAAAGAGGCAACACCTAAAGATGTTCGAATTCAGGATTCCGAAAAAATGATAACAAACTGGTAATATATGAATTTAAAAATTAACGATAAAGAGACATTCATTAGAGATTTTTTAAAGCCTATAACACAATTTTCTGAAACTGCTGTATTTAATAATAAGAACGGAGAGATGCAATGTATTGTGTCTTCTGTCGATAACTCAACGATACTATACACAAGGCATTTAACCGGAGTTACAGATGATGAGGATATTACAATCAATGTACCTAGCGTAGATAAACTTGTTAATTCTCTTAAGCTGATTGAAGGTAATGAAATTAATTTAATTATTAATACCAATAATCTGCAGTATAAATCAAATTTATTTAAATTTAAATACCACTTATATGAGGATGGTATTTTATCCATACCAAAGCTCAACATAGATAAGATTAACGCATTTAAATATGATGTAGAATTTGAGATTAGTGCGGAACTTATTAACCAGATAGTTAAAAGCTCTACGGTAGCAGGAGATGCAAATAAAGTTTATTTTTACTCGAAAGATCAAAATATATACGCCGAGTTAACAGACAGGACAATTGATAATAGTGATATGTTTTCATTTTGCCTCATCGAAGGTCATACAGGTAATGAGATTACAACACCTATACCGTTAATGTTAGATGCAATCCGCTCATTCTCGACCCTTAGACAACCAGCGACGGTTTGTATTAATAATGAGTATGGCATCGCAAAATTTGATATTAATGTTGGGTCTACGAGGCTTCAATATATAGTTACATCAGTTATATCATGAAAAAAACAAAGAACAATATTTATACTCAAGGTTATTTTTTAAAGAGGTTGAGAGATTGCGGATTTATAGTACTTAAAATGTATAACGAATTTGCTGAACATGACCCTCGAAGGTGGACAGTATTAGTAGACCCAGGAAATACCAGTATTTTTATTACATGCAGTAATGATCAATTTGACAATAAGGAGGTAGTATTTTCATTTGATGACGGTGGTAGATCTTTTGGGGTTAACCATAAGCTAAAAACATCATCTATGGAAGTGTTAGTTGAAGTGCTTATGAAGCATGGCGCTCAGCAGTTAGGTGATAATAGTAAATTTATAAAGGATCGATCAGAAACGATAATTCCGAATTAGAATATAATGCCTAAAGACTGTGATATATTCGGAGTTCATAAAGGGGACTACGCTGGCGAGCTGTGGATATTTTGCAGTGAAGATAATAATAACTATCAATTTTTAGCCGTACCTGTAATGGTGAATCGTAAACTCGATAAGCCTACATTTGATATAGGTATAGAGTCGGGAATTGTAAAACATATCAAGAGTATACCATCTTATGTATTTGAAACATCAAAATTGCAATATTTGAAAAATGAAAAGTAACTTAATAATTGACGGTAATAACCTGTTACATCGTGCATTCTGGGTATCTAATATAAATCCAGATTTAAATCATATTTCTATTTTACTTAAATCGATTAAAATGTATAAGGAAAAATTTAAACCGACCGATATTTATTGCGCGTGGGATCGGAGGTTGAGTGATGAAGAGCCTTTCCGTAAATCAGAAGATGCAGAATATAAGGGTAATCGGGATGCGGTTTATAATGCAGAAGTTTATGAGCTAGCCCCGGAAATTGAAAAAATATTTGAGTCCTTAGGTATTTTAAATATACACCCAGAGCGAGGGGAGGCAGATGATATAATATTTTATCTCACTAATAAGCTAGAAGGCAAAAAAATAGTAGTAACAGTAGATACAGATATGCTACAGCTTATAGATAGTAATACTTCAGTTTTCTCCCCAATTAAAAAAGTAATGTATGACGTTAGTAAATTTACTACGGAGTATAACATGAAGCCTACCCAGTATGCAAAATATAAATCTATAACAGGAGATAAAGCTGATAATATTTTAGGTGTATATAAGTTTGGCAACAAAAAGGCATTAAAAGTTTTAAACGGTGAAACTGCTCTAACTGAGGATCAAAATTTAATTGTCGAAAACAATTTAAAGTTAATTAATCTTAATAATATTGGATTACCTGAGTGGGATAATGAATATGAGACTTATAACAACCAGCTAGCAGTTGGGCTACCTAACCCCAAATTTAATATATTTGTTAAATTGTGTAATTCTAATAATTTATATGATACTTTAAAACAAGAGTCATCCTGGCATAATTTATTTTTTATGGATAATGTACTAAATAATACTATAGCGAAACTATTTTCGTAATATAATAATACGGTTAAATAGGGAAGATTTTACTATCTGCCATAAATAGTATTATGGAACAAAATGTACGTCCAGTAAAAATAATTTCGCCTATTACAGGGCATCCTGTATCACCGACTTTAAGGACAATTGAATATAGAGATCGAACTGTAGTTGAAGCACGATGGATAGACCCTAGCGTGGGTACCTTCTTAAGAAAGGGTATAGTATCGACAGTTCACCACGAATTAAACGAATCTGTTGAGCGTAATAACTCCGTCAGCTGCCCTGACGCTGTACGTGATATTTTATTATCGATTGCGCACGGCGAGATCGATGCCTATGATGTTATGAATCACCCTAACACTATGCAAGAGAGAGAGGCGTCTAAGCATATACAACAAATGTATGATGATGTAGTTGTAGAAAACCCATCTCTACACCCTGATGATGACTTCGAGAGTATATTTAGTAAGGTAGAAGCTGATATTGAGAAACTATATTCATAATACTATGAGACGTCATAAAATAAATGAAGCAAGAGATGGTAGATCTGGCGCTCGGTACCACTCAGCTAGGACAAACGCAGGCCCATCACCATCACCTGGAGCTTCTCCTGTAGGTAGATCTGATTTCAATCCAGAGTCCCCCAGTAAAAGTAATATAAAAGATCCGAGAGACGCAGGGGTCTCAGATCATATGAAACTGTTTAACCAGTTTGTTACAGCAATGAGAATTGTCTATAAACAAGATATGGGAGATCAGTTAGAATCTACGCTAAGTAATATACTTGAGTCTATTAGGAGATTTCGACAAGCTTCTTTTATTTTAGCAGATCCAAAGAATGCAAAAAGCCTATATGGGGGTAATATAAATTTTGATAGGTATAAGCAAGAGGCTGAAACTGCCAGGGTTGAAATTCAAGCTGCTCATAAATCTAATAAGCCCATATTATCGAAGCTTATAACAAAAGCTGTAAGAAGTTTATATCTAGCTGCGTCGCCTAGTGATAGAAATAATATAAAGACGGCAAAAAGCTTTAATGATATATCAGAGGCTGATCTTGATAGCCTTAATATAGATGAGGCTACTTTAGTATATGAAATTTACTTTGCAGGAGGCAAGCCATCTGCCAGCGAAATAGAAGATAAGGTTTCTAGGATTTTTGAATCCTTTATAACCCTCAAAGAGCAACAATTTAAATCTGAAGGAAATTCTACAGGGCAGAGTTTTGACCCTTATGAGTTTTTAACAACTTTTGCTAAGTCTGCAAAGACCTCTCAGGATTTTACGGCTCGTGTTAGAAAGCAAAAAAGTGACCCGATGGCAGCTCCTGAGGCCGCTAGAAGTAAATTATCTAAAGACGTACAGCAATTGGCTAAAGAGCTAAAGAAAGCTCTTAGTAAAAATAATTACGAAGCAGCAAAAGCTATACTGAGTGATAATGGCCGTGAGAGCCTTATTAGTATAGTAGATGATATTGAGTTAGATCAAGCCTCTGAGAGAGATTTAATTATCTCTTTGTATAATGAGTGTTTATCATTATTAGATGCATCTGCATTATATTTAGTAGAGTCTCATATTTCTTAAGCCTCAGCTGATATAGCAATCTTAGCTCCCATACCTCTAAACGAGTTATCAACTATATATTTTGTTGGTAGCTCGTTTATCTTTAGGTCTATTGCAATATCATTAAAGTCTTTATACTTATTACCTAGACCTCTCGGCCATACAAATATATTTTCACCTAAATCGGCAAGTATGTTAGATTTTAATCTAGAGGCTCTATCTTTTTGTTGAGAATCTAAAACCCATATTCTTTTATATAATGGGAGTTCTTGAAGCTGAGATTGTTGGACGTTCGTAAAGCTAGTTGTTGACTTTTCTTGTATACCTGCAACAGCGACACCATTCCTACAAAAAAAGCTATTGATCGGCCCCTCAAATAAGAAAATATACTCCAAGGAAGGATCTATATTATTAAACCCGTACAAGCTCTTTATACCGTCAGTTTTCGATAAATATTTTGGAAGGCTATCATCCATAATGGATCTAGATTGATAGAAAATAATCTTTTCAGAATTATCATAAAAAGGTATAATCAGCCTATTTTTATGAACGAAATCAGATAAGGAAACAAATATACCTTTAGGTCGATTAACGGCCGTATCAATATACCGTCCCTTTATGACTTGTAGTGCCTGCTGTATAACTTTATTATCACTATAAAATTTTACTTGACTCGGATCAAATAAATTTATACAGTCATCAGGTAATGTTTTTACAACTCGTCTGCTTTCAACATTCTCTCGAGTCTTTAGGTATTTATCTACATCAATATCAAAATCTCGAGCTTCCTCTAAGATTTCATCATAAGTTAGTGATCCTACCTCTTTAATCCATTTTATAGACTTGGATGACCACCCGCAATTATGACAGTATATAATATCATTAGCTGGTATATAGTAACATCTCTGCTTTTTACCTAATGACTTACCCTCACGGCATACCGGGCATCCCGCCTGATATGAATCATTATACTTATTATGCTTAGTGTTATGACCGTACTGAAAAAATTTTAATACGGTATATTCTCTAGGAATATCCATACCTTAGTATACGAACTTTCCCTTATTTTGCAATTATTGCTGGTATATTAATTATTACACAAATTTATATTTACTGTCATCCGAGCTAGCTAAATAGCCGCGCAGTATCTCTTTTAATCCAGCAACCTCCATAGAAACTCGGGAAATTTTCTTCATCTCTGAAGATCTAATTTTATCCATAATTGTATCAGGTATAGAATTTTTTAACTGGGACTGAACAGACATATCATCAAGACCGTTCAAAAATTCAACAAAACCATCCATTTCGTTAATCCAATGTGTTAGGGAATCTTTCATTGCTTGGTTATTTCTTGCCATTGCAGATTGTACATCCCCGCCCGCCCCCTCAGGGGCACCTAAAGAGCTCGCATCTGTCCCTGGATCTAGTGTATCCGACATAGCCGCCGCTTCAGCACCTGGATTAATACCGATTTCCATTTCATCCTGCTCGAGGTGAATTTTGAAAGCTTTTTCATATAAGTGACTACTCATATTATTATTTATTCCTTATGGAATGTTTCTCTCTATTTTTTTGATTAAATAATATAAATGGATACAATAGCTAATTCAAAAAGAAGCCAATCCGGTTCAGGAGTTGGGAGCTCTTCAGCAGATGATGTAGAGAGTAGATTGCCAAACGGTGACATTTTTGCAAAGAATAAGCAGCAACATAATGATAATAATCTTGCACCATCTGGATTACCCTACCAGTTAAATAGTGTTATTGATCAAATAGGTGATGTATTTATCTCTGTTTTAGATATAAAAAAGACATTTAACTCATCTCTTGAAAATCCTACCATAAAAAAAGAGCATATGGAGGTAATCTCCCATATAGACGGGGAGTTAGATACTGTAAATACGATATTGGCAGATTTAACGATTAAAATTGATCTTTTACAGTTGAAAGGTTGATTTTATACTATAAAATTAGTTTATGGTAAAAATGCTCTTTAATATATTTCGCGCAATGGGAACAATATGCGTAATAAGTAGTACATTAGCTCTCATTTTTATAAAGCATGGATTTATTGAAGTATTTGCAATTACAACTATAATACAGCTATTAGTATATTGGAGCTCGTTACCATTTATTCATCTATATAGTAGAAAATTGCAAATCCGAGAATTAGAGACCTTAGAGAAACAAGGTATGGAGATTTCCTGCCCATGCTTCAAGAAAAATAAGCAATTTATACCAATTATTCTAAATACAGATAACACATTTGATTGTAATGTGTGTAATAAACAAATAAACGTAGAAGTGGATGTTACATCTATACTTGCTACGATCCCAGTTGATATTAATCAGTCAAATAAAAATATTAATGAAATATATAACAGCTTAATAACTACTCGGGATTCTACAGATGAGGACAAAACCACCCCCACCCCCACCCATACCAAACCTGATGCCGCTTGAGCTTTGGAATGCTACAAAGACTAGGTATTACTTATCAGAGTATCCAAGAGATACAGGTTTAGCTTGCCCTAAGTGTAATAACCAGCTCCAAGACACTTTAATGTATATATTATGTACAGATCCACCGCAGAGAGATGTTAAGTGTACAATTTGTAATTATATAGGGTTAAGGGTTTGTTAATATGACAAATATAGACTATAAGGAAACTAAACCATCAGCAATTGGTCCTAAGCCAATTGACTTAATTTCAGATGAAGATATAACTAGTGCATACTTGAAGATGGTTGCAAGAACGAGTCCGGAATCCATGGACGCTATAAACTTAGCAAATCTTCACAAGAGTCAGTTCAGTAAAATTGGTTCCTCAAATGATATTTTAAGAGTAACACTCAATTGTTATGAAGAATTAATAAAAAAGGAACAGGGGTATAATATAGATATGAGAAAGTCTAAAAAACTAAAAGAAATTATAAATTGTATACGTAGTCTATTTTTAATATTAGAAGATGATGAATTTAATGTCGGTAAAGATCAAATGATCTCAATGATTCGAACATTACTCGCATAATATGAAAATACCTATTAAAGAAAAAAAGGGATGGGATAAAATGCAGACGGATGAGCAAGCTAGATGGTTATGCTTGATGAATGCTGTTAATATATCTGCCACTTATGCTGAAGAAAATGGAATTGATCCGAATAAATCATATAAGTGGATCAAGCCATCTGCGTATAACAGTTATATAAAAGAAATGTTCCCCTCAATGCGACTTAGAATACAGCATGAAAAGGAAACTGGAATTTTTAGTAAGAGTTTAGCAGAAACTTTTGACTAACCACGGTACGGCCCCCAAGTATGTATTACATTTATTGTTAGACTGAGATCTTCTGCATATTGATCACCAGTTTCTGAGAACATCGGCTTTACTAATGAGCCCGGCTCTGGTGTTATTATGTATGTAGACTCTAATGGTCCAGTAGTAGCTTGCGTACCTTGGAGTACACGTGGTATATTCCATTTAAATAGCCATACACCATTTTCAATCCCGGGTAATATTTGAACTACTTTTGTCCCGTCTGTATTATATGTGGTATATGTTCGATCTTCTATTCTCCCATGAGTAATAATACCGCCCTTTATGGGCCCGTAACCATTTAGGTGATCGAAATGAAAAGTATTAATAGCAGTATTGGGATACATAAGAGTATCATCAGACTGAGTATATGAATTTTCTTCAGACCCTGTGCTAAAGTTTATATGCGGTAAATATGCACCAGACGTCGGTTCAATCGGCATATCCATACCAGATAATGTGTATAGTAAATAATCTCTATTGTATACATGACCGCTTAATGGAATTTTAATTAGGGTTGATGATACTGAAGTGACAGTTGTGGGGTAAACAGTTGGTATATACTTAGTATGAGATACAATACTTTCATATTCATTTATATTTGATACAGCTATAAACCCACCACTACCAGTAGATGTTAAACTCACCCAAGGCTTAGATCCTATATTGCTATTATTAGGCAACCAATCTATACCATTCACTGAGTGCATTGAAGAGTCTGTCCCCCCTGAAGCAATCGCCACAAACAAATTATTGCCAAATTCTATACCCTGCCAATTATTCGGATATGGGGTTGAGGCAGATAGCCAGGAAGTAAGATTGGATTCATCTGCATACATTATTCTATTTGCACCATCGTTAGATATAGCTACATATCTACCATTACCGTATGTAACATCTCTCCAATTGTTATCTTCGGGAGATCCTGCTGATAGCCAGGTAATAGCGTCCTTCGAAAAAGCTACCTGTGGATTACTACCAGCTGCTGCAACAGCAACAAACCCTCCAACTGGTCCGTATGTAACAGAAGACCATTCCGAATTACCGGTTATATTATCACTACCACCGCTAGTCCAATCAGCGGCAGTTGTAGAATACATAACTCGGGCAGTTCCACTATCAGCTACTGCAACAAATGTCCCAGCGGCTGTATCATCTATAATTTTTCCATACGTAACCCCAGTCCAATTTGTTGTATATGCAGGGAAAGCAACGTACCACTGAGTAATGTTATAAGTAGTATATGCCACGCGACCATCCCCAACAGCTACAAATTTATTAATTTCCAGGCTTTCATCATACCCGTTTACTACATCATTAAAATTTAGTGTTGATAGATTTGTAGCTATAGGCGACCAGGTCTCTCCAGTATCTAATGAGAACATTACATTCTTAGGGTCTGTCTCTCCTGATGAAACTACAACAATATTACTACCATCGCTTGCAATACCCGTCCCATTCATGCCACTGATTCCCTCAGCAATAGTCCAATCAGTAGGAAATGTTGCAGGGGTAGCATTATATTCGTTCCCCTCGAGACCTAGCCTATATGATATTTCAAAATCGTTTACGTTTGTATACTCTGGCCAATCAACTTCTACTCTATAAGAAAACTCAATACCGTCTCCTCCTTTGAGTGGTATATCTAGAAGCTGCCTAGAAAATCCAGATTCAAACGCGCTCGGTTTAATTGAGAATTCCTGTAAGGATAAATCCCTTAATGTTGTATTAGTTCTAAAGAATGAGGTAAAAATTGTTTTCGAATTTTCATAATCAATCGTCGATTTATAGTTAAGAGCAGATAGATTAGTAAATAGAGTAGCGTTCGGGTATGCCGAGCTAACTACTCCAGTCTGAGTTGATTCCACACGTTTATTTGATATTCCAAAATCTATGACCCGTATACATTCATCCACAGATTTATTGTATAAATGTGATAGACCTGTATCTAATATTAAATTTTTATATTCAGGCGATTTGTATGTAACATTATCAGGAGTCTCTGAAAATATATTGTATGCAAAATAGCCGTTAATGTTTGTGTGCAGGTGTACCTCCATTATTATTATTTATTACTAAATGTAATATATTCATTGACGGCAGTGTTATAAATATGATTTATAGTCAGCTCTGGTAATATATTAGCGAAGTTCATCTTTATTTCGCTAATATACGAATGAGTAAAATTTCCATATATATCAAATGCACCAATAAAGTAGTTCCACAATCGATCTTCAGCAATATTTGGGTATGGTATACCTCTAGGTCTGTCGAAACGATGTACCCATTGTAGCTGCGGTATACATAAACACTTACTACCTCTTTTCATAAATTTTTTATGAATATAGCCCTCCTCCCCCCCGAAGCCTTTCATTAGAGAATGAAACTCAGGCCATACCTCTGTTCTGCATGAAAATAACCCCATCCCCATCGATTTAATTTCAAACGGCTTACCCCTTTTATATTGTACTTCATCAAAATCCCACTGGCCGTGCATTAAGCTTCCCCAATTTTCATTAAAGTGTGTATATCTATGAGTGAGACTATTTGATACTAACGGCCCTTGAATTAAATCCTCAGTTAGAGGATTCTCCATATAAAACTCGATGAGAGCTTCAATGCTCTCTTGTGGTAATAGAATATGACAATCTATACATAATGTAAATTTAGTTTCAGAGTGTTTAAATATTTCATTCTTTATACTGGTGCCTATACGCTCTGTATATTCAACATATTTGCCCATTACCTCTGTTTCTATAAACTTCTTAGTAGCCTTACCATCTGCACTAGTTGGGTTATTATCAATTACCACAAATTGTATATTCATATCAGGGCAATTTAATCTAATGGATTGAATCGTAAAAAACACCCCATCAAAATCGTCATAAACTGGCATCCCTATTGTTAACATACTATATATGGTGAATGCATGATATATCTGTATCTAAATATAGGTTACCAGATTTTAATAACCTAGAGCTGAGTAGCCAATCCCACCCAACTCTCGTTTCCGCATCATAATATACTGGAAGGTTAGCCTTTACATGAGACGTATTGTATATAGTAAAGCCTCCTGGTATTCTATCTGCTCTATATATTCCACTATTAGATATTAAATTATATGCTAAATTGTTATGTACATCATCTTCAAACTTACCGCATACTTTTTCCCCTTCATTAGCATATTGTAGCGCATTACGGTCTATATAAACTGCTGCAATTGCACTGGCGTCAGTATTATCAAAAAATGAATTAATTAATAGGTTTATACCATCATCAGGGGGTGTTACATCGTCTTCTAATATTATAACAGATCTACTATTTTGATCTGCAAGAACCTCTGTATATATTTTACCGATATCAGAATGAACGTCAGTAAAATAATTATCCTTAGAGCGCTTACTTATTGCCTTATTATATATAATAAGAATATCGATGTTATATTTTTTTTGCAATTTATACTTAGCCAATCGCGTAAGACCTCTAAATAATATATTACTACTGTTAACGATCCATGTTAGATTTATATTATGTATAGTATTTAAATTAGTATTATAAAATTTAAATATGTTTCTCAGCAGTTGAATATTACCTCTAAATAATGTTATAATACCTATACCTAAGGGCTTACATTTAAACATCTCGATGTAATAATTAGATATAACCGCTGTAATTTTTTCAATTGAACTGGCGCTATATAGCGCCAGAAATATATTGGAGTTTAATACTAGGTCACCTCGATTTTTATTGGAGTATATAGGGTGGTATAGATGTACACCATAACTTTCAAATAATATGTGGATATCTTTATTATTAGTAATTAATCTATAGCAGAACTCAGTATCCTCATGCCCCCACCCTAAAAAATTCTCATTGAACATACCCAGATCAATAAAAGCTGACTTTTTAAATATAAAGGAAAGAGCTCCGTACATACACCCCATATGAGCATATGGTTGATTTTTATAAGAGCACTCTACGGGGTTATCTTTACGTAGTTGTTTTGATTTTACACTATCTATAAACTCTACATTTTCATAAGGCTGAATAAAATCATGATTTACCCGACTACTCTCTAAATCCTTTATTAATTTATTGAACTTCAATAGACAATCAGCATCATTTACCCATATATACTCAGTATCTATTAACTTAGTGCCTATGTTTATTAATTTGGATTTATTTATTCTATTACCAGCATCATGAACTGAGTGATATTTAATATTATATTTTTCCGCATAATCTTTAATTTTGCTTGCAGCCTTTATATCGGATACCTGCTCTATAATTAATATATTATCTGTCGCTCCTCTTATTTTATTTGTAGTAAATAAAAAATTATCATATCGAAATCCCTTTAAATTAAATACGGGAATTAAAAAGGTATAGTTGAACATTATGGAAATATTTCAGTATGATAGTCTGTCGGTGCCTGTGCAAAGGCACCAGGGGCACTATAATACGGATACGGCGTCTCTGTAGTTGTCGTCGTAGTCGTCGTAGTCGTAGTAGTCGTAGTAGTTGGGTCAGGAGTTGACGGTAGTAAGTTTACATACACCCCAGTAATGATCGGAGGTCTTACAGCTATCGGTATTTCATTGCCGGCTGATAATGTTATAAATGTAACTGAGCATTTATCAGGATCACTAAGTAATATCTCCGGATCATCGGGACAATCATACAGCGTTATTTTTTCTAATCGGACAATCGGAACCGCTGATGGGGCAACGACATTTGTAGATTGTTGATATTGATAAGCTGGAAAAGCTATTGGTATTAGACTTCTTTCTGCTGCTACGGGGTTGTTATGTACGCCCTCGACATGATAATTTCTAATGGAAAATTTATAAGGTGTAGCAGCTCCACTAACAGGAGCAGAATAACCTACACCCACTTTAAATGCTGTAGTATCATTAACAGATAATGAGACCTGATATGTTAGTAGTTCTACATATCGCCCACCTTCGGTCTTATAATGTATTTTTAAGGTATTACCAACATCAGTTAATCTGAATCTTAACCGATTATAATTAATTTCTGCCTCTTCAAATATAAATGAACTATCAATCGCTGACAATTCAATACTCGTTAATAATTGAAACCCGGTAGCGCCGCCTCGTATAGTTAAAGATTTATTTTTTGCATTAAAATTACCATCTACACCATTACCGCTTATGGCAAACATACCCGCAGTATCAAAATTAATTCCTAATTTAGCTCCTGAAACTCCGGGTATATCTGCCCCAATTGAATGAGATTCTAACGGGAGATACCCACCTGCTTTACCAGGGCCCCCTCCAACTAAGCTCTCTACGTCAGCATCATATAAGAAGGTTGTAAAGGACCCCTGCGATTTATCAGGAATACCACTTAATGCATAGTCAAACGACCACACTATATCAAAATTAGCATTATACCCCTTATTATGGGATATATTATTTACAATGCTATTATTAGGGATAAAATACGTCGCCATGAGTATATTTACTCAAACATCTAGTCTTAACCGGCAACTTCTTCTATAATACGAATAACTTTATTATAAAGATCTCCACAAACACTCATATCCCCTGCAGTTATAATACCTTCTTTTGCAGCAACGCTAATCAGACTTGTTATAAGCTGCAGATCCTGAACAGTAAAGGCAAATATATCATCATCACTAGGGTTAGGTAATTTGTCTGCCCCTGCCAACTCAGTAGTTTCCTTAATATTTGACGAGTTTGGTTGTTTTAGATCTGATATATTATCCATAATGGTATTTAATACCTATGTTATAATGTTTCAACTATAATAATACCATTTCCTGCTTCAGCTATAGTCTCTCCGGATCTGCTCTTTGTAGACCAACCAGCACCCCCACCGCCAGGTGCAGGCCCTGTACCCCAAAATCCAGATCCACCAACACCCTCCGGAGTCCGACCATCTGTAAAGTTTCCACCATTACCACCATTAATTATAATAGATGACTCAATACGACCTGATTGATTAGGCACTGACCCTACACCACCACCGAATCCCTCATATGCATAGCCTCCACCTGCATGATCAACCATCCTCGATGTATTAGTCTCTCGCGCACCATTAGCAGAAATATCGTTATATATTGTAGCAGCATTTGTACTAAGACCGAAAACAGAAGTTGTACCTAAACCTACACCACTTAAAGTATTTTGCAGCTTAGATGTTCTATTTGCAACACCACCCTCACCAATACTTAATCTGTACGACTCTCCAGGTATTACATCAATATAAGCTATAACAGTGCTACCTGCTCCGCCCTGAGTACCATCTGCTCTATAAAAATCAGCCGCGTATCTAACATACCCATGACCACCCCCACCGGTCGCTGTAACCTTGAGTTTGTATGTGTGATTAGGTATTATATATTCATATATACCTGGTACCTTATACTCAGACATTGTAGGTACTCTTGCTCTCTGTATAGCCTCAACTACCCTGGAATTACCAGTACCTATATCCCCAGCAGGTATACCCAATGCAAACTGACCAGATGGGCCGGTCGTGTCTGTTGATGAGCTTGCATTAATATCGTATGCAGACAGCCCCTCTGCAGTAAGTACCTGATTAGTAGTTTCTAAAAATATATCCTCAAATAATATTTCAGCTTGATGCTTAATTAAGTAGTATGTACTGAATCCGGATAGGGAATTTGTATAGGTCTCTGTAGTATTCGCGGATAGTGCGGATAAAGATGTGGCTGAAGTACCTGTTAATTCAGTACTAGCATCAACACCAGTCAGTATTGGGTATTCCGTCCCTAAATTTTCCGTTGTATATGCGCCAAAAGGAACCTTACCTGGCATAATATTCGGTAAATTAAAATTTATATCATCCCCACCGAACATACTACCAATAGCGGCTGATAAAGCAGGGTATGTTGCACCGACTACGGATCTACCATCACAAAACAGCCAACCATCCGGCTCGACCAGAGCTTGTGATACATAAGGCGTAACTGTGCCTACTGGTACAGAAACACTATTAATATATACTGTACCTGCCTGAGCGGAAATAGGCTTTTGCCAGGTTAAGTTCCCTAACAGGTCTGTTATTAAATTATAACCGTTATATTTTGGTTGACCTACTGGAAACTTATAGCTCTCTGTAGATGTACCATCATTAAAGACTATAGCATTAGGTATCTCTAAGCTAGAATTATCTTTTAACTTAATTATATCTATCGGAATGGCGGCAGATAATGAAATTATTCCACTAGCTAATACTATACCACTACCGAATGAGTCATTCGATATATTGCTACCTTCAATTATGTTTACATGTAGTACCCCATCAACATCTGCACTTAAAGTAGCATTATCTGTAACTGCAAACTTATGAGAAGCAACCATCTCCCAATCTGTTATAGTACTACCGTCATTACTCTTAAGTCTAAATAGCTCATTTGTATCAGATTTAAAGACGATATCACCTATATGCGATCGACCCCCAAAATCGGTTATTGTTGCAGTAGACCCTAGAAATATATTACTGGTAGGTACTCCACCCTTCGTGACCCCATCTCCTACATATAATCTTTTTGTATCTACAGTAAACCCGACCTCACCTTCTGCAAGTAAAACGCCAACTCTCTCCGCATTGCTGCCTCTCCTCGTGAGCAGCTTTATAATTGTATTATTAGTTATTTCTACTGACATATATTATGGGCATGTGCTGACTGATTGTACTATGTTACTTCCATCTACTAGATACAGTCGCTCACCTTCAATATTTATCCAACCAGATAAAGAATTGTACTCAGATGATGTTAAAGAAGTAGGAGTTGCAGCAAAATTAGTACCTACACTTAAACTAGGTGTGTCGCTATATATAATAACCGCCTCTGCAAATCCAGTATAATCATCGCTCCCTGAGCATGCTGCAGAGCTTAGCGTATTACCGTTAGCAGTGTAATCATTAAGGGTTGGGTCGTGCGCTCTATAACCGACCCACTCATATGGGTATGTTTCTACGAAGGTAAACTTATTATCTATAATATCTATTAGAGTTTGTGGTATAGTAAATGCTTGTATAGCTAGATATTGAGCATTATCATAATTCCTAACATCTCCATCAGTAATAGTAGGTGTACCTACATTCAGAATCATAAAACCGGCAGAAGATAATATTTGTACATTGGAGGCACTCACACCAGTAACGACTGCTACTGTAGTATTAGTTTCGGATCCCTCTCTTTGTGTTGGAAAGCCGCCATATCCAGCGTAATTCGACGAGAGTGGCATTATTGTCCCATTATTAGCTCCTATTATAGTGCCCTTACTATTTAGAGTAACATTAGGCATATGAAATGTCTGTGAGTTAAAATCAAACTTCTGAGCTAGCTCTAATTTACCTGCGGCAGTAATTAAATCATCTGGATCTATTGTCTGTACAAAATGCTCCAGTTTACCTAGATTATTCTCCATACCTACACCTAATTGTATATTATCTGCAGAAATAGTACCAACTGCGACTTTACCATCCTCGATTATAATAGTCTCGTTATCTGTATGTACAAATATTTTATCTGGCCCCGCGCCAGATAGACCATCACCAATTGCATTAATCGAAATATTGCCTTGATCTACAGCCCCCGCCGATAGCTCTGAATTTGAGACGCCGCCAGGCTTTATACTTAAATATTTACTTACTGGGTCTATATATATTGTATTATTATCTACATTAGCAGATAAACCTAAATTTGGATTTAAAGATAACCCACCTGAACTGTAAACTATACCAGCACTTAAATTGCTCGGAGTTATAGTTTGCATTGCAATTTGTAAATTTGTGACTCCGGCCTGTTTAATTATAAGTTTCCCAGCAGTATTATATTCTAAAGTACTATCATCGGCTCTCGTCCCCACAAATACCCAACTATCTAAATTAGCCGGGCTATCTCCAGTTAGCTGATACATTAGGTTACTTTCATAAACTATATCATTTTTATATGCATTTACTAACCCGACACGAGATCCTGATACTGGAAGAATATTATGGACATGTATACCTACAGTCTCGCCTCCAGATAATATACCATCCCCTATAAAGGCTCTCTTAGTATCAATAGTATATCCAAATTCGCCTTGCTCTAGGACGGTCCCCACCCTCTCAGAATCTAAACCTCTCCGAGCCTTAATTTTTGCTATTATTATATTAGACATTATACCTTTTCTTTAAACTCACTAAATTCTTCATATACACCTGTAATTACATTACTCATATTTGTGTCATCAATAAAATGTATATCATCAGCTGACATTGAAATATTTATAGTATTATTATATTGATCTATTTGAGCGGTTAAAAACTCCCTCATCTTAATAAACTCTGGAGTTAATGTTGTTCCTCCCCCTTCAATACAATTACATATAATATTTAATTGATCATGAATATCATAATGTTTCAAAATGTTTTTAGATGTATGATTTGCTACCATCGTCTTCGTAACGGTTTTCACCGTTCCTAAACTTTCTGGAACTGGTGCATTTAGTCTGATAATGTAACCATTATCGAAATCTCCGACCCACCTATCTCTACCAAATATGAAATCGTCTAGCTCCTTATATATATATTTATCATCTACCGGAGGTGCATCAGCTACGTATAGAAACTGCTTAGTTGAGTTGAAAATTGCGAACATACTTTTATTTAATAATAATTACGAGGTTGGCCAGTTAGTTTCCCCAACAACCGGCGCAGAGTCAACCAGCCATGACGTAGGATCATCTCCAGGTTCTATTTCTCTAGTACCTAAAAGCTCCCACTCACTACCGGTCCACCTATACCCCCATGCCTTCATCCCCGTTTCTGTTACTGTTATAGAAACTACACCATTTTCAGCCGCTACTGCTTTAGTAGTATTACCTGTTCTTGTAGCTATAATTATAGCGCAATCCCCTGTAATCGGAGCAGTTGAATGTTCGAGATTCCATACACTATTTACATATGCATCTACTGCCGAGCTCTCGTAATATCTTCCTGCTTTTGTAGATTTTGAAAATGGTACATCAGGATCTAATCTAAGATCGAAGAAAAATGTTCGAACCTGAGATCTAACTATAGCAGAAGAAGTCAATAAATTACCATAGTACACTTTTGTAATTAGCCCTCCTTTTGTATCTATATCAACTACATATTGAGGGGATCCCTCATCTGGAGCACCTAATCTGGATGTACCTCCTGCACTCTCTGTAATAGTAGTTATTTCTTTACTGGCTATTTCTGTAACTATCCCGTTCTCTGCCCGTAGAAAAGGTATTCTATTAGAAGATAATGATACATAAGAATTAAAAGTTACCCCTACACCTGAAATCTTTAGTATTTGCGATATTGAGCTTAAACCTAGCTGGGCCGTTCCATTAGAACCGTTAGTAGTTTGAAATACGACACCAAATCGTTCACCATACCCTGGAGGGTATAACAGATCTGAGACTGTTAGGTCGGAAGCAGAGAGACCCTGACAATATATACCCTGACCCTCTCTACCTATTAATACTGCAGACTTACTACCATCCCCGTCATATATAGGTACAACACCGGATATAGGTAATTCATTTCCTGAAGCGTGTAATATACTTTTGTATGTATCTGCAGGGGAAGTATTTTTAAAGCTAAAGGCCATTGTTATTATTTAATAGGATACAGATTTTTTACTTTTGTATTAATTATATTTAATATATCTTCCTGCAGATCAAATATAATATTGAGACATCTATTAATATTTCCAACTGATAAATGTTCGTTCTCATGAATATATAGATTGTTTGTATCAATTGACTTAATACTATCAAAAGATGTATACTCGTACTGCTTATATAGCAAATCCCCATTAATGTCATATTCCCCTATAAATCTACCCTTTAATAAGCTTTTGAGTTGAAATAAATTGTATATTTGTTTGTATATCTCGCTATTAATGGAAAGTGGCCCTATGTAGCCATTTATTTCTGGACCGATCTTATCCTTAGTATAAATATTAATATCAGTTGTCTTTAATATTGTATCGAATACGGTACTCTCTGATACGCTAATAAACCTTATAGGGGCTGTCGTATTCATTCTTCTCCCTTGAATATTTACTATCTTCGGAGTACCTACATTTAGCGCAGCAAAAATTCTATCGAATTTACCACTCTCACTAATTGTAAAGTCATTAATTCGAGCAATTATATTATCTCCTCCGAATACAGATAATGCTTTCATTTCGTCCCAATTAACAGTAACCTGACTATAAGATAAATCGTCAATTAAATTCCATATATTTCTAAGAGATATTCCAGTGTTTTCTATTTGCCATTTACCTATAGGCTCAGAAAAGTTAGATATGAAATATTTAAAAATATTAGATGTCGTTTGGATATAAAAGACGTTCGAGTTTTCTGTACTAAATTCTATACTCGTTTCATATTTATTAATATTATCTTCAAGCTGAATTTCAAATTTTTCATACTGTATTGAGCCAGATTTATTAAACGTATTTATATAATATATAGAACTACCAACACCTCTGAATGTTGGGGAGGCCAACCCCTGAGGGGTGAGTAGAGGTACTCTAGGTGCAGAAGATAATACAAATAATATATCATTAAATTTATTATATTTGCAGGCTAAAATCTTTTCATTTTTACCCGTTATTTTAATATCAGCTATCCACGAGAAAAAGCTATCAAAAACCCTAACTATATTTGCCCCTGAATCATGTACGTATATAGTATCATCTGCAGACTCTATACGTTCTATATTACTAAATAAATTCTTTTGATTTGATCGATCTATAGCCCCACCAACACTCTCTTCTAGTAGTAGCTTTTTATCTGTTGAACCATCACTAAAGAAATTAGATATATCGTATTTAAATATAGTATTATTAGAGGAATCGGCAATAAACATCTTCTTACCTTCAATACATACATCTACTATATTTTTAAATTCTAGCGTCTTATTGCTATCAATTTTAGACCCACTAAATGTAACATTAATAGTATTATATGCACTATCTGAGGATAATGTTATTAATTTAGTGCCAGTACATGCAAAAATTATATTATTACCATCATTAGTCTGTATATTATCAAACCTCCGGATTAAATCTAAATCATTTAGGCCGACTTCATTGCTAGACACTGTATCAGCAATATATTCCCCCGCGTGCCATTTCAAATCAAACCCTCCATCAGCTGTTGCTGTTAATATCTCAGTTGCCGTCGACACATCAATATCTGCCGAAACACCTGCCCAAAACGTCTCACCGGATGGTATATTATTGGAGGCTATAAATAGCTTACTATATAAAAATATTGTATTTTCATATACCCTATTAAGTACACTATTAAATGCAGTATATGATATCGACTCATTAGCAGGCACTAATATATTTTCACGAGTATACGGGAATAGCAGACTATCCGATATTTTACGATCTTTAAAATATTTAGATTGGTAGTAATCACATTCAATCTTATTATTACTAGTTAATAATTTTGATTTATCGGTTCTATACTTACCAGTAGTAAACACACCATTATTGATATTAAAAAATCCTTCATATGCACTACCATCTAATAATAGCTCACCGCTATCAGCATATGCATATCGCTTTTTAAAGAGTTCAGATATTTTCATGTTAATAAGATTTAAATTCGATATTTTTAATATTGACGGATGCAGGTAGGGTTTTGGTTATATCTAATACTATAGCTTCTTTTAAATTAGAATCAGGAAGATCCTCAAGTAACTCCCCCTTTATTATTATATTAATATCATTTGATTTGCTAGGCGCTCCCTGCCACTTATAGTACGCTTTAATTGTCTCCATTTGATTATTTTCCCCCGCCGGAAGTGAAACGGTTAAATTAGGCATATCTATATTGTTATAGTATAAAAACTTTATATCTATATCATCGACTGCAGTCGCGTAAAATTTTGGTTGTTCCATTTGAAGACCTCTACATAAGTATGACCCTGGCATTTTTATGTAATCCGCTAATAATAAATTATTAAAGAAGTTTGTACCTCCCACACAAAGACCATCTGTTAATAACGACTCAATATTATACTTTGCAGGATTAAATATATACTGTTCGACCTGATGAGAGTCTATAAAGAGGGTTATTGTCCCCCTTTTTGTATCTACCCTAATTGCAAAATGGTGCTTACTCCCGGGTAGGAATTCTTCTAAATCATAATTAAATTTTGCAATTAATTTATCTGTACTATTTCTTGTATTGTCTATCTTAAAATTAAAGTGTAGCTGATTTTTTTCATCAATTTGATCTTGAAGATATTTAAAGTTAGTTAAATTGTACCTATAACTACTCCCATCACACTTACTATTAAACACTACATTAGTCTCTATAGATACTGACTCCACTAAAGGGTTACCTACACTATCTTCTAATATTTTAATAAGATAATTATTCTGCTTTTTTTCACTAATAGTACTGTTTGCAATAACAATAGGGTATTCATATAACTCGCCGTTAATATACTCTCGAACAATATCTACAGCAATTGCATTACGGCTCTCATTTTCTGCTAAAGGAGCTCCAGCAAATAGAGGGAGATTATATACTGTTGTACCATTATCTCGCATTTTTATTAAGCTCTCACCTTTAATTATAAAAATATTATTATCAAAAACAGCAAAATCTTTAATAGCTACTCCTGATAGGGGAGTGGGTGGTAGTACGATACCTTGCCTACTTAAGGTAAATGAATTTAATGTATTATTATTTTTTAATAAAATCTGACGTGAGGAGTGATCATATGATTCGAGAGCTAGTGTAACATTTTCAATGAGAGTCAGAGCATATAAATCGTTAAATTTAATAGTCTTATCACCTCGGAACCCAACAATGTTACCATTTATATCCATAGATATTGATCTAATTTTATAAACTTCTCCACTTTCTTCTGGTATAATAACTGGATCTAATATGGTGACCTCCTCTGTATGTAAATCTAGTTCTACTACTCTACCCTCTTCATTTTCCAATATATACAACTTCCCACCAAAATTATAATAGTTTATATATCCGGTTATTTCAGTAAGCTTCTTACTGCTATATATAGGGCCATTTGATTGGATTTTATAAATGTTAAAACTATCTGTTATAGCATACATATCATCTAAATGATCAGTTCGTATTAGATCTATAATTTTTTCACGGTTGCTGCTTGTCCTGATGGGCCTGACTGTATGTAGCCGTCTACCATTTGTATTATATATATCAATCGATTGCTTAGATTCAGATTGAACCGCAACAAATGGGGTTATAGCCTCATCGTTTGTCACTGAAATGCCTCGATTGTTGTAGGACCCTAAAATTTGATGATTTATTGACTTCTTCCAATCGAGTCTACGAAGCCAGAATGACATTGTTAATTCAGAATTTCTATTAATTAATTCATTATCGTTGGTTAGGTAGTAAGAATTATCTAAATTATATATATTGCTATCCACATCATCATCGCTAATAGCTGGCTGTAATCCTCCCCGTGATGATTTAAGTTGTAATCTATCTAAAATTATTTCATCATCTAAATGCTCTAAAAATTGCTTTATATAGGTAGAGCCAATCCGCTGATATATATATTTGCTATCTGGTATAATAGCTAAAGTACTCTTGATATCAAAATATTCATCTAGATTATTTTCTGCCTTTATTGTTTCTCCTAATGAAGAGAAATACCCGTGACTCACTGCGCTAGATGAAAGAGCGTTGAATTTATTAATAGCTTCAGGTATATAATACCTATCCAGCCACACGCTAGCACCACCACCACCACCTGATAGCCAGGTGCATAAGTATTCTCCGGTAGCCGCTCCCGGCATTACCCCCTCATTCGCTGTATATAATCTATCTGCAGTATGGGGAGAGTCCCCAGGGAAACTTCCACACCTGGCAAATAATGTATCATTAATATTTATCTGTGTATATGGGTATAAGCTCTTCGGCGTTGTAAATGTGTTATATGTATCTGGATAAAATTTAAAATTTTGATTATAATATGTATATGTAAAGGATATATCAGTGTTTCCTTTTTCTTCGAAGCTTCCGGTTTGCATCCCTTCATAAGATCTTAGATCTACATTCGGTATTTTTTCTGAATTATATTGGGTCATGTAGTCCCCTCGCATTATAGTATTATCATTACTTAAAGCATTCTTAAGAGGCAGCATATTTAATTCTATATAGTCCCCAGTTATATTACTATATTGTGTAGATAAAAAGTAGTTAGTAGATTGATTAAAAATGCTTCGACTATTGTCAATTTTATTATTAAAGTCCTTATATGATACCCATGAAGTATCTATTTTAGGGTGTATATCTTGAATTATATTTATATTATCTATGCTAAATTTAGTCGTCGAGTTAAACAATATACTACCTCCTGAGGAATTGTAATTTGTAAGAGTAAGCTGATCATTAACGACGCTTACCGTTTTCCTATACTCACCTTCAACTCCGCTTATTAACTTCACAAGGGTTAGTGTATTGTTATCTATATAATATTCAAATAATGTATCATCGATGGTAGTCGGTATACCCTCTACTACTACCTGCTTATTAAACATCAATTTATCGTCTTGATTTACGGTTAAATAAAATATATTATTTTTAGATTGATGAGATACGCGACAAAATATTGAGTTAATTAGATTAATCTCAAAATATTTACGACTTTCGTCTGATATACTATCATCTTGTTTGACTAAGCATGGGTATGTATCCTTTGAGAAGTCACTCGTACTTTCACTGATATATATATATTTACGAGACTCAACATCACCTTCACAATTATCTATATATATAGGAGTTACTATATTATTAATTATATTCGATATATTATTAAAATTTAATATATCACTCCCTCTAATTTTTTTAGATAAAAAAAGCGCACTATAATTATTAATATTTGCAGCCTTCACATCTTGAAGAGCGGCAGGCTTATGTATCGATATATTTGTCGATTCAATAATATGCCTAGTAGATTTAATAGAGAACTCCTCATCAACAAATCTTGCGCTTAAACTACGAGCGCTGGTACTAAAGTATACGGTATCCATTTACACTTATATTTAGGATAATACTATATTTATAACGTCACCAGACTCAGTCTCTACTATACAAAAAACGTTATTATTGGTAGTATCAGTTAATTGAGTATTAATTATGCTAACATCCCCTAAAGTATCATAATAACTATCCTTATAAATATTAATTGGGATGCTATGTAACACCTCTCTATAGTCGGAATATCTAACAAGTATTTGTGCTGTTATTGCTCCATAATCTATATTATTATCTTCAACGGGGTAATGGCTCTCATCAAATTTAAATGTATGATCTGCCCCGGTAGATATTAAAAATGTGTTATATCGTGCAAAATTATATGTTATAGGGGTATTAATATGGTCATTTTCAACTTTATAATTTTTATACTCTATAGCAGACCCGTCGCCATAATCTATCTGTATACGTGATACGATTGTATTATCTAATGCCAGTGAGGCGAAGTTAAATGTAACATCCGTTTCTCCCTTTATATAAAGAGTATTATAGGTCTGATTACCTTCTGCTGGGCCGCCGGTTAAATGTACTGTTTGCATATTCATCCTAATTAAATTTATATTCACCTGTATCTTTTGAATGTATAGGATCTGTATTAAGTTCAGATCCAGACAATAATGAAGCACTCATACTGTCAAAAAAGTTATAGCTATAACCGTTTTGTGACATTGGGTATGCCCTTATGCTTTGTATATTGATAGATTTATCATTATCCTTATGATTAAATCTCATATTAAAAAATGTTGATTGATAATTACCATCATTTCCTGCCCACGTTAATGAGAAAATATTATTTCTTGAGTTGTGAGTTAGAGATGGCTTGGTAATATTAGTTATGTTTATACCTATAGCACTAAGAGAGAATAGTGATGACAATTTATTATAATCATCACCTACCGGGTATATCTTCTTGACCTTATTTCCAGAAATATCATAAGCATATATTTCTGGAAATACACTTTTACTATTTGAAGAGGAAAGTGTACTTAATAACGAAGTAGTGCAAAAATATAATTTATTGTAGGAGTTAACATAAAATGGATTACTCACCCATTTAAATGGATCGCTTAAGGGTACATTATATACAAAATTATCAGATATACCGATTGAAGATTTAAATTGATTATCCGCAAATTTGAAATCTTGAACTATAAAATCATTAGTCGTTTCAATAATTATGGTATTGTATAATATATCAAAATATGTAATATCTCCGTCGTATATAGAATCTCTTACTATACTATCATATGAACTAAACACCCCACTCAGCGCAGCGCTCAACGGTAAAATCGTATTAGTCTTAAAGTTATGAACGAATACATTACCTGACAACTGCTGTATATAGCTAAGCGATTTATCAATAGCAGCTTCGCTTGAATTATCAAAAATTGTTGTTGAATGGGGTATCTCTTCATCAGATCGTGGGTATATATCGTTAGTATATAGTGTTTCGCCTCTATATAATATATCCAACCCGAAGCTCTTACCATCTATGATAAAAAAATTGTTGGAAGATAATATTGGAGCCGCTGTAAAACTCGCTTCGTCTATAGGTGAGGATATATTCGAATTATTAGGGTTTATACCCGCCTCTATAAGTATACTATAATAGACTTCAGCGTTATCATGTTCTTTATTGAATCTGATGTCATCAGCGCTCATTTCATCAACTCCCCGGAAACCACCGCCATCATATATTACACTTTTCTCTAAAAGATAATCTAATGACTCATTATATGTAGTTTCAATATAGGGGCAGAACTCTCTGAAATATAAGGAACTAATATCATCTCCTGTGAGATTAAACATATGAGTACTCAAATAATTGTATCCGGTGGAGTAGTTCCCACTACCATATGGTACCTCTTCTATAGTTCTTGCTGTAAGACCTGTACGCGTCGCATACCCTAAGTATAGATCATCACTAGATAAGCTATAGTTAAAATTATACCCCTCTATATCATCATAAAATACATGACCGTCAAATAATATGCGATCTTTATCCTTAGCACTATTTATCAATAAACTAGCACTCTCTATTGATCTTCTACCGGTAGATTTTTTTATAAGGCCAAATTGATTCCCATATAAATCATGTTTTAAATTTGCCAATATCCCAGAATTATACAGCTTAGTAAACAGTGGAGTAAATACAGTATTTTGATTATTTTGTGTATTTTCATTGCTGTTATAGCTATAGGCTAGTGTATCATATGGCGTACTAAATACATCATTTACGGAAAACCCATGACCAGCTGATTTTTTAAGTTTACTTTCATTTATAAAAAACTCAAGAGGGTAATTCTTGAGTGTATCTTCTGTAAAATTAGATACGTTACCATATAGATTTGGGTCTGGAAATATATAAATATTATCAGGTTCAAGCTGACCAATATCCTTTATTGAAAAGTTCTCAATAGCCGTTTTAAATGTCAGCTTCCCTAACTTATCTGGCTTAAAAAACAGACCAAGTTCTCTCGCCGATTTCCTCGACCCCTCCGGTATAGTGGCTGTAGATGGGAATCTTTTATTTGAATAATTCTTTGCAGGGGATTCAGCTTCTGCTAATATACCGGATGTGAAATCAGTCAATGTACTATTAGTAGATAAAAAGTAAATATCAGTACCTAGATATTTTGATAATATTTTCTTTCTTATATCTAATCGATATTCACTATTAGGTTTACCGTCTCTTATTGTCTGCTCTAATGTATTACTAGGTGTACATATTAGATCTACTAAACTTGGGCTATAATTTACCTTAAATAAATCTATATTATCTATAATTATCGGCTTCTTAAAAATATCCCTCTTTAGAGACTCTTCAAAATCAGTAAAGAGGTCGAGCTCAAAAACATTCGTATTTGAAGACCAATATGCTGCACGCCTACCGGTAGCGTTATAATCACTTGCGTTCGAATCAGCACTGATATCAAAATATTCAGAATATGTATCATATAGCTCCTCTATTTCTATATCTAAATCTTGAATTATTGCAGATAAACTAGTATTTAAAAGATTATAGTTATTATAACCATATTCAACAAATACATAGTCATAAATTGTATCGAAAATTCTCTGAGTAGACTCCTGAGTGGTTCCTTTGGATTTGACTGAAGCAGTTCTAGTCTTCAGTTTCTCTCTCTTTTCAATATAAAATTCACATATATCCGAAAGTTTTAAGCTGAAAAATGGGATAGCGATCGCTAAATCTTCTTCACTATCATAATCTATATTACTTAAAAATCTCTTCTCCTCTAATGTAGTATAATTTAAGGCGATATTACGCAGTAGATCAATGTATTGATTTTTTACATTTAATATTACAGCCTCCTTTGATTCACCCTTATGTACATACCAGGCTTCTAGATAATCTTTATATGCATTATTATATTGTTGAGGTGTTCCTATATTTTCAACCTGCTTTACAAAAGCATTAAAAGTAAACGGTTCACTAAAATCCAACCACCTATCTTCTTCTGTAGATAGATTTGTAATTGAGTTAGATACACTGATAGATCCATATACAGGAATAGGCTGCATATTAATATTTATAGCATATTACGCTTAAGAGCAAAGAGATGTGGTAAATAAACCAGTACCTTCAATTAAAGTATATCTTAAAGCTTCACTTACCGAACCATCTTTACCTACCCATTCCGCATTTGAGCTTAGAGCCTCATTTAAATTATGAAAATTAGAGTCTTCCCAGTTCAGTATACCTTCTAATTGCGAGTTCTCTGGAGTAAAGTTAATTGTATATAAATCATATAACTTTTCTATATCCATATATGTAGCACTCACTGGTAATACTAACGGCCATCCCCAACCAGCGTCAAAACTACTCAACGGAAATGTTTGATTAAGTCTCATTTCACCTGCATATGCACTCAAAATATTAGTATTAAGTAATTTATAATTATTACTAAATTTACTCTTCGCAACTATAGGCTCGGAAAATTCTCCTGCAGTTAATAAAGTAGTCTCCATATTGTCGATCTTTAATTTGAGATTAGTTCCATAAAAGTTATTAGGTATCGGGTAATTTTGTGAATCGAAATTATTAGTATATTGATTTCTACCAGCCCATAAACGAGATTGTTTAATTGAGAATATATCCATCAATCGTTTTAAATTGGACGGTATAGAAAATCTAAAATTCTCAAAGGACTCTAGATTAAACCCGAGCATACTATACATATTATATAGAGAATCTATATTACATAAGTCCACATCAGAATTATTACTAACAAAATCTGAAATTTTATCATATACTCGCTTACCTAGAGTGTTTGGGGATGAGCTTAAATTACCTACTATAGACCCTATTAACTCATCAAACATTACCGTATCGTCAAACAAGGCCTCTTGATATCTTAAACTCTTATAGTGTTCTGTACTATCGAAGGATTCTGATTTTTTCTCTACTTGATACTTATTAGAATTATATATATTAAAGTTTGAGCTCATACCAGTCGCTACAGCAGACATACTGAATGTAGTTGTAGCATATTTTAATGCCCACCTCATCCCGGTCCAGTCACCTCTTGCCTCAATTAAAGAATTACTACTTACAGTAGCTATTGTAGTGTTGCCAGTTTCAACGTAAGATCCTGAAGCAACCCCAGTTATAGATTTTGTTGAGTTATTTACAAATACTATATCCCCAGTACCAACTGTACCTACTCCAGTTATATCACTTGAAGAGTTGGTGGTAGTAATAGTTGATATATTTTTTAATTCAACTCCAGATAAATTTAGGATACCATAATCATTAACATTTATATTAAAGATAGCATGATCGTCTGTATCAATAGTAATATGGCTCGATCTCCCAGATATAGAATATACTGCAGTTGTTACACCTGAAGCATCGTTATGGTGAAAAATTTTATCATTATAACTAGAAAGAGCTTCATAATATGTACTCTCGTCTTGAGCGATTATCCATATATTATTACTCGTATCTATGCAGAGGTCTACTGGAGTATACCCCCCAGTCAAACTTATAGAGCTCAATGTGTTACCTAAGGTATCGTATTTAACCAATTTAGATGTGAGGGATGTAGAATATGTCATCCATATATTATTATTGATATCAGTATCAATCGGCCCCGCACTATAATTATCTAGACTAACTACAGCTAGTAGATTATTATCATTATCAATCTTTATAGCGCTAGAGCTGTTATAAAATGATCCCCAGATATCTTTATTACCATCTATAGCAATATTTGACCCACTATTGCCCGCTGCTACGGTTAGACCGAAAGAGGATAAATGTGTTGTAGATAGCGGGGTCGAGAACGCATCATATTTCTGCAAAATTCCAGACTTCAAAGCTGCCCAGGCTGAATAATAGGAACCTGTATGTGTATTATCTTCTGGGAATAGGCTATGTGGTATATATGTGCTATTGTAATTTGGGGTGTCATATACATAACTAGCTACTGGAATAGTTTCCTTTACAATAATACTATCAGACCCGAATTGAGTCTTTAGTGCAAAACTTATATTTAAAGATTTATTAATATCGCCACATCCTACGATTCCAAGCATTGGGACGGTATCGGAGTAGTTATATGTTTCATTAACTATAGTATCTGCAGATAGGTATAAATCATTCAACGTGAAATTACTATCGGATGATAAATAACTATTTGAAAAGTGCATATACCCCTTCCAGTAGCCCCCTGCACTCGATAGATTATCTGTGTACGTGCTTATAATAGATGGCTGCGCAGATGTAGGTATAGCAACACCTGCCCCAGATACAACATTAATTTTTATTTGATATGGTTGTGTAATATTACCTACTGCGGTTAAAGTGGGTAAATAATTGGAGGCATATTTACTTGCATCCTTTAATCTTATAACAAAAGGTATACGTGTATCAGTGTATTGAATATTAGATAATTTAAATGTATCTATATTATCTTCAATACCATCAATACCGTTTTGAGAAAATGTTAAGGTATTAACACTCAAATGAGGGGTTATAGTTAGATTAAAGCTGGCTGCAGCCGTATTTAGCGTTGGTAGCTCAGATCTATTATATATATTCTTGTAATAGTTATTTTCATAAGATACTCTATCATCGAATTTAGATGTATCAAATCTTATAAGACCTAATATAGCAGATCTATCTTTCAACCATTTATTATCGGTTGTTATTTTATCGGAGCTAATATATACTCTTTCTGTACTATATGTTCCTGCAACTTCCGCGTCTGTATCACACTTACGACATCTTACAATATTATCCCCAGATACTTTTGCATATATTATATCTTTAGGGTGTGTTGTAATGCTATCGATTACTTTATATTCAGCTGTAGAGGTAATAGTATTAAAACATCTACTATAAAATTTGACACTAGGTATTAGGTGAGCATATTTGTTGGAGTAATACTGATCATGTGTTAAAAAATCCCCTCCTGACGCATATAAATTAACAGTAATGCCTGAACCAGATAGCGAATTATAAGTTTGCCAGTTATTATATATTTGAAGGTCTATGCCCTCGTCGTGACCTGTAGAGCCAGCTGGTTGTATAAAAGATGATTTTGAGCTAAGAGAAATTGTGTTTGTTACAAAGTCGCTTATTTTGAGGCTTTTTGTAAATGAGCTAGTATGCGCATCACCGCCTGTATTGTATACATATAATGTAACTTTGTATATTCCTGAAAAATTATAACTATGAGTTGCACATAAGCTTTGAGAGGTAGTACCATCTCCAAAATCCCACAATACCTGACCTGTATTTGAATTAGGGTTTATCTGAGGTATAAATGTAAATGGGCATATATCTAGAGCATAGCTAGAGAGTGAGAAATTCCCAGTGAAATCTCTTATATTAAAAAATGTGTAGTCTGTCTGAGGGTGCTCCATGTATTAATTAATTATTATCTTCGCAGCAAGTTCCGAACCTTTGTAGAAAAACGGCACTTTAAAGAACGGTAATTGTATATTTTGGGTTGTAATATTTATATCATCTTCCGGATATAGTGTATTCCACGTTAGTAGACTAATGCCGGGTTTTTTAATAGTATTGCCTTCATAAGTTGTAGATGTGTATATTTCATCTACCCCTGATATATCTATTATTCGTCTAGATAAATCAGCTAAATCTATTACCATTCCGAGAGTTATATTACTATTATCAAAATAGTCTAATATAATTTTATTGATGGAGGTCTTTATATCATCTAGGGATATATTTATGCCCCTATCTGCATTAACTACTAAAGTCGTATTGTCTCTAATTTCCGAAATTGACCTTGGGTCGTTTGATTGTATTTCTACCCCTAAGTCTACCGCAGTATAAACTGGATCGCAAATTACAATCTCATTCGTAACCATCTTTACACGATCTATATAATCATTAATGGCCTTTTTTAATGATTGTGGCGTTGCTACCGGCGCAATTTCATTTATAATGGATCCTGCTGATGGTAATGCAAAAACATATATATTATTAAAGTCGCATGCATCTGCGAACTTTAACTGGTTAATTGATACATTAGTATCTTCGTTAGGTCGTGATAGCCCAATGTCGTAGTAATATTTTATTACATTATCTATATAGCTATTATTATTGACAACTTTTATAGACTGAAACAGGTTACTAAATTGCTTTTTTAATAATGATTCATAATCATCTATAGTCACCGCTCTATTTTGCGCAGAAAATACTCTAGGCGCGTTTTGTTTAATATCTTCTAATAATTCATAGTCTGAGTATGGGGTAGATTTTGCGGTATTATTTAATTCTATCTCTTCAGATGCAATCCTGCCAGCTATTGTATTAGATCCAACAAAATTGATATTAGTGGAATCGCTATACAATGCTGAATTTAATTCTTGAAATCTTTGGGAGTTGTATTGTTTGATAGAAGATGCCTTAAGCAGCCCTGATATATCAATATAAGCTTCACTACCATCACTCAATAGATAGAATACATATATTATATCTCCCTCATTAAGCTTTTTACCGGTAATATTATTACCAAACTTTAACTCTACACGACCATTTTCGTTTACTCTCTTTTCAAATACATCCGATGTACCGCCAGCATAATATAGACTATCTATCTCTTCCCATTGCGACCAGGTATTATCCCCTATATTTTTAACATAAATGTTAATATTATTATAATCTATAAATTGGGTATTTTTATTGTCTACATCTTAAGTATTAATGTTAATACTTCATAACTCTCACCCATCGCTGTATATTCCGGATATTCAGTAAATACGCCCTGAAATAGCAACGTCTTGTCTGAAAAAGTAGTAAGGGGTTCATTACCAGTAATTGTTTTTTCAAATGATACATCTTTAGAAAATGAATATGTAAATCCGTTATAATTAATATAAGAGTATCTCTTTATACCATATGCCCCGACCGGTAGTTCTGCCGTCCCCTTCGCTTGAAAGCTTACAACTGAAGTCTTAGGCCCTTCAGGCTTATAATCTATAAGTTTTACCAACTTATTCATATTCTCATATAGCTGAGTTTGATCAAACATTGTTTCAGATGATGTTTGGTTCAAATAGAACAGTAGTATATGATATGTAAAGGCAAAAATATCAGTCAATGCAGCAAGGTTACTTCCCTCAAAATTCTGATCGGTAAATACAGTATTTTCAGTTAGCCTATCTGTTATGTAGTCCTTCAGCGTTACAGCGTCAAAAGATGCATAGGCTCCTTTAGGTAAATTAAATTCAACAAATTCAGTACTCATATCTTCTTAGTTATTTAATACAGCGAACCCTTCGTAGTTGAGTAACCCCGATAATAATAATTCACTTCCAGCTAAAAAGGGTACGCGAATGAATAAATTTACTATATATGCTTCGTCTTCTATACGCGAAATCACCTCTGGGGGTTTTATAAATTCAATACGAGGTTCTTGTTCTATTAGACCTGACCTTATTCTCTCTACAATAGTTACCCTAACACTTTCGGATATTGGCTCAAATAGTACATCTCTTAAATCAATGCCGAATAGCGGATTTAATATCTTCTCCCCTGGAGAGGTAGTCATTATATTAATTATTGAATTTCTGATAGCCCCTAAATCATAGTCAATTTGAATATCTTTTCTCTCATTATCCGCATATACCTCATCTCTGGATGTAAAGGTGGCAGCAATATCTAGATGTAAGTCGGAGTACGAAAAATCTCTTGTATATTCACGAGCTTTCGGCAACGACGTTATTTTAACGTTTCCCATGAAAATATTTAAGGAGATAGAATAAATAACAATGATGAAGAACGACCAAAAATTTATAAAACTTTGTGAAGCTGCGCTCACCCGCTTAGATCGGGCGGGATTTCTCGTTGGAGACGTTGTCGAGATCTCAGATCTATCAAAAGTTTCAGAGAAAATTAGATCCGGCCTAAAAGAATATGTTGATTTAGGTTTAAATCTTAGAGTTATTGATATAGTCAATAACACACCATCTGATAAGCCTGGCAGTCAACTTAATAACACCGGCGATGTTACTATATTTCTAGGTGTAGATTATGGAGGTGGTAGAATTATCGGTAGATTCCCAGTACCTCCAGAGAGTTGTACTCCAATTGAATTTTATCCTAATCTCGCTCCAATTCCAGATGCACTTCGTCGTGATAATGCAATTACAATTAAACCAGAGGTTGTCCCTGGTTATGAAGGTGAGGAATTTAAAAAGCAAACCGGTACTGCAAATGACGGTAATGGTAAGCTAAAGCCGGTAGAGGCTTCCAATCCAGTAAAAGATACAAAAATACCAAGCCCTACACCCCCTAAGCAAGCTGTATACTTTAGAGAGTCTAAAGAGCGGGATGTAGAATGCTTGGCAGATGCATATATAGCTATGCAAAAATAGCCCTGTTTAGTTGTATGGTGCAAGCTGTAAAGTTAATTTCTTGATCGACAACAAAAGCAGCTCTATATAAATGTTCAGATATAGATAATATGCAGTCCTGCTTTTTATCTGCCGTTATATCTGTCTTTTTAAATATTATATCTAACAATGTTTTAAGAAGCGTTTGATAGTCGTTTTGAAAATCTATCCCATGCTGAATAACATATGTTCTTAAGGCAAGAGGGTCGTCTAATTTACTATAAACCTTCTCAGCCACATGGTCTATAGTCTCTGACTTATTTATATTAAGTTTTCCTGATGAACTAAATTTCTGTAGTAGATTTATAGTTTTTCTTATATCTGGATAGATGCCTCTAACTAATTCTACAAATTTTAAATGATCTTCCTTTTCTACCGTTATATCTTCAGATTTTAATATAGACATACACCTCGTTACTATACCTGCAACTGGAGGAGATAAATCTATTTCTTGTACTCTACTCTGCAACGGAGCAATAATACGGTGCTTAAAATTAGCAGTTAAAATGAATTTTGTATACTCTGAGTATTCCTCCATTACATTCCGCAAAGCTCTCTGAGAATCAGGAGTGATACCGTCTGCTTCATCTAGTATAATCACCTTAATATTACCATCGATGCTCTTAGTACGAGCGAAGCCTATAATTTTGTTTCTAACAGTATCTATACCGCTCTCATCACTTGCATTTATATATAAATGCTGACATTTCAAAATATCATTAACAATTACTTTAGCTACAGTAGTTTTACCTATCCCCGGAGGCCCCTGGAGTAGTAGATGGCTCATATTACCATCAATCGCTATTTTATCTAGGACTTCTCGCGACGAATCGCTAAGAATAATTTCTTCTAATATTTTAGGCCGATATTTTTCAGCCCAAATATTTTTTATACCACCACTATTTTCCATATTTTTTATTTACCTGTTGATCCAAACCCACCGTCACCACGATCGGAGACACTATCGCTAATACTAAAGGCACTAAAGGACATATTAGCATCAATCAGTGGGTATACTACTATTTGAGCAATTCTATCCCCGATACTAACATTATAATCTACATCAGTAAAATTGTATAACTTTACTGCGAGATCTCCCCTATATCCATTATCGATTATACCAAAATGTGGAGATATGCCATGTTTAAACCCTAAACCTGAGCGACCTTCAATTCTGAACCAGTACCCTGGTTGTATATATGCAACTGTTAATCCTACATCAACAATCGCCGAGCCTACCTTATAATGCTTATTAATGTCTGTATACTTACTAAGTGGAACTTCCTCAATAGTTGATGCTCCCTGTGATCCTGCTGGTATAGTAGTATTAACAACAGATACCAGATCATATCCAGAGTCGCCGGTACCCGAATTACCCTCTTTATCAATACCTATATGACTCCTAATAGGTATTTCCGCCCTATCGTGTGTTTTCGTAAAAAATATATTAATCATCGTAATTTAATAATAGTATCAGAGTTGAAAAAGGCCACCAGTTACATTAAATAATTTTGTGAATGATGATAATACAGTAAAAGATTTACTAGCCCAGCTGCAAAGTGATCCCCCTAGGGATAGAGCCGAGGGTACAGATATAGATTTAGCTAGGGAAAATATTGAAGATTTTTTACTAGCAAATATAGGTAAATTGGTTCAGGGTGGCGTTGAATCCGTTCAGAATATGATTGACTTTACAGCATCAGCTCCCGATGCAGATAGTAGTGAATCTCTAGCATCGCTTATAAGGGCATCAGCCTCATCAATTGATATATTGCAAAAGATTATGATTTCTCGAGAGAAAAATATAAATTCCCGCGAAATAGCACAAATGAAGATAGACAGCTCATCAAAAAATATGGATAAAGAAATAACTGCGAAGCTGTTACTTAGCCGTGAGGAGGTTTTACGTCAACTTATATCTAAATCACGAGATCTTATTACTGAAGATGTGGTAGAAGCTGAAGTAGAGGAACTAAGTGATTAGAGTTGGATTTGCATCTTCCCCACCTTGATCATTATTGATATTAGTTTTAGTACCAACTTCGCTTGAATCTGCGCCATCTTTAATAGTATCATCTCTATCTACTCGACTGAACTCATCATCAGCTGACCTTTCAGACATTACAACAAAATAATCTTCAGTTGGCTTATATATAAATGTAGTAACAGCCTTACCTCCCCTATGTACACTAGTAGCAGTGTCCTCCCCATGTGTATCAGGGTTTTCATCAATCATTAACTCTGCTGGTTTGTCATTAATTCTGTGATCAGGGTCGTGTGGGCTATATTTGAGAATAAAATCACTAATCTCAAAGCATTTACTACCTACATCCTTTTCAGTGTTTTTCCTAATCTCTTCTCTAGCCTCTACCGCTGCATTAAAGGGGCTAATAGATCTCTCTAAAGAACCAACTATATTATGTGCTACATTTGCTAAAGTTTCAGCAAATGTATCTTCCTCTTCAACTTCCGATTCTACTCTCGCAGTATCTATTGCTTCTGGATCTGACAGAGCATCAGCCGCATTTACTTGAAAACATAACCCTTGCATTTTCCGTTTCTGTCCAGCGGTAGATGAGTTCCATCGCTTTTCCGGAACCTCTAATAGACCTACCGGTGATTTCTTAAACCACGCTTCTGCGATTGACTCACCGCCGACTAAGCTCTTAAGGTATGTGCCCTCTGCTTCATTTTTAAAAATCTCTATAGCGTCTGGCGACGGTATATCCCCACCTAACCAGTCCCTATACCCCTCTGAGTATTCTGCAACTCTATGCGCTCTATATTGCTTGTATTCTTTATCTCTAGATAGATAAGCAAGCCGATCTGTTGGTGGTTTTAGCGGGTTACACCTACCCCCGCCACCACCGCCACCACCACCGCCACCACCACCGCTGCTATCACTCGTAGATTCTTCCTCAGTTTCTTCTACTGACCCGGAGCCCCCACCAGCGTTACCTGTATTATTAGCAGCTGTTGCAATTACATCTATTATAGGCGCCTCACCTATTCTAAGACCGCCACTTTTTATATTATATGGTAGTCTATTATACTCTTCAGAATATTCAATTAGTACATCTGGTGGTAAATCTGACGATATTTCTAATAGATTAATTGCAAATTCAGTAGCTGCCTCATCTGGCGAGGTTGATGACATAATTGAATAAAATTGATTATTTAAATCGATTATGGTTTTAAATGCACTTATTTCCTGACATAAGCCAAAACTATCTACATAATACGAATATGGTAAATGAGTAAATATGAATGGGAGAGCTGTTTTAGATATTATCATTTACTTGCGTATGTTTTTACTCCAGATATTTCATTCCAATACTTTTCATCACTGAATATATGCTTGCAGCTTGTAATCCAATACCGCCCACATATATTTCTATGCCTTTCTGTAGCATCACCTCCCTCTATTGAAGCTATATCTGCAAATAGCCCTGACCGTCTATACGGCATGCCTCTTGTAGTTATATTAATCTTATGAGAATTGTTAATTAAATTGTTAAAAAATACAGCGTTAGTATCTACTTGTTCCGCATAATCGGGTCGAAGAAATGTAGATTTAAACGTATTACTTGATTCTAAAATATTATTCTTAAATTGATCATTAAACTCTATCGCCGAATTATCACCAAGCGGATCAACAAAATATTTTTTATAATCTGAAAGTGTTTTATCTAAAAATTTAGCTCCATTATTAAATCTTGACCCAGTTGCGCCTTCTGTAACTGGGATATATAACGACATCTTTCTGCCAAGCTCCCCACCGTTAGGGTATTCATGATTAAACGACTTAATAACGCTTAAATCGCTACTAGCATTCTTTGCAACCTTTATACCGCCTGAACCACCGTCGCCTCTAACTCCCATATCACCTAATATAAATGACTCTAGTACCCACTCTGCATCCTGTGAGAATTTCTCGAAAACCTGATGCATGGGGTACGACTTCATTTCATTATCCTTATTATCCCAATATGTGTAAATAAAGTCATGAGGGGCTTCTTCTGATATATGTCGTGAGTGTATTTTTTTAATAACATCATAACAATATTCATTACCGAAAGGCGAGAGAGGTGGTGTATAATGTTTCCCCTTTGCCCAATTATCTTTACTTACGGGGATGCCTGCCTTTTCAAATACCTTCCTGAGATATACATCTGTTCTAACTCCTCTCTCGTTATTAGACATATTAGTGATATCATTTTCACTATCTGTTATCTCTTTAAAATCCTCAATAGATACAGTAGATTTTATTTCTCTTAATGCCTGACCTCCAATTTCTCTAAAGTATATCCGCTTCATACTTCTAGGGTATTCCCCTATTGGTAAATTATCTACCTTATAAATACTTAACGCGTGTTCTACAGGTGGTGTAGAAATCTCGCCCTCATCACCATCATTTGCTTGTATATATATATACATCAAATCAGTAAACGGATCACCACCAAATTTTATTAAGTTGTCTAGAGCACCTGCAGTATTATCTACAACCATAAATCCTTCTACAAAACCAGTAGAGGGAAGACGAGAGTCTATCTCTAAGTATCTGATGGATGATTTAGTAAGAGATACCCCCGACCCTAGAGATATATCGAATGTAAACGATCGATCATCTATTTGTGCTATCTTTGCCATTTATAATGAATTTTTTAATTGGTTTAGTATTGAAGTTAAATACTCCTTTTTAATTACCTTATATGTATCTCCAGTCTTAGGCAATACTACTGGGTTTATTATATTATTAATAGCTAGTATAAGCCACCATAAGTGCTGAGTGCCATAGGCATCATGACTGATTGTCGTCCAGGGAATCGGCTTAGCTATCTCCACATAATTAAAAACTTCAGGATCAATATTATTACTATCTATTGATATTTTTCTCAGTATATTAAAATAGTAATATGATGTGCCCTTCCCATTTCCTTGAGTATACACATTAAATATATTTTCATATCTTCGTATATCGAGATTAGGCAATTCCTCTATGTCATTTTGCTTCAGTTGTATTATCATTTTTGTGCCTCTATTAAAAAGTTTCCAGATTCTTCTGTTAGTGATTTCACTTCGATAGTTATTTGATAAGCCTCTGGTATGATATCACCTCCAATCATTCTTCGTGTGCCTGCCATCTCAACTTTAAAGGAAGATATAAACCCATATTTTATAAATCTAATACCCGGTATTAGAGCTTCATAAAAATGGGGAGGGTCTAGTTGCGTTTTTGATTTACGACTAGGTGAAGTATTTCTGGCAAGTGTATTTATAAATTCTTTATTTTTTTGTATACTCCCTGATTCCTGAGTATTGAGAAGAGGAAATGTTAAAGATATAGGCTCTTCAGATAGAGCGGATGGCTGGTAAAATCTGGTCCTCTCGACGAATACCCCAGGTTCCAGCAACCCACTAAATCCGTAATTGCTTCCAGCCATATGCTGATTAACAAACTTAGCCCCCGCCGCAGCAAAGTCCGCGATTAAATTGTTACTATCGCCGCCGAATGTAGTTGCCCAGCTATTAGTCCTCGATCTTACTGAGTTCTCAAAATAAGGTAACTTAAAGGTATTGCCAGATTCTAATAGATTATACATCCCCCCGTAAGGCTCTAAATGTGGAGAGCTCTCACTATTACCACCAGTTGCTAGTTCACCTGCAATACACTCATCCACAAAATCGCAGACTGTACCGCCTAGATTTTCTAATGTAGATGTAATAAAGTGAGCAAAGCCTTGTGTAACTTGACTAGTAGATACTTTATACTCCTTCAACTCTATATATGGTGGATCTTTCGGCTTATTTAAGGACCAATCATACCCATTAACTATATCGAAGCTGCTCCCCCCATTACCTCCAGTATTTCCACTAGGGGTTGTATTTTGATTTGAAGATGATGATCTACCAGCTGAGCTGCTCGGAGCTCCAGGATTTGTAGTAGTAACATTTGCCATTAATAATATTTATTCAAATATTAATTATTCCTATACCTTATCGAAAAACTCAGCAACGTCCGTTGTAAGCTGTCTTAATGTAATGGATATATTATAAGCTTCTGGAATAATAGTATTAACACCGCCTATATCCATAGTTCTTCTTGTGCCTAGAAAATCAACTGAAATAGACTCTACATATCCAAACTTCATATAGGTATATCCAGGGACTGTTACTTCATATATACACGGAGGTACAAAGGCGCTACGGTCCAATCGCTTAACACAATTTTGAAATAAAAGTAGCCATACAAGATCGTAATTACTTTGAATGTCTTCTTCATTTAGCGTATTGAGTAGCGGAAATGAAAAGCTGACTGATTGGGTACTACTGCCAGGATCATAAAATCTCGGCTTTAAAAGAAATACCCCCGGCTCAGTTAAGGTTTTAACGAGCTGGTTTGTCCCAATAGAAATCTTCTTAAATGCATTATATAGATCACTCGCTGCATCCATTAGCCCGTCACCTTTATATGTTTCCGCAAAATCAGCTGATTTTGTAAATACAGGTCCTTCATTATAATACGGTAATGTGTATATAAACCCTGTAGGCTCACTATCATATAGCCCATCAAAAGGATCGTCAGAGTCTGGAATATCTGCTGCTGACATTATATCTTTCAGTTTACCCTTTACTCCAGCTGGACAGAGTTCTAAAATCTTATTAAAGCTACCTGATGCAACAGCTGTTGAATATTTAGCTTGAGTAACAATAGAGCTTTGCAGTATTTCTGATTCCTTTAATCTAATTTCTGGAATGTCTATAGATTTAACGGTAGAATATTTACCTATAATGTTAACAAGACCGCTACCTGACGGCCTTGCTGACATTTTACCTCCAGAAGATTCTATTGTATATAGGCTCATTATGAAATCCCCTTAGATACTCTATCGTTGAAGAACATGTCGTTTGTATCTGCTGGATATCCACCACCACCACCTGTCCCACTACTATTCCCACCCCCACCGAACATCATTGGCGCTGTACTACCTGCAGAGTTATTAACGGAAGCAATATTTGAAAGACCGGATCTAATATCTTTTAATATCTGTACCTGATTATTCGATGCAGTAATAATATCCTTTCTAAGTTTAGACAACTCTTTGACTGATGCCCTATTAAGATCAGCGATAACTTTAAAGTCGCCTTCAATATTGAATTTAACTTTATCTACATTTGTTTGTATTTTACTCCCAAAATCTGCACCCGCTTCAGCAATATGACCTGCGATAGCAGCGCCTGTCTCTCTAGGTACTGCTATTATTTTAGCTATAATATCTTTTGCGTGGCCTATTGAAGCTTTCAACATCTTAGGTATGCTAGTTATTAGAGACATAGCTTTACTAGCTATAAAATTAGTAATACTCGACGTCATATTCTTTTGCCAGTTAGCAACTGTAGTTGAACTATTTACTAAGATATCCTTCCCTAACTTTAATTGGTTAGCAATGAACGTACTTGAATTCTTTATACGGGCAGCTGCATCACTCAATAAATCACTACCTGAAGCGATTACATTGGTAACTTTGGCTTTTACTATAGCATCAAGCCCCTTTAATTTAGATTTAGCATTACTAAATACATCAGCAGATGCAGTTTTTATATTATCTATAAATATCCTTATATTTTGACTAACTGTATCAAATATAGCTCTCCCAGGTAACTTAATTTTATCTATAATATTATTTGTATAGTTTTTAATTTTTTCTCCTGCAGAACTTAGAGGGGAGAAAAAGGCCTTTATTTTTGATATAAACTCATTTGTACCTTGAGTTAACTCAAGACTCTTACCGTTATCGGTTTTTTCTATGAGACCTAGCCACTCAAGTGGTTTAGCTAGGAAATATGGCAGATTTTTAAGTTTATTACTGATCCAATTTTTTGCACTCATTCCAAAGTCTTTTATATTTGAAAAATTTACTGAATCAGTAATTTTAGACATACTAAGAGACGAAATTATACTATAACCCTTACTTACCCCTTCCGCTAAAAGCGGCGCGTATGGAAAGATACCCTTTATTATATTTTCAAATCCAGATTTTATATCACCTCTATTAAAGGCCTTCCAAGATTCGAACCACCACATCAGAGAGGATATTACAGGTATATATTTACCATATTTTGATATCTTATCTCCAACCCATCCAGCTAGCTTACTGAACATTGAACCAAATTTTTCTGACTGCTTAACTCGAGCACTTGGGCTCATTACAGCATATCGCCCTAATAGAGCAATATCTAAAGCAATGCCTAAAGGGCCTGTAATAGCCCCCACCCCTGGGATTAGTGTACCTAAGCTTAGTAATCCAGAAGCAATCTCCCCAACACCACCTATAATATCACCCGCTTTTATATTTTTATAGGCAAACCAAAAAGCAACCAACGCCCCTACACCCGGTAAAAATCTGATAACTTTAGAAATATGGCCGCCTAATTTACTACCCAATGTTGAAAATATTTTTAAGAATTTACCAGCTTTAGGGAATGCTTTTGTCACCTTATCTATAATTCCAAATGTCGCTGTTTTTAATATATTAATTGCACTGGTGACTAATCTACCGAGTCTCTTTTTAATACTCTCTAAGAATATACCCCCGAGCTTTACTAAGCCACCACTGAACATTTGCATCAATTTTCCTGCAGCTCCAGGACCAGTAAAAAATGCTGCAATTGCAAGACCTAAACCCCCCAAGACTAATAAAATACCCCCTAAGCCTTTTAGTAAAGACTTAGAACATGCATCATCAGACTTAGGAATATCTACATTAATTACTGACGGTATGTTACGTGTCTTCTTCGCACCAAAATCTGGATTTTTCTCTTTTGAGAAATTGAACATAGTCCTTGCAAATATTTTGGATATAGTCCCCCAACGGGAGGCCTCATTGGTCGAGAGAGAGGGCCCTTTCTTCTTTATAGACCGTTCGTTCTTATTGTCAAAATCAGGTGAACGTACATCATCATAATTTGCAGATGATTGATTAGCTGCAGGGAGACCCGCAACATCCTTTAGCTTTTTAACTGCTTCAGCTAAAGCAGCAATTAATTTTGTAACATCTTGGTCCACATAATTATTTATTCACTAGTAAAGAAAGCCGCATCAATTTCTATAGAACCAAATTCAGTATCTAAGTAATAATTCTCGATTTTCCGGGTTTTTGTGATAAAATCTATAATATCTTTGTTTATACTACTAGGCATAGCCTCAATTATGGATCTTTTAGCAGACGCACTCATACCATCAGCAAAATTATATGTATCATCTCCAAACTCTATACTTTGTATAAATTTATCAATTTCATAAATATACAAATTACCTATGGTGTCCCCTATGGATGTATTCACCTCATTAACTCTCTCTATAGCTTTATTTACCTTTATATCTCTATTGAGAGATGGTACCTCAATATGTACAGTTATACCATCAACTACAATTGAATCTTTTAAAACGAGGCCATCTAATAAGCTGTTGTAGTTAGTAGTAACTGTAGCTAAGTGCTTAGCTATACTCAATTTATTACCAGCTACTTTGATTACATCGTCAACGAACAAAGACCTCAACGCTAGTATAATAGGGTATCTATCAATAATAGAAAAATTATAGTCTGCGCTTGCATTGCTTACTATTATTTCATTAAGTACATTTGTAAGAGTAATACCACTTGACGGGCCATCTGCAGCAGTCTTTATTATCTCTTTTTGTTGGTTTACATTAAGACCTCTAAATTCAAACTCTTTTTTAGCAGTAGGTACAGATATACTATGTGTGGTCGACTCATTTATCTCATTAAGTTTATCTAGAAGGGTACTCGTGCTCATATATATATATTAATTATAGTTGTATCTCTAAGAATCAACTCCATTCTTATTAGTCTCTTCAAACTTTTTATGAATGCTTATAATTTTATTAAATTCTCGGGGGGTTATTTTACAAAATTGATCGTAGCTCCCACCTATAACCTTACTGAAAATATATACATTCTCACAAAAAGCATCTTCATCAACAGAAAATAGAGATTTTAAAAGAAAGAATAAATTGTTATCAAAAATACCAGACTCAATCTTATCATAAGATACCTGTGAACCTTCCGCCGCAGATGGGAGAAGTGTTAAGGTATTAGTATCTTCAACTGCAATATTATTACATATATCGACCAGGTCAAAGTCTAAAGATTCTAGGAACTTAGTTTTTTCTTCATCTGTAAAATTAGCAAAATATAAAACCTCACCTATGTCAGACTCTATAGTATATATCATACTAATATATGCATCAGCAACTGTACTATGAAACATATTAACCGGAGCTGTTAGAGTAATTTTAATATCATGATATTCAATTATATTTAAAATATCTAAAGGTAGTTGCTTACAATTATTTAATATAGTGTATAAAAAGACACCTATAGTCTGATTATTGCCATTAACATCCTTACCTATTAGAGATATTGATTTATCTACATATTTTTCATATAGAGATAACCATATAAAAAATTTATCTATTTTTGTTAATTCCGGTATGACCTCCTCATTAATAACTAGGTTCAGGAGCGTTTCATCTAAAAACTTACAAATTGAATCATTATCATCATTATCGCCAATAAATTTGCAAATCATATAAAATATATAATTACTAATAGGCTTTACTTTAACATCTCGCCTCGTTTGCGGCGCTTTAATTGTTGTATAATACTCCATTAAGATACGCTATAATTATCATACACCCAGGAAGTACCTATTAGGTCTACTTTTGAAGAATCGTACGTATATGATACACTCTCTACAGCTGTTGGGGATGCATTATAATATTTAAACGTCTTTCGCGGTGATCCATCTCTACCTAAATGCGTTGCAGTTATGGTCTTTTTTAGATCATTTGCATCTGCAATACGACCATAATGAGCTGATACTATTACCCACGCTCTAAGAGCTAAGTCTGCAAATGACTCTTCAGTCTCTATGAATTGAATAACTAAAGGTCTACTGTCAGTAGATGATCTGCCAGAGTTAATTACCCCGGGTAGCAACCCACCGTTGTTTAAAATTGTTGCTTTGCCAGCATTATAGTTATCATTAGCGTGGGTTAATGAAGCTGCTAATAGCTTCACACTACCTCCAGGTATATTATCCACATTGCCCCAGGACACACTCTCTAGCTCGCTTACTTCACTCAACCTACCAGGGAGTGTAAACTCCACCTCCCACGACGTGTGTAGAGGTATGTTGGTCCTCGGATTGCCGAGATTTTCCAGGAAACTGCGAGTAGACATAAATCTATTTATGTCATTTTTTTATTATCTACTCACTAGTGTAATAATGGTATGCAAATGTAGAACTAAAGCTTACAATTTGACCAGTACCTGCCGCCATAGTATAATCTAATGCTCCGGTACTTCTAATTGCTGCACCTATTAGCTTATATGTCTTTACAGGGGCAAGGTTCTTATCAACTTGAGCTAATGATATAATAGAATCTGGCCCACCAATATTATAATCGCCGCGACCATCATTACCAAAAACTCTCTCTGTTTCTGCTATCATCTTAGAATGAATATCTGAGTTTGCATCACAATAAAAGTCAATTTGATAGGATGCAGAATTTTCATATACTGCTCGACCTGCAACATTAAAATCTAGCCCCTGATAAGGCGCAGTAACATTTTCAATCGTCCTATTTGGGATGGAGCCAGATTTTGCATAAACTAAATCATCTTCAGAAAGAGAAAACCCAGGAATGTTAATACCGATCACTCGAAATAGAAAGTCACGGGAGAACTCTCTAGCAACTGCCCGCTCGAAAAATGAAGTTATGTCTTGCATATCTATATTTAGGTTTATACCTCCGTTTTTATTAAAAAACCGCAGACAATTAACCTAAATCGGCTAAATACCACTTATGCAGACAGAACTAATAAAAAAATTGACGGAGTTATCTCAGGAGTGGTTCGATTATGAGCTACCTACTGGTATGGGTGAAGATATGGAGAATACTGAACTAATTGAAGCGGCAGTATTAAGTTGTGCAGTACAACTCGAAGATATTTTAGAAGAATTTACAGAAGATTAAAACTTACAGTGGACTTAGATCGGAACCTCATCATAATATAGATGTAACAAACAACAAATATGAATACGGATTACTACGAAAATATACTAAAAGAATTTGAACGGCTCAACACTACTAACCCCGACTTAGGAAACACTGGTGATTGTCAATCACTGCATAATACCGGCTTATGGACTGTAGTGACCACTACAGCCGGTCCGAATCGTCGAGAGCGTAAATCACCCCCTGGTGAAGATTGTCAATCTGCCCAGCCCAACCACTTTAATGGAGACCTAACCGACGGCTCTAAACCAAAGTCCCAGGAAACGTTTACTATTAGATCTAGGTCATATTACACTGACAGTAAAGACCTCATTATTAGTGTTGATCTACCTGGGGTTATCCGCTCATCGATTAATGTAAATACTACAAAGTCTACAGGTATTTTAGATATATCCGCTACTCGAAACTGCAGCTCTTCGTTTAATATAAAACATCACACTGCAAAAAGTAAGATACCGCAACAGAAATTAACTTCAAGCTTCTTTGTATCTCCCGAGTTTAATCTTGACGATCTTTGTATGACCCTTAATAACGGAGTACTATTTATAGAAATACCTAAGGCAATCTCGCCATCTACTGATAAAAAAGTTCATAAGTTTTAATGAATATAAAAGCATTATTAGATCAAAGAGATTCTAAATTCTTAAAATTCTACGAGCCGTGGCCTACATTAGATATAAATGGTGAGGATAATTATGGCGATACAGCCATCACCATGTCTGTATCTAACTGTATCAATAGGCAGCGTTATCAAGATCATAAATCTAATAAAGTTGCGAGGGTACCTCATAAGGATATTAGAATAACTGATAGGGAGCTACTGCTAAATTTTATAGCTATAAACACACCAATAGAGTCAGATAGTCTATGAAAAAAATATTAGTAACGGGCGGCGCCGGTTTTATCGGATCTGCATTAGTTCAAATATTAGCAGACTCTAATTACGAAATAATTATCTTAGACAAGATGGGGTATGCTAGCAACTCTAAGTTTGCTGAGAATATGTGTAGTAGGCTATCAAACGTCTCTCTCATTGTCGGTGATATATCTGAGAGGCCACTATTAAGAGAATTGCTACATGATAAGGGCATTGATAGTATCATTCACCTAGCAGCCGAGTCACATGTAGATAATTCAATTGCATCACCTAAACCTTTTGTAGATTCAAATATTATAGGCACATATAATATACTAGAATCCATAAGAGAATTAAAGCAAACTACCGGTAGGAGTGTTAGACTTATTCACGTCAGTACTGATGAAGTATATGGGGATTTAGATTTAAATAAATCCCCGTTTACAGAGTTATCACCGTATAGACCATCCTCACCATATGCTGCTACTAAGGCGGCTGCGGATCATCTAGTAAAATCTTGGTCAAGAACTTATGGCATAGATGCAATTGTTACCAATTGCTCAAATAATTTCGGGCCCCGTCAACATAGAGAGAAGTTAATACCTAAGTTAATATTAAATGCTATTGCTGGTAAAAATTTACCTTTATATGGAAACGGTCTCCAAATAAGAGATTGGCTATATGTTACAGATCACTGCGATGGTTTAATCCGAGTGCTTGAAGGAGGTGTTTCTGGGTCAACATATAATATAGGGGGTAAATGTGAATGTACAAATCTATCGATAGCTAATAGAGTTATGTTTGAGGTATCTTTACAAACCGCAAAACCATGCACGAGTATTATTGAGTATATTGCAGATAGGCCCGGTCACGATAAAAGATATGCAATTAATGCAAATAAAATTTCTCGTGAATTAGGATGGAAAAGAGTCACTAAATTTAATAAGAGTATTGAAAATACTGTAAGTTGGTATATTAATAACAATTAACTAACATATACGGAACCACTGTATAATTATTTTATAAATGAAATTACTAAAGAATTTTAGAATACGGTTTAATTCTGCATTCCCACGCCCCCCGTGCACTTATTGCGGAAATCCTGTTTGGGCTAATTATTCCGAAAGACCTTCTCACCTAAGATGTTTTATAGAGGCAGTAGAAACTAAAAAAAAATAATGATGCAGACGAAATCGCAGATCGAAGACAGATTGAGTTATATAAGCAGGCTGTAAGAGAGATGTCAGATACTTCTGAAGCTCCTGATATATTTAAATCCTAAGATAATGAATAATAAGAAATGTTGCCATTGCTCTCAAATAGTAAACAGCGCTCGTATAGAAGCTGGATATAATTATTGCATTATGTGCGCTGATAGTATACCGAAGGTAAGGGGGGTTATGTGCTATGGTGGTAAGACTGCCGGAGAGATGCAAGTAGTCACCCCTGAGCAATTCGCTGATCATCGAAAGTATAACCCCTACGGTAGAAATACTGGGAGAGGTTCTGGAGTTCATAAAGTAATGAACTCATCTAACGTATAGTAAATAATGATATTTCTTATTAGTAGCAACCTCAACCGTAATACACTGTTATTGATTAAATAATATTTATGGATTCAGAGGGAAACGTTCATCTACAAACATTTTTTAATCATCACCCTCATCTTGCAACAGAGATTATTGAGAAGTCTGCAACTATGTGGCTGATAGCTGATATTGGAGGCGCAGTATTATGGTCTAATGAGATATTTCAAAAGTTTATCGGATATTCTCTCCCAGAATTTACTAGGAAAGATAACCCTGTAACTTGGGAGGATTTTTCATTAAAAGATGAATCATTAAAAGCTGACATGGAAGCTGCAGCAGCTTGTGTAAGGGGAGATTATAATGAGTATACTATCCGCAAGTTTTATATACCGAAAGCAGCTGCCCCAGTATTTGTAGAAGTTTTTGTGCGTCGATACCCCCCTGAGGGAAAATATGAGTTTTTTGTAGTAGAAGTTAAGTTGCTAAGAGATGAATATTCAACTATCACCCAATCATATGAGCAGTTGAGCCGAGACGTTATGGGTCAGATCGCTATATTGAGCGCTACAATAACTGCTGTTACTGCAAATATAGAGGGACAGATCGAAGAAATTAAGTCTAATACTATATCACGTATTATTCAAACAGCAGCAGAAAAGCCTAAATCTACTGCGATACTGCTTATGGTATTAGGTACAGTAATACTAGGCCCTAGATTTATAGAGCTATTAGCTGCGTTTGCTACTGCAATTCGAAACTTTTTTTAAACATGAAATACAAAATCCCAAAAATACTATTAAATGTGTCTATTATATTTTTAATTATTATTACATCCCACGAAGTTCTTACTAGTATAGACTATATAATGTCAAAATTTATTGGGATTGTAGTAATACCAATGACTATCGGAAGTTAAATATTATCTGATAATATTTAAAATTTTAGTAGTAATACATTAAATACTATAAATGGACAACGAAACTAATTTAATTTGGGAGTCATATAATAGAGATGCACCACATGACGATATTATATCGTTTATTCGTGATAATTCGGAGCGTCGCTCTGACGGAAAGCATAAATTAGGAGAATATTGGATATCTATACAGCCAAACTCTAATCAGATAAGAGTTTTGCTCCCACGAGGTGAAGGTAAAGAATTTTATAAGCTATCTGATCCTGCTACATTAGAATTTTTAAAGGGCATCCAGGTTGATACAGACACACCTGTGAACGAAGATGGAGAAACATTTGAAAGTGCGAGATCTTATGAGGAAGATGAGATAATTGCGAGTGAATTAGTAGCATATGTATTATCTATAAGTGATCTGGGACAATTTAAAGCTGATGAAGCGATTAAATCAGCTTTTAATGTATTATTAAACGGTGATGAAAATATTATAGATATTACAGCTTTTAGGAATGCTCAAGCCGGCAGATAATTAATATAATAAGATTTTAATAAATACGAATATGGACAACGAAACTAATTTAATTTGGGAGGCATTTAATGGGAGATCAAATGAGGTCTCACTAGCTGATGAAATATATAGTATATTAGAAGATATATTTGTCACCAATGCTGATAGCCCTGGTGATGCATATATCGATGCTGGTAATGATATTCAGCAGATGCTCAAAAAAGCGATGATATATTCTGATACGCAGACTGTCATTGATATGTACAATGAAAATATAAAGATCGCAGTTGAGTGGTTTAATCAATCTGGTCTCCCTGGTTCTCCTATAGATCGAGGTAGTGTCTTAGAGCAAGTGTTTGATGATATATATAAAGTAAACAATGAGAATGAAGAGTCTGATGGAATAGCTACAGGCGCCTTCACAGATTTCTTCGATAAATACTGCGATGAAAACGAAGCTGGGCAATTTGTACCAAAATCCGGAGTTGTTATTTCTATTGAGGGATTTGATATTGTTAATATTATATCGTTAAGTGAGAATAAAGATACAGTAACTATTGAGGGTCTATCCGATAGTAAATATTCATATTTGGAGACTGCAGTTGATGATTTTATAACTCATGCAACAATTATAAGTAATTAGTTAGGTCTAACGTAGTTATTGCTATCCCTGTCAGGGTGGGGACTACACTAATGGTGTAGTTAAGCTAAATACACCAAAAAAGCTGAGCCTTTCGGCTCAGCTTTCCTGTGTATGTCGTAGGTAAGTTAGTTAACTAGCTCTTTGAAGTCTTGATTAGTTCTACTAGCGTAGAAGTTGATTAATACAAACTCTCCCGCTCTCGTCGGTTTGAGATATATATCAATTACAAGTTCATTTTGATCAATGATATCAGGGGTGTTATTTCTTTCGTCGCAAACGATGATGTAATCATAAACTCCATCATTGTTCTTAGCTTTCTCGAATAACGGCCTGAGATCATCTACTATTCTAGTACGTGTAAATACCGTGTTAGGCTCGAACACATAATATCTAGAAGTTACCTTAGTAACTTTCTCCAAATATAAGAATAATCGACGAACATTAATTCTATCAAACGCACTCGGCATCTTCTGTAGAGTCTTTTGACCGAATACTGTTATACCCTCCCTGAACAATGTAATAGGGTTCATTGCGAATTTATACAAATCGTCCCGTTGTTTGAGGTTAGGCGTAATTGCAATATCGTTAACACCCGATACTCTACCGCGTGTAAAGCCTGCAGGAGCTATCCAAGGGTATGTAGTAGTATCAGTTTTTGTCATAAGCGACGCAGCAATACCAGAGAACGGTGACCAGAAATCAGTACCGGAAAACTTATCGTTAACCCTTGCCCAGTTAGCATATGTACACGTATAAGAGCTATTACTATTATTGAATTGATGCCTCAATGAGCTAAATATATGTTGAGACCAATTTTTATTCGGATTAGATATCGTTTTTGCATTAGTACCTTGAATTAAAATATGGCGAATTGGATCAGCAATAAAGAGATGATCTTTCCTTTCAAACTCTGCAAAGTTTTGAAATCTACTGAATATAGTATTATAATTACCTCTAAGGTCAGACTCTAGAGCTGGTGTAACATATCCGTTTGTATTTGCAAGAGCTCCCAAACCCTCAGTCAAACCTTCTGATGTTTGTATATCGTCATAATAGCTAGTCCGATTTGCACTTGCTACTGCATATATAGTGCCTAGACCAGCCTCGATTGATATATCTATATTATATATTTCATCATTTCTAACTAGATCGAGAATACGATCAAGCTTAAGCGGTATACTGCCGAGGCTTTTATCAGAATATGTGTTACTCGAATATGCGCCGATAGGGTATAGATTGTCAGCCGAACTATCAGACCCTATATCACTTATACCGAGTGCAGTCTTAAACGCAGCGGCAGTTAGAGCACTATATTCACACCTATACTTTTCACCTCTTGCGGATAATGTACTAGTCCCTAAATGAGCTTGGTATGTATCCTCAATAAGATTATTAGTAAACAATCTTACTGCCTTTCTAGGTATGCCATCTGGACTTAACCATGTAGAGCCACCTCGATTAGTTATATTATCATTAACTAACACCGTAACGTTTCTTGAAGAATTATTGAGTTTAGGCTCAATAAAGAATGTAATAGGATCACCGCCTTGAGTATCTCCGATTTGCCTATGCGAGTCGAGAGAGCCGACAGCATTATCTTCGAGGTAATAATCTAATTTAATAGTATCTGGATTAAACAGAGATTGTCTTAATTTAAATACACCTATATTTAGTATATCATCATATGATGATCCCTGTACATCAAACCCAGCTGTACTCTCTAGTACTTGTGAAACAGTACCTTGAGATACTTGTGTGCCACTTAATGTAAAATTAATTCGGCTTTCTGGAAGATTGGTAAAGTTTGAACCATTACCACTAGACGTTGAATCTGTCTGTAGGGTTTTAACTTGACGAATTGTATCATTTTCTTCTGCAGGATTTACATTCGTGTTATCTGTAATACCGATATAGTATCCCTCAAATCTATCATTAATAGTAGTGAGGCCTTTATTGAGTACAACTACACCAGCTCCACCAAAATTACTAACGCTGGAGATGTTACCAGCTGCAGACGCTGTATTCGCCCAAGTAAATCCACTACCATCAATAGCTGACAGATATTCAGATTTAGTTAATGCAAAGTGTATAGGTTCGCCGAGTATATACGTTGCAGATGCTGGAGATAAAGCAGTACTAAAGTCGTTATACTTACCGTTACCACTATTAGGCGATACAGTGACTACTGGGTAAACTAATGCCCCATATTGATCTCCAAATCCTTCCCCTAGATCTGGCCCGTAAGGCATTCGTGATATATTGACATTCGCGCCAGCCTTTATTAATGGCTCTACACTGTAATATAAATATCGCTCAGCAGGTGTTTGTGGAATTCCATATATTGCCTCGTACTCTCGCATACTCGTCGGCTTTATTATTTCATCTGTAGGACCCTTAGAGGCAAAACCAGTTGCAAAGACATCAGTCCCAGCAAATGTAGCTAGTCGCGACGTGAGGTCAAATTCTCGTATTTCCACCCCAGGGGATTGAATAGTTCTCATATACCAATATTTAATAAATTTTAGCTATAAAAACCGCATTATTGGTTATTTATTTAAATACTATATTAAATCACATAATAGTTGAGAGAATTGGAATGTAAAAGTACAGGAAATTTGAGAGCTCTCCTGCTCATTAAAAGCTATACTACCTAGGTTTGTTGGAAAGGCTCTTACATAGGTCCACTTTAATCGAGTCTTATTGAACTCATCTAAACCATAAACTGTAAAATCGGTAGAATAGTCTTCGATGCTGATTGATTTTTTACTTAATACTTTCGGTTGATCTGTCAGCTCGCTAAATTGACCATCATTCTCAGATCTCATAAGGTTAATCCATCTATAAATAGCCCAGTAGTTACTCCACAAACTATCTACATGGAAATTTACCGTAACAGGGTCCCAAGATGGTCTTGCATGAGTAGATACAGGCATATTACCACCCATGTATTGCAACTCTACCGACGGCACACTTATAGGCGGTATTACAGTGCCCCATACAGAGAACTGTAAGCTATTTAAATTCATTGTGGCATTATTTCTCTCTATCTTCGAATCTATCAGCTTTAATGCATGAGGTATATTTAGCACTAAGAGGAATTTATCAATCTGCGCTTTATTAAGTGCAGATGGCATATACTCAATTGAATTAGGATCTGTTGCACTAGTCATAATAATATTTAGACTTATACCATAAATAAAGAGTATATAATGTCTAAGAAGAGTGACCAATTTTACATGAATAACCCAAACCTCCCCAAGCGGGGAGCACAGTTTGAGTACTCACCGGACCAAATTAAGAGATTAAACAAAGCGAAAAATAATATTATATACTTCGCTGAAGAGTTTTTCTTTATCATCGCTCCAGGATCTGGCCGTTGCAAAATTAAGCTTCATAAATGTCAGAAAAAAGTACTACGAGGGTTTAGAGATAATAGATTTAATATAGTTTTAGCTTCTCGACAGGTAGGCAAATCGACGATGATGACTATTTATGCATTGTGGGTAGCGTGTTTTAAAGCAGATCAACGAATACTTATCGTAGCTAATAAAGAGGCTACTGCTATTGAAATTTTTAGACGAGTACGTATGGCTTATGAGGAGCTTCCAAACTGGTTAAAGCCACCAGTTACAGAATATGGCAAAACTTCTGCAGAGTTTGAAAACGGCTCTAGAATCGGAATTACTACTACTACATCTTCAGCCGGTCGAGGTAGTTCTTGCGACCTTCTAATACTAGATGAGCTCGCTCACATTGAGAGAAACATGATGAAAGAATTTTGGGCGGCAGTATACCCAATTATTTCTGCCTCTAAAAAATCTCAGATACTAATTGCCTCAACTCCTGCTGGAACTGATAATCTATTTTATACTCTATGGATTGGCGCTGAAAGGGGAGAAAATGGCTGGACTCCAGCTAAGATTCATTGGAGTGAGATACCAGGGAGAGACGCGAAGTGGGCTAAAGAAACTCGAGATTCACTAGAGAGTGAAGATTTATGGCAGCAGGAATTTGAACTCCAATTCCACTCAGCAGGGCAATCTGCAGTAGACTTTGAACAGTATGAAAGATTAAAACTTAATGCAAGAAAGCCTGAATTTGAGCTATATAACGGAGCATATAAAATATATGCAACACCTGACGAGTCTAGGGTTTATGTAGCAGGTGTAGATGTAGCTGAAGGAGTTGGTCAGGATTTTTCTATTATACAAGTATTAGATATAACTAATTTACAAGAAATAGAGCAGGTGGCAGAATATGCTAACAATGGAATATCACCTTATAATTTCAGTACAGAGTTGTTAGAGATTTTAGGAAACTGGGGAAATCCACTAACTCTTATAGAAAGAAATAATCAAGGCACAGCAGTACTAGAGCGATTATACCATACTGAGAACTACAGTAACATAGTTTCATACGGATCGGGTAAAGCAGCTAGAAGCAATAAGCAGATAGGAATGGTATCTCATACTAATACAAAATATGCTGCCGTAACTAATATGAGGTATTGGTTTAATGATTTAGAATCTGTAGTGTTACATAGTCTGGAGACTCTAAAGGAGTTCAAACATTTTGTTAGAAAACCTAATAAGGCTTGGGCTGCAGAGAGGGGATTTCATGATGACCGCATAATGGCGCTTGCCTGGGCATTAATGATACTACATGAAGAGATTGTTACAAAATACTTTGAAGTATTAGACCGAGATGATAATGGCCGACCATTGAAGTTAGATCCTCATGATTATGGCCTGCACAAATTTACAAATCCTTTATCCCAATATGAGGATGCTGCAAAAAATCATGAGCAAATCGGAATGCCCATGATTTTTAATGATACCATGGAGGATATAGATATGGAAGATCTTGAATCTTTAGGGTGGACTGCCTTATAGCATGCCCTGTCTAACTAATCGACGAAGCTCTGGAAAGCTATGATTAGTGGAATTGCTTGAGAGGTTTTGAGATTTTGTCTCCTGGAATCCGGTAGTTGCAGTAAATAAAGTAACGCTATTATCATCTAATATTATACCCATTTCGGTTGTGTTGTATACTGCATCTACACTAAATTTAATACCTTGAGTGGCACTCAACGTAATCATATCTCCTGACAGCTCCGAATCCTCAACAGCATTAAACGATACTCCCTTAATATTCCTCCCATCGATATCACCAGCGCTAATAAATAGTACATGGGTAGATGCCTGCGCGATGAGAGAGTCTGGCTCAGGGAGTATAAGATTTAATGAGTTGAATGTAAATTCCATAATAATATTTATAGTTAATGTCAGTTTTTATTGGAAATAATACAATAAAACATTAAATATATACATGTCCACAATTGACCACAAAGATATAGCTTCAATTTACTCCCAAATGGGTGCCAACTTTATTAATGAAAAGGTTGAGGATCAATCCTTACCTGATGATACAAAGTCAACATCTAAGAGTAAAAAGGTTAAAGGTAATGCCGGTATTGGTAATAAGGAAAAGTGCCCAACCAAGACTGACGGCTATAAAGCCCCAGAAGAAGCTGAAGATAAATATAATTCTAGTGCAAAAGTACATAAAGAATCTAAAACTAATAAAAAGGTTAAAAAAGATAAGAACTTTTCCAAAGAAGGCATAAATAGTTATATGAGCGGTAAAAGTTTATTTGATGAATTATATGAAGAAGTGATGTCCGATGATGAGGATATTTTAGGTATCGGCGGCGATGATGACGGTGAGGGCAATTTTGGAGACGAATTTGATTCTGAAGCCGGTGAGGGAGAAGTTACCCTAACACTACCCAAAGAAGTAGCTGAGCAACTTTTTGATCTCTTAGCAGGTCAGTTAGACGACACTGGTGAAGAAGAGGATGATGGTGAGCTGGATCTTGACGGTGATGAGATGGATGAAGATGATCAGTTTTCATTCGGAGAAGGTGTCGATTCAGAGACCATCCCAGAACCATCGAAAGATTCTGACAAATCACGACAGGTGGTTGCGCACAAAGACCTTGTAGCCTCTGGCGATGGTAAACAAACTACTACTACTAAGGTTGGCGATGATGGTGATCATGGTCATGCTATTGTAAACGGTAAGCATAAAAATTCTGATAAAGCTCGTCACCGAGTTCGTGCGAAGCGGGGAGTAACTCCAGGTAGTCAAGCATTTAGTAAATAATTAACCTCTAGTATATAAAAAGCCGCTATCTTTTAAATAGGGAGCGGCTTTTTTGTGTCTACTAAATGAAAGAAAAGGTCTTTTTTATATCTCCACCGAAATCTGGAAGTAAATCTTACTCATGGGCTCTAAAAACTCTTGGGTGGAATTCAATTCATAATTATATAGAGCTCCCGGTTAGAACCGAATTAAGAGATTGGGAGTATTTTAGAAATTCGGAATATAATGCATTTTTTGATCTAGGGTGGATTCACTGGCGAGAGCTATTGAATGAATTTACCGACTCTAAATTTATAGTATCCTACCGAGACCCTTTTGATTTAGCGTTTTCCACATTTAATCACAATCAAAGTCTCTTACACGCGGGTAAAAAAGTATCCCCTATACTACAAAATGCCCCAAAATTTGATTATAGTGGCATTGCAACCGGCGCAAGGCTATTTTATACTGAGATTTTTGAGAGGATAATAAGCGGGGAGCTTTCTGATAGAGTATTAGTTACTAGACCCGAGATGGGTTGGGATCACCTGTGTAGATTTTTAGAAGTTGATGTACCAGATGTGCCATTTCCGCACTACCATGATAAGACAAACATCTATAAGGTTATAACTACTGGCTGCGAGCCACCACCACAAGCGTTTCCGAATGTTATTATCGGAGATAAAACATAGATTTTGCATAAATAATGATGTGAAAACATTTTTAGAATATTGGGGCTCAAAACTGTCAAATTCTCAACGTAAGCAGTGGCAATCTAAATCTAGCCCGTTTAAGACAGATGGTGACTTTAGAGGTGATGGTGGTAGAATTACTTCTATAGATGCTATACCTGACAGCCGACAGCACGACGGCTCGCTGCACCCTAAGGTTGAAAAAATGAGATTAAATCAATCGACACAAGAGATTTTATCACCCGCTGATGTAAGCCGTATAGCAGATATGTATAATATATCTAATCTATCTCCAACATCGCCTAAGCAACTATCCAACACTGGAATTATTATAACTTATAGTGCGCCACACAACGCATTTATCCTTAAAAGATCATGAGTATAGAAGATTGCGATAAATATTATACTCCTTCATCTCTTGGAGGCTCTTGCTTTTATACCGGAGGTAATAATACATCAATTGAGTGTAAAACAAGGTTAACTGATAAGGACTGCAATAGTAATGATATTGATACAGTGTCTGAAATTGTAAGAGATGCGATTAATAGTACAGGTGTAGAGGTTCAGTACTATGTGAATACAACGACATTAACTGGAGCAGACCCTATATATGGCGAACAACCGGAAGCTGTATATCACCCACCTCGCCCTATGCTAATGTATATAGAGCTTGATGAAGACGCTATTCAGTTTTCTAAATTCGGTATAAGAGCTGATGATAACATTACCGCTTATGTTCATTTGAGCTCATATGCCGCTGCGTTTGATGGGGACTCAATATATACAGATAACGGTTGGTTTATCGAGCCAAAGTCGGATGATGTATTTGTACTTGAAGAGTATGGAGCAACTAGACCAGGAGATAGAACAGGTAAGCAATTTATAGTTACTGAGCGGATGGAGTCTGATATTTCATCTGGGATGAACGCCTTAGGCGGTCATTATGTATGGCGAATTCGAGCCAGGAGACTTGAATGGTCTTTTGAGCCAGGTCTCAGCGGAGAGGGCGGAGATAATCAGATATTTAATAACAGCTTTTCTGGTAGATTGAGTGGAGGTGATCACCCTACCACTGACGATGATAGCCCATTAGGGGATATTGACCAATATAGTGGAGATAATATATTTGATATGGACGAGCATATGGATTCGGATGTATATGGGGATTACGGTTAATTATTTTTTAGCCTCTTGAAAATTAATGGAAACCTGGTATAATAATAATATCAGATAATCGTTTATGAAAAGAAAGAGAAATAAAGTATCAGAAGCTGCTGAGCAGCTTAAAGGAGTTGCTACGGCAATTAAGAATATTGAAAGTACTGCTGAACATATTAAGGTTAAAGATACTACATTAGCTAGTAAACTACCTACAATTAATCAAGCTCTCGTTAATCGTATTATTAAAAGGGCTGAGCGGGGATCTTTTGGTCTCAGGCGACAATCCAAGCCTGCTGATATTACTCAATTTGCTCAAATGAGTATTGAAACACTCTCCATGTGCTTAGTTGGAGCGTTTCATGATAAATATGATCTCATTGCTATTATGACAGCGGCGATTGAAGAGATGACAATAGTTAATAATTAGATGAATACACTATTAATTACAAATCCGCTTCACCCTTATGCAGATAAGCAGTCAATCTCGTCCGTTTTACGGGATTTAGCGACAGAGGACTATTGCGATGGTACTCCATATGTTCAAATGATTGAAGCTGCTGATTATATCGACACTCTTGAAAAGCAACTGTTAGTGAAGTCGTTCGATTACTCAGAAAACTTCAAGTTTTCCAAAAACTAATATTGCATATATTTTACTGCTATTAAATTTTAAAATGCCAGACATAAAATCTCCAATTACATTTGAAGAATCAGCTCATGTGTATACATCTAATATCGATGGTTCTGAGCTTATCTCTGCAACTACATTATTAGAAGAATATAAGCCAAAATTTGATTCAGAATATCACGCCGCTAGAGTTGCAAAGAGGGAAGGTGTATCTGTAGATGTAGTTTTAGCAAGCTGGAATAAACTAAAGGATGATGCGTGTGAATTCGGTAGCGATGTACACGTTGCATGTGAAGAGTTCTTACTCACAGGCGTAAAGAGGTCGGAATATCTTAATTTAATTGATTCCTTCGATAGGGTTTCAAAGCCATTAATATCTCATGGGAAGACCATTTATGCAGAAAAGCTTATGTGGGATCTAGATCTAAGAATTGCTGGTACTGCAGATATTGTCGTAGAGAATAAAGATACCTTTGTTGTCGGAGATTTTAAAACAAATAAACGATTCCGATTTAAATCAAAGTACAAAGAATACTACCTAGACCCCATTTCTCACCTAGCTGTATGTGAGTTTAATTCTTATGCTTTACAGATGTCGTTATATGCATTTTTATATGAGAAAATGACTAATAAAAAGTGCGCAGCACTAACAGTATATTACAAGCAAGGTCAACAGTTTCTACCTATTAATTGTAACTATCTAAAACACGAGATAGAGGCTATGGTAGATAGCTATACAAAAAAAGGAACTAAGATATAATTTAATTACAATGAAAACAAACCTATAATTATAAATGGAAAATTTATTACAAGAAATCAATCAGTTGTTCGGAAAATCGAAAGTGGTAGCACTATTTGAATTAATAGATGATGTACAGCAGAGTAAGTCTTCGTCGATATCTCTTTATCTGCTACGAGTATTATCACCTGCAAATGCAAGTATATATAAAAAAATTCTTGAATATATATGTACGAGAATAGCTGAAGAGATATCAAAAGTAGAAATTAAATCTAATGCTTTCGAGCTTAAGCTGGTAGCTAGTAATATTCTTGCTGAATCTGGCTATAATGGATTAAAAGAAATAATCGAAAATTTAGATATTGTATCCGACCGATTGGCTACCAATGGCCCGCCCGATTTTGAAGATGTATTTTTATTTATGTTTCCTAATGAAGATGATTATTGGAGCGGTAATTAATATATGACTACCCTATCAGTAGAATTAGCGAAAGTCTTATTTGAGTATACAAAAACACTAAATAAGGACCACCAATTAGAGCTAATTAACTTTCTTAGCGGTGATACTATAGATATCCCCGATATTATTAATATTTTAAAAGCTATTGAGGAGATGCAAATAGCTACCCCATCTAATATAATACAATTTAATCTAAACTAATATAAGTGAATTTTTATATTATACATAAAGGTATTATTCTATAACCCCCTATGATTGATTTTATTAATCTTCAATATGTTACTATATCAGGTGAAAATGTTTTTTTATACAATGATAAGCCTTACACAAAAATAAAAACTATCACTGCAATACTAGTTGCAGATGGGCTTACTGATACTCAAGCAATTAAACAAATTCAAAAAACAAAAAAGCAATTCATCAAGTTTGGAACTTGATTACAATATAATATATGAATAACGAGGGTTTAGAAATTTATAAAAATCTTATAGATAAATATTACGATATCATTTTTGAGTCGGACACGGATTCAGAAAAGGTAGATGATGTTATCGAGAGTTTAAATATTTGGTTCTGTAAAAGTGTAAATGAGGGTCATGATTGGGTTTTAGACTAATGTGGCTTTTGGCAGCATACATATTGTATACGGTGTATGCAATCTTATAAATACCCCACATTAGCTGGTATTAAATGCTCAACCCTAGTTGATAATATGGGAGATATGACTGAAGAAGAATACCTATCTAACCTTAAGTCTGGAGGATAATACAAATGGAAAACAAAGATATATTAACAATCGCGACTAGAGATATAAAAAAAAGATACCCAGGTATTCATAAATTTGAGTGCCAAGATGTCGAGGATGGTATAACATGTGGATATGAATGGGAAACCCCGACTAGAGATTACATGTCCCCTAGCGGGGACTGCTGCCCGGTTTGCTTTTCTGAGAATGTATCTAAGGAGTCCTGGAGAGACGATACACTAAAAGTAGATCTCTTTGGAAATTTAATTTAATACACGATGATTATACAGCTATTAAGTGATTTTTATACTCCGTATATATTCTATATAGGCACCGTATGTATGTTCATTCCAGGGATACTGATGCCTTTAAAATATTTTATAAGGCTCTCAATCCGTTATATTAAAGATGACAATAGTAGCAGACTGACAATAACTATATTTGAGTGCCCAATTTTATATCTTTACCCGTGGGATTCAAATGACCCACTTTCAGCGTTCATGATAAATAGTGCAGCGTGCTTAGTTATAGCAGCTATATGGCCATTGCTTATTATATGGGGCGCTATATATGGGATATTAAGATTTATAAGATATATGTATAGAATATTAAATAAAGTAAAATTACAAAAATAATTATATAATGAGAACATACCAATATAAAGAGCTAGATAAGATAGTAAAAGCTCATATGATACAAGTAGCTAACAATTTAGATACTAAAAATGAGGCTATTGCCGCCGCGAAGCTGCTCCTCAATAAAATAAATTATGTGCGAAGAGCCATTCCATTTGATATTCCCACTAGAATTGACGATACGGTCAAAATATCATCATATGTAATAATACCAGCTGATATAAAAAACCATAGACCAAATAAAGATAATGATATTAGGTGGAATATTTGCTACCCTGACAAATTAAAAGATGTTACACCTCCCCGACAGACTCACCTTATTAAAAGTATATACAGTTCGTCGGATGCAGATGTTATAAAATTTATATTGAAACATGTAGCTGTCTCATCTCTTGACAGAGATATAAATTATTCAAAAGAGTAAACCTCTCCGATAGCATCTAATATAAATAATCAAATGGAAAACAATACAATATATAATATCAAAAAAAACATTAACAAGCTTAGGTTTTTATTATTATTAACTCTACCTCTATCCCCTTGCATAGTAAGCTGCGTTCATAATAATAATACTATGGACGATTGGACAGAAGTTACTCGTCGTGCTGATGTAGAAATGGAGTCTCATAGAAATAGATATAACGGAGCAGATCCAAATATATATATAGTTGTCCCAGTTCACAGATTTTGAGAATATAAAAAATAAAAAAAAATCTAATAATACCTCCCCGTGCTCCTGTAATATAGATTATAATTACCCATTATTAATTTATGTTAATGGCGTTCATGGCTGGAAGCGAGTAGATGCTATTAATAATTTTACGGATGCTATAAACATAGCGTCGGCCTATTGCTGGTATAATGGTGAAGATAATGTTAGAATAACAGATAGTAGAGGTATAGAGTTATGAGTAATAGAAAAATGAAATCAAGTTTTGCGGACCTTTCAGCTGCAATAGTTAAAACTTTTTGTGTGGGAGGCGGTTTATATAAATTTCAACTAAATCAAAGCGAAGAACATTTAGCTCAGGTGACTCAAAATCATAAAGAGTTGAGAGCAATGTGCCCTCACCCTAGAGACTCAATAATTGTAGAGGCTGACTTATACTCTTGCGCTGATGGGTATGGGGGTAGAAATTACTTTGACAGTGGGTTTATTGTATCATGCACCTTATGTGTTAGTAAAATCGGTAAGTTAGGATTTAATATTGCAACCGGTGAGCCGGAGGGCGATGAAGATATTGTAGAGATTTTCAATATATGTGAAATAGTTGAAGCTGATAACCGCCGACGTCTTCATAAAGATAATGTCCGTCGAGATGATTTGGCAGAGCTTGATAGACTTAAGCAAAAATATGAATAAATATAATATATGAATAAGCGAAGTTTTTTATCTATAATGGGCGGATTAACATTCCCTACAATTTTAAATGCGCAATATGGTAAAGCCGTAAAAGCTAAGAATATAATTTATATATATTTGGACGGGGGTATATCATCTCAAGAGACCTGGAACCCTAAACCGTTTGCGGACGCTGAATTTAGAGGCCCGTATGAAGCTATTAAGACTAAGACAGACGGTTTATTGTTTTCAGATCGCTTCCCCCTACTTGCGAAAGAGACTGACAAATTTTCTGTGATTAACAGCATGACTCATGGTCAGGCCGCGCACGAGAGGGGTACTGAGTACATGTTTACAGGCTATAAGCCCAGCCCCGCCATTAAATATCCATCTGTAGGATCTATAGTCTCTCACGAACTCGGATTTAGAAATTCTCTGCCTGCTTATGTTTCAGTCCCAGTAGAGCAAAACGAATTTGCGAGCACGGGTTTTCTCTCAGCTAAGTTTGGCTCTTTTAGCCTTGGGGCTGACCCAGCTGCAAAAGACTTCAAGGTTAGAGATTTAAAGAATGGAGTATCAAACAGAAAAAGGGATTTACTAGAGCTCGTGGATTCTAAATTTAAGAGAGAAATAAAATCCGATAATGTAATTGCGATGGATAAATTTTATGATCAAGCATTTGATTTAATGTCTTCTGAGGCAGCAATGCAGGCATTTGATATATCGAAGGAATCAGAAACGATGAAGGATATGTATGGGAAAACTCAGCCAGGGCAAAGGCTTTTGATTTCTCGACGACTTGTAGAGGCGGGGGTACGAATTGTTAAGGTAAATTATGGCGGTTGGGACAATCATGACAAGATAAAAAACAGTTTCGATGCGAAGGCACCTGATCTAGATAAAGCTCTCTCTGCACTCTTCACCGATCTTGCAGCGCGAGGTATTTTAGATGAGACGATGGTAATTGTAACTAGTGAATTTGGCCGTACTCCGAAGATTAATAAGACGGCAGGTCGCGATCACTGGCCTAGAAACTTTTCTACTATTATCGGCGGCGGTGGTATTAATAATGGGATGGTTTACGGTACTACAGACTCCATATCTAACGAAGTGGAGGAGAGTCCAGTATCTCCAGAGGATTTATTTGCGACAATGTTTCATCTTGCTGGTATAGATTCAACAAAGGAGTTAATGACTCCAGATCTCCGACCGATAAAAATAAGTAAGGGGAACATTATCTCTGAATTAATATAGAAATTAAAATGGAACTATAATAATATTAGATTATGAAAGAGCTGTATAAAGGTATTACTTATTATAAAGAATATATACCATCTGTAACTATACCAGCGATAACAGCAGAGCTATTAAATCTTGACTGGATAACAAAAAGAGCTGCTCGGCATGAATACTTTATGTCCAATTCTAAGACTGAATATTCTTACGGTAATGCATTTGGTGGAGCTGAGCAATATACTTCCCAAAATATGGAGCCTTTTATAGGCTCTATAATGTCCCTTCTTAATTACGATATAGGCTCTAATTTTAACGGTTGCTTCTTAAACAAATATGATACAGATAAACAGCATCTAGGGTATCATGCAGATGACTTTGATGGCATGGATCCAGACGAGCCAATTGCTGTAATTTCATTTGGAGCGGAGAGAGAAATATGGGTTAAGCCCCAAAAATCTGAATGTTCAGGATGTTGCGGAACTGGAGTAGAAAAGGCATCGGTTCTTGATAACACCCCCCATAATTTTAAATGTACAATTTGTAACGACACTGGTATGATACCAACCAAAGGAAATATACCAGACGATCAGAAAATTTTATTAGAAGAAGGCTCTTTATTTGTAATGCCTGTAGGGTTTCAGGACGATTACTTCCATAGAATTCCGAAACATGATAGGCCCTGCGATTGGCGTATTAGTCTAACATTTAGAAGTTTTCTTAATTAATATATTGGAACCTATTTATAATTATAATATATGAAGAGTACACATAAGACAGACGTTCCACTTTCCAATCACTTCGTGCGTCCCAGCGAACTTCCAAAGATGCAGCCAGAAAAATTAGTAAAGGGCAAATTTAGAGAGGGGGAGAGGCGATGCATGACTGGGTGGATGTTAGATATATTTTTAGATAGTGAGACTCCATACGTCGATGCATATAAAGAATTCCGATGCGAGATGATGGATCAGATGTATAATCATTTTAGCGAGGACCACGCAAACACTCCAGAGCAACGATCTAAATTGTGGAATATGACTGCGGATAGTCTTGGTTATAAATTAGTATGATAGTATTAGATAAAGATCTGCATCGAGCTGCTGCTACAATGCAGCTAGAAAACTTACTCACAGTATGGAATAAACGAATTGCTACCGCTGAGTTATCTATTAAAAACGCGAGAGCCGCGGGAGATTTAGACAAGATACTTCGTGTAGCCATTAAGCTGGGGGCTATTAAAGTCGCCACATCGGAGCTTGAAGCTATATTACATCCTGAGTATCATGAAATGATAACAAATGAGTGTGCTGTTGAGGTGAAGTCAGCCCCTATTGAAGTATAAAATTAGGAACCTATTTATAATTATAATATGGAAGACCAGATTAATAAAAAATATCAAGTAGCCATTGACGAGCTTAATAGGGCAAAGAAATTCTTTCTCGATAGGTTTTGTGATGATGATAGAGTAAAAAACGCTAATGTATTTATTACTATTCAGACGAGCGCTCGACGAAATAATCTAGGTCATTTTTGGGCGGAAAAATGGGTGTCAGACTCTTCTGCAGCTGATGAGGATAAGGAATATTATCATGAAATAAATATATGCGCTGAGTATATGAACCGTCCAGCTCAGGATATATATGAAACGCTGCTTCATGAGCTTGCGCATCTATACAATAATATTTTAGAATTGCCGGATTGTAATGACGTTCAGTATCATAATAAAAATTTTAAAAAAGCTGCGGAAATGTTTGGGTTAATTGTAGATCGATTCCCAGGTAAGGGATGGGCTCTAACATCCCTGAGCGAAGAAGCACACAGTGCAATAGCCGCACTGGAGCCAAAAGCTGACGCTTTAAACTTTCATAGAGTATCACAACCTAAAATTCAGCAAGAGTCTAAGTACATTAATATCAGTCTGAAAAAATCTGAATGGGACGATTTCTTCAAAGAAAAGCTTGATGAGCTCGGGCTCGAGAAGCCGAAAGAATTAATTTTACAACTATTAGAGGAGTTAAATTAATAATGAATACAGCATACACATTACCGAAAGATATTGCTGTTAAAGTATTAGCAGAAGCAGCTACTATAGGGAAAGTTAAATTAGATATGCTAGATTGCGCTATTAGCTACGCTAGAATACCTACTACTAAAACTTTACCGCAAATACTATTACTATCTGAAGACACTCCTACACATTATAATTTTATTTATAGAGATCAAAGTTTTTTGCAACCCCCCAAATCTGAAGCTGATGATTTAGATAGCCAATCAAAAGATTATTGGGATGTAGGATTATCCACAGTTTCTGCTGTTAGTTTTTTCGTCTGGATAAAGCTTAATATAGAAGACGGCTGGAAATTAGTAGAAAAATATAAACTAGAGCTTAATGAGTGGTGATTGGAACTTTACTCTCCCTTGGGAAAGCAGATCTGATGATCTGTATAAAATAGAAGACTCTCTGATGTCGTTTCTTGTTTATATACACAATAACGAGTCTAATGAAGAAAATTCTTTTGCAAGGGGTCTGTTAGAAAATGACCGTAGACTCACGGTTGAATCCTTAAGCTGTGTACGAAAATTGAGAGATGAATGTAAACCTATCCGGTAACTATGTAGTTACTAATCGATCAATTAAAGTAAAAACATGTGACGATATATGTAAATATTACCAATGGCTTTTTAACCGTCATCACTTTAATACCATTAAATCAAACCGACCAAGACATGGCGCGCACGTTGGTGTAGTGAGTTCTAAAATCCATGATGTTGACTGTACAAAATTTTTACATCTTAATGATACCCCGGTAGATTTTAGTGTTGACATTAGCGGCAACTACGGAGGGTTCTCTCGCGGGTTTCTGAACTTCTGGCTAGATGCATATTCCGTCGATTTTATTAATATTAGGAAGCAGCTCAACATACATAAAATTGAGCCTGGATTCTCACCGTTCCACTTAACAATTTTAAATACTAAGTAATTATATCTTAAGGGGATACTGTTTAGGAACCCTAGTATAATTAGAGAGAAGACAATATATCTACAAACGACCATTATGGGATTCCTAACAAACATTAAATCATTAGACGAGGTACCGCAATTTGAGGTTATTAAAGAGCCTTTATTTGATTCTAGAAACGAACCGATTCCCAATCTTTTTTCGCTTATGCGAACTGATAGTCGAGAGCATTTAGGGTCTTGCACCAATTCATATCGCCCCATTCAAATGAATGAGATGATTGAGACAATCAAAGTTGCATCTAAAGCGGCGGGTGATATTGAGCATATTGGATATACTACGAGCTCATCAGGTAAGAAGGTATTGATCCAATCAAAGATCGGCAACTTCGGATTAACTGATGATCCGATCGAGGGAATTTTTTATACTATTATTGATAATTCTGGAAAATCTGCAAATATGGTCATCCCCTCAACCATGCGGATTTCGTGTGATAATGCTCTACATCTAGTTAGATATAAGCATAAGGAATCGACCGGTAATACTCGAAATACCTCACTACGTCATAATTACAATTTTGATGAGCGAGTGGAAATGTTTGTTACTAATATTCAATCGAATATTGAAACTGTAAAGAACTTCCAGACAATTGCCAATAGGCTAAGAGATCAGCCATTTACAAAGGATAAAATGGTACTATTATCTCATAAATTAATGCCCAAACAAGACGATGAGTCTACAAAGAGGGTCAGTAAGAGGTCATGTCTAATCTCGAAGTTCGGCAACAACGGCAGAGCGAATGAAGGCAAAACGAAATGGGATGCACTAAACGCCGTAACGGAATTTGAATCTCACCAGAAATTTACTCCAGCTAAACTGATCCGAACCCTAACCGCATCCACAATGTCTACTCAGGCACTGGAGATACTTCAAGGGGCGTAATAATTTGTTCAACCTAGTGTAGTGTGTGCTATACTTTTAACGGGCCCTTAGTAACTAAGGGCCCGTTAATTTATTATTCTGGTATCTGTTTCAGTTCTGATACTGGGGCATACGTAGCCTTCTCCGACCGATTATAGTAGGAATTTTCTAACCAAAAGGTACTAAAATATACCATACCGCCTTTATTGCTAAGATGTTTTGCAGCTGTATCCGCCGAGATGCCCCGATTTGCAACCAACCATTCTACAACAGGTACAAATTCCGGTTCCGTACCTGGAGATGAGCTGTCCGTAGCCTCATTATTAACGAGAGATAAAAACCAATCCTTATTAACTTTTTTACCAGGGCATGTTTTATAACTTTTAGGGTCTTCTCGATGGAACTTAACATCGCTGCTATCTATTGTGGAATTATTACCCATCCATTTAATTAAAGACCTTGCTGTTGCAGCCGCAGTTTCCCAAGACTCCAGACCTCTACCCGATTCCGGATCTTCAGTATCATAATTACCTAGAACTTCTATACCGATCGACGTAGAGTTAAAGGAGCGGGCGTGGATGCCGCTGGATTGGAGAGGCGACATTCCGAAAATTTGATCCTCATCAATAAACAGATGAGGTCCCCTCGACCATCCTAATTTTTTTTGATAGTAATTTTTTATATTTACTATGTGCTGAATTGTAAACCCACGCGGCCTAGTCTCGAGATTAGGTGCCCATGTGTGATGCATGGTTACACTTTTACACCAACTCGGAACCTTTATAGTATTAAGATACTGATCAAAAGTTTCCGGAGTCCAGACTTTTCCTACGTTTGAGTATGACATACTAATATTTAAGGCAAATGTATATTTTTTACGGAACTTCAATATAATTATATTATAGGGTATTGAGACGTTATTATTTAAATAGGTGGTGGGCGACACGGAAGCCGAAGCTGGGTTCAAATCCTGGTTGTGACTCTGGTTGAGTGTGTGAGTTCGAGTCTCACATTAAGAGATAGGTATCTTACTGGGTTCGACTCCCAGCACCACCCATTTAGATAATACAGACTGTATGAAAATTAGACTAAGAGAAATATACAAATATTGTAAGCGAGTCTTCGAGCACTCCAAATCTGTGCAGGAACTGACAATTCTTAGAGCTCGGTATAGAGTATTACAAGATAAGTATAACATTGCTCAGACTAATACATATAAATCCTTTGACAAAGGAGATTGGGATAATTATAATATTTATATGTCAGAAATGCAGAGTTTGCAGCATATGATTAATATAGAAATCTATGGTGACCTCTTAGATGTAAATGAATCAGATGATCCCGACGGCCCGGGGTGGGTATGCTTCGATGATTGTGGGTGGGAGCAGGCAGCTCAGTATCCAGAACCACCATATACACCTCTCCCCTGTCAGTGCTGCTGGGACTACGAGTGCCCTAAATGCGGCTGCGCTGTTGTGATGAAATAATCAAATTAAATTAGTATTAGGGTAGGGAAGGGAACCCCCGTATAATTATATTGAACAAACAACCTAAACCAAACAAACTTAATAGTTAAATGAATATTGCACACACAAAGACCTCATTGAGAAAAGTTTCTGATGTTATTATTCCAGAAGAATATTTTTCTAGAATGAAGACTGGCATTTCTCAAATTGATCAGGTATATGGCGGTGAAGGTATACTGCCAGGTTCAGTTTCAACCATTGCTGCTCCACCCGGAAGTGGTAAAACCACATTGTATCTTCAGATCTGTCAGTCTCTAGAAGATTCCGGATATTCTGCAGCATACGTTACTGGTGAAGAGTCAGAAGAAATGATTGCATACTCGAGTAAGAGACTTGGGGTAAGTGACGTTTTAATTGCAAATGAAAATAATGTAGATATTATTATCAGTCATATGGAAGAAGTTGACTTCTTAGTTTATGATTCCTTCCCATGTCTTACTATGAATGGTAAGAGGCTTAATATGTCAGGTCAGGAAGAAGCTATTAGCAAACTCGTATCAGCTGCGAAGAGAACAAAAACAGCGCTGACCGTCGTACTACACGTTACTAAAGGGGGTGGTTATAAGGGGAGCACTGCTATCCCTCATGCAGTAGATATTAATATGACGATCGGAGTTGATGATGATGATATGACAATCAGAACTATTTCGACTAGCAAAAACCGTTACGGGTCACTGTATGAGTGCGCGACATATTTCGGTGCTAAGGGATTTGATTTTTCTAAGACAGTTGTCGCTGCTGATTCAACTACAGCTAAGTCTAAATCTAAGAGCGCGAAAAAAGATCAGGAATTAGTAGAAATTATGCAAATTAATGAGCCTCCAGGACTTGATGTATCTCGAGTATGTAGTGATCTTAATATAGATGCTACTAGGGCTAATTACCTCTTGAGAAATTTATGCCAGCAAGGCAAATTAGTTAAATACGGCAGAGGGACGACAGCTTCCTGGAAGCATAGTATGTAATTTGTATTAGCCATACATAGAAATACCTCAGGCGCAAGCCGGACTTGAATTGACAAGTATCAATCATTTGTTGAAAATGAGGTAGCCTCTTTATATGTAGTGCATTGAGACTAAAATAAGCTCAATGCACTACTTTACAAATATTAAAATTAAACCCCCCATGATAAAACAACTTAAGACTGGTAACACTGGATATACTCAACAGACTCGCCGGGATAAATTAAAAGCTAGCGTGTTATTAGCGCCTTGCGCCGGCGGTAATAATATTATGTATACTCACATTACCCCGCTTAGAAATATATGCAGCTTTGCTAATGAGGCCGCAGATTTATATAGAAACAAAGTAAACAATAAATGCGCTATATACCTTGCACTGATAAGATATATGACAGAAAATGACATTAATACATTAAAGTTATAAAATCAACATATAACCGACGAAGAGAGGAATTAATAAATAGTATATCAGAAATTCCAGGTTCTGCTGATGTGAGGCATCGAGTCGCCCCGTTATATTCTTTATGTAAATACCCGTCGGATATAGAAGAGCCTGGATATATCTGGGATCTATATAGCGAGAAGCAAGGTAACAGATTCACTTTAAGAGCTATATTGACAAATTTTATGCACAGTTCTACAAAAAATATAGCAAATTTATAAGCGTGATGAAATGTGATCAAAGCAAACAATTAAAGGAGAGGTTAATAGACTCCCCACATAGTGAAGTGATTGACGATCTCTACCTCTCATTATTTACTGCTGTAACGGATGAATTGCCTGGCTTAATAAGCTGGTATATAAATCGTGCGCATCTCGCACATCGCGAGCTGCAAAAGAACAGAGGTATGTTAAGAGATAAATTGACAAATTATATATTAAATTTATAGACGTGATGAATTATTTTAGATACAAACTAAGATGTCGAGTAGTACAATCTTACACCGATTCTTGGAGTACTACTTGCAGGTTAAATGACACATGCAAATACCCCAATAAAGCGATTTGGCATATATTTAGGCAAAAGCAAGGCGGGTATACCCCTCGAGCTACTAGATTTTTTAACCCTTTAGCGGTAGCATATTTTAAACAATGTAGCAAGGGTCGCAAAAAAATCAACTCCAGCAAATAATAGAACTCAAATATAACATATCATCTATCTCGCCGGCAGGTCAAAAGGTACTCTCGCTGAGGAAGCAAATACAAGAATCGGTCTCCTATGGTCTCTATTATCGAATTGCTAGTACTGGACTACCCGCACTGAAGAATGACTGTCAGCCTTTATTTAAAATGATCTTTAAAGTATATAGAGATAAGCAAGCCTCGAGCGTAAATTTATACCCATCGGTGTCAGAGTACCTGATGGACAGATATCATCAGATATGTTAGACTCCCAATCGCACAGATAGTAATGACTTTAATTTTCAACAAAATTTACAACAAAAATAAAAACTACAGTATTTCAACATGCGTTGATCCTTATTTATGTGATCCGTCAGCCGATCCACTCTCTACAGCATATGGCAAACAACAAACCCGAAGTTTAATAGATATAACTAATTTAATGATGGGAAGACGATCTATTTCGGGTTCTAATACTGGCCCTACACATTTAGTCAAGGCAGAATTGCATAATTATTTCAATGAGTAAAAATAATATACCCATTATCGCGAGACTATCAGTCTGGAGCGGCGGTGCAACTAAATTTCACGATTTAATGAATCAGGAGATGAGTAGTATTAACTCCCTATTATCTCTTAGCCCTACAAGGCCATTATTCCGTATATACAACGAGCGGCTACAAAGGAATACCCGTACCGTTCGTAGTATTCGATTTCATATGTACACATTTTTCAATGACAATAAATAACCAGCAACCAATTATATGCAAATAACACTATCTCCGAGTAAACAGGATCGTAAAATATTTAATAACGTGTACGATCGTGAAGTAGATTGGCGATTATTATCTTATTGCATGACGTTAGTATACAATTGGTCTATCCCTAATAGACAAGCCGTTAGTAATATTATAAGAGTAAAGGCATTTGAATCTGATACAGATGAGAATACCGATCTCGTTGGGTACTTCTATTTCGGTAAAACAATTTATATCAATGTTGATAATTGCCCTACCTATAAACTTTTCGTTGAGACGATCTTCCACGAGTTCTGTCATTGGTATCAGTATTGGATTATCGGTAGATCTCATATACATATGGTATCAGAAAGACCTGTTGATAAGTGGAACGTAAAGCAATGTGAAGGAGAAGCAGAAAACTGGGAAAAAATTGGACTAAAGGCGATCCGTATATATAATGAGTTAGAGGAGTGCAAAAAACTCGCCCAAAGTAAATAAAATGAGTGCTGGAAAAGGAGATAGGTATAGATCTGTGAATATTGATAAATATAACGCGACCTACGATAGAATAGTAGCTATTAAGAAATTAAAAGCTAAGGCATTGGAGGCTGATAAGCGTAAAGAAAAATGATAAGTGATACAAAAAACCGGGACCCTAACGCATGTACTAGTAATACTACATATAAGCATCTGCAAAAACGAGCCGAGGAATTAGGACAGATTGATACAATATTCTCAATATTTGAAATACCTGAGGGAGGAACACAAGGGGACGCTGAGTGGCATATTAAAGCACCTAAACTTACTAGAACAATTCCAATTAGAAGGGGTAAGTGGATACTCAAATTAGCCAGCCTTAAGCCTGGAAATCATTTAGACGATTACGAAATGGTGTATAGCCCTAAGTGGCCAGATATATTTAAATATTTTGAGCGTGTGAATAATGGCCATCATATATACCTTGAGTATCTATATATTGATGAGGCTCAACGGACTATAACCATTACTACTGGATCATAGTAACCTCATAATTAAATGGAACTAGGGTATAATTATATAATGAAGCTTACATCGCCTAGAATTGTAGAAGATTTAATTTCCCCTTCGCTGCTTAGTTCCGAACTAATGGAGCTGCTCAAGGAGGCATATGTCTTTATGGGGGCAGATCATAAAGCTACCCGACCTTGGGGTAAAAATCTAGAGAGATGGACCGCAGCGGTAGAAACATGCACCGGTTGGAATTACTTCGAAGAATCTGAGAGAATGCAAGAAAATTTTAAACAAACAAACAAAACCAATACATAAATATGTCAGACCTACAACTACCCTCCCTCCCCGAACCTAGTAATCAATCGCGAATTGACTGTATTATAGCAGAGATGCAGTCAGTAATAGAATATACCGACAGTATCGTTACAGATCTTACATATAAACTTGCCCCTGTATTAGCCGAGATACCTGCGCAAAATCCAGAGACTGCTAGTAATACTGAGGTAGGAACGGATGCAGCGCCTCTTACTCTATCTATTTTGCACCAAATAGAATATTTACGGCAAATTAACAGCAGAATGATATCTTTGCTGGATCGGTGCGAACTTTAATAGATAATAAATGCCCAGTATTTCCGCAACCAAAAAAGATGATGATCAGCCGGACACTATTTTAGAAGAGTGTACAGCTGATGTTGATGAGCTAATAAACCACTTCGGGGGTCTGGGCTCGGGAACCGTCGGGGACGCCATACTGCAATATATGGGTAGTTCCGACTGTTCCCCTAGTACGAGAACAAGAATTCGAAATTTTTTCCATTACCAACCTTTAGGAACTTCTTTATAATTAATATATGAGGAACGATGATTAGGTTTAATAAAAACAATATTGAAACACCCAAATGGGCAACGCTTAATGTTGCAGTGTCAATGGGTAAAGATAGCGTCGCTCTATCTCATTTTTTATGCTCTGGGTATAGAAAGTTAAAACTCATTCATGTAAATCACGGTACCCCATACAGTCAAGAGGCAGAGACGGCCTTCATTGAATATGTACACTATTTAAATACAGAACGTCGATGGCGGCGGGAGGCTGGAGAAGAGGTGACTCTTATTGAGTATGCAGTAATGAGATATTCTAATAAGGTCAAGCTTAAATCTGAATCAGATTTTAGAAATGTTAGATATAAGCTATTTAGTACAGCTCTCGAAGACACGAGAGATGAAGAGATTGTAGTATGTCACCACCTAGATGATTGTGTAGAGTCCTATCTAATGAATTGTCTTAATGGCCATGCAGACTTCATGCCTATCCCTACAAGAACTAATCGAGGTAATTATACAGTAATTAGACCTTTTGTAGCAGATACTGAAAGGTCAGATATTAATAATTATGTTAGAGATAAATGCTTAAACGATCATATCGTAGAAGACCCATCTAATGAGGATATTACTATTCGTAGAAACTGGCTACGCCGTGTTATCATCCCACAAATTCGACAGCAATATCCGGGAATTAATACAATTGTACGGAAAAAATTAAAGGTAGCAAACTAGATTTAATAAATGAAGCTCATCGAACCGCAAGACGCTCCTATAGGAGCGACCGTATTATTTTATTGTGACATAATTAAGCGATCAATAATGACTTTTGATAGGTATTTTATACATTATGTGCTACTATATCAAAGGCAAATTAATCGTCGCCGGCAACGATCTATTATTATGCTGGATTATAGAGCTGCATATTATTGGTGCTGGCATAACCTCAGGCTATTATTATGGCAGCTGCAGGAGAGCTTTGCAGAGCTAAGAGATCGAACCCTATTTTATTTCCGTTTGAATAAGCTACCTAAAGTGCTACAGGTAACTCTCGATAGCCACATTCAGCATCTGTTATTTGATAATAAAATTAACGCGACCATTATATATAACCCAGACGATGCCTGGGCTCAGCGAACTCTTCGACGAATTGCTATATGCCCTATTGTAGATGCAGAGACATATTTTACTGCGCTACACGAGATAGCTCACGTAGTAGATGGTCCGTCTTGGTACTCGCGGTTTGTAGAGAGGGAGTGTCATGCGTGGAATTGGGCGATTGATCGCAGTCTTATAGAGATTGATACATCTGTTAGTCGAGTTATAATAAAATCTATTATGGGGTATGTAGTATACTCATTAAAAGACGCAAGAACAAATTTTGATAAAACTATAATAACTAAATTACTCAAGCGTATTGAATGATAAATAAATCACCACCAAAGAAGAAAAAAATAAAACTAAGCCACGGTGAGGGTACATTAAAGCTCCGGCAGAATGTAATTAGTACATCCAAAAATAATATTTTAAAGGAATGCCCCTTTTGCCGTGGCACTGCCGTAGCGTACGAAACTCCTTGGGGGGCGGGTGTTAGTTGTAAATCTTGCAATGCAGATGGCCCTAATGCGCCAGCTCCAGCTACCGGATCAATAAATGCTGTAATAAAATTATGGAACAAACGACATTAACTTCAATATCAGTAAATATTATAGCATACGCTGCTATGATATACTGCCTACCTCTAACGTATGTACTATGCTTCCTCGCTGTAGATGTATTAGCTGTATCATCGTTGATATTTATGATCAGTAAATATATATGATTGGTTTACTATATGTATTTATACAAGCATTTATAAAGGGGATACGGTCAGGTATGAAAGATCATACTCCCAAGGATGATAATGAATCTTAAACTTGCAGAACCTACGAATAAATGGAACTTCTGTACAATAATAGTATGAATAAAAAAGTTACTAAAAAACCTAAATTGAAACTTACTGCCGCGGATGGTAATGCATTTGTTATTTTAGGTATTCGTCGAATACCGCCGCCAAACGAGTAAATTGGTCCGCTGAGCAAATTAAAACTTATAGAGAAGAAGCGGTGAACGGTAGTTATGATGAATTGCTACAATTGACTATGAAGAATTTTAATGTTTCATAATATTTACTGAAAACTATATGTGTCCAGATGTCATCATTGAATAAATATTGTAATGCAGTATGATGATAAAGATGATGATTTCAGTGAGTTTCATTACCCGGACTGGGCCATCATATCAGACCATTTTCTACTGCAGATGAACGCACTCGAGGCAGAAGGATATACCGCTCGAGATATAGTTAAAGGTATGTCTCAAGCACTCGCTGATGCTGCTATGGAGCTCTAACTACTCCAAGAGAATGGAACTAACATATAATAATAGTATATTAAAAGATTATATTTATTATGAAAGAATTTAAGTTATCAGAAGAGCTCGAAGACGCTCTAATGTCTCGTGGGCATACTATTGAAGATATTAATAATATGGACGCTGGAGAAATGTTTGACGAATACTGCCATTGGAATGGGCTGTTGGGCTGGGGGCCGGCTCTTCGCCGCATTATGAGAGAAGCCAGTATGGCTTCAGAATCGCGATCGGTTTGCCCGTGAAACTTTCATTTTGTTATAATTATTATGGAAAATATATATTGTTCTGATTGTTTATCTCAAACCATTTGCGAGCGATTAGGGTGCAAGTATTGTGAGGATGGTAAAATTCTATCCCCCTCTGAAGAGATTGCCGTTGCTCAATGGTTTATTGGTGATGATACTGGAGTAAGCTCTAAATATATGGCTGCTATAGCGCTGCACGGTAAAGTTATTCTACCAACTCGACGACTAACAGAACCGCAAGACCATGGTGATTTTGGAAGATGTTTAAGACTACTAAGTATAGTGCCATCTATCGCCCACTCATTTGAACTTTTGAAGACATGTTCCTCAGTTTGGGAGGTCTATATGGAACATTGGGATGATCTCTCTTATTTATATAATAATGAAGATTTTGCGAAACTCGATACAAGACTGAAGATTTTGAGAGACGAAGCTAATATAAACTTCCCGACCCGAGAAAAATGAAAATTAAAAATTTACGGAACCATATACTCAACCCAGGGTTGAATTGTAATGACAGCGAATTTAAACTATTGCACGATTCCTTTAAAGTAGGAGATAAAGTGGTGGACATAGGTGCTTTTGACATGAGCCGAAGTAGAGGTACTATCGCATTACTTGAAAATGGTGAAACACTCGGAGTGAGGTGGGAGTTTGGAACTACTTCAATTTGTTTAATTTATACAAGTATAACGAGAGGTACTCGCTATGCTAAGTATTATGACGTCGCTCTATTTACTAACATTAAATATTCAATTAGTAGAGTGGTCATAAAATTTTATTATCAGTTATTAATATTCGCATCTGATCTGCTATGGGGGTATGCGAGTGATATATTGGCACATAGCAGCGCGCTTCGCAATCGTTTTGATCATGAGTTTCGTCTTAACCCCCCCCACGGGTAGCGATGAAAATAAATTATACCATAGATGCAGTAAAGTATCACAAATTAAATAAGGATAGCGCGATGTTGGCTCGTATACACGCCATAGTTAAGCGTTATGGCATAAATTCGAATGCGACTACCTTTGAGTGTACTCTTGAAATGGATACTCGCGTCAGGAAACTAAATAAAAAACTCGAAGACCTTAAATTAGAGCGGGAAAATCTTCCTAAGGTATTAAAGTAATAGGAACCCCCTTATAATAATTGTACAGACATTAGATACCACATGAACGATCACATTTATACAAACGATTCGAAACCTATAATCAAAATTTCCGAGAAGGCGCCAGCCTCAATGAGTAAATTAATGCTCGCGGCATCCGCATTGTCATATGTTTCACACGATAATTCTGGAGATATCTTTAATAGTCGATTGTTTAAGGCATCAGCTTATGATAAACGGCATAATAAAGACCGTGAGAAGACGCCATCTGATATTGCGAATATCGCAGCAGCAAAAGCTAAACGAGCGAAGCGAGCTGAAAGAAAAGTACGTCAATTAAATTGAAACTTAATTTAAATAAAAAATTTATTAGAGGAACAATAATAGGAACCTCATTATAATAATAGTATACAAACAACCAACACAACTAAAACAAACAACTAAAACACATGGCTGATAAAATCGACAAACTAACACCAGAGCAAGAAGCTGCAATGGATGACTACGTTGCAAAGTGGCGTAAAATCGGTGTAGATACCTCCCGACTGGATCCTGATGAAACCGTGAATATCATTCACGCATATCAGGAGAATATTCTGAAAATGAAGAAGACTCCGGTCCTCATTGTAGATAACCCTATTGAGGCTTGGGTTGGTTGTAACTATGCAGTTACAGGCGTCCCAATCGACGAAATCAAAGATCGTATTGCTAACTACTTTAAGTGCGCAAAGGGTGAAAAGGATATTGAGATCGATCGGCCGGTATACCCATATCAAGATGGTTCATTTTTCTCTTCGATTTTGTCTTTTTACGATTATATGATCAGTGAGCTTGGAATTGATATCCCTCAAGATCTTCTCGATAAGTTCGAGATCTGGAAAGATACTTCTAAGCTTGGTCTAATCTACCCACTCGATGAGGTTTGTATTGTGACTGAAAAGCCTCTCTACATTCATCTGAACGAGGATAACGAATTGCACCGTGATGGTGGACCCGCATTGGCCTACGCAGGTGCAGGGGAATTTAAAATTTACGCTATGAATGGTATTAGCTGTAGTGATTGGCTTGTTGAAACTCCCGCAATGGAGCTAGATCTAAAGCGATACCACGATATTAAAAATGCAGATGAGCGGACTGAATTTGTCCGTAAATTTGGAATTGAGCGAATGCTCGGAGAATTTGGCAAACAACTCGATACTTTTGAGAAATATGATCACGAGTGGTGGACTAATTCAGAGTACGAACTCTGGGATATGAATGAAATCTTTGAGGGGGTCGCATACGCTCCACACCTCAAGATGAAAAATATGTCAACTGGCGTATGGCACGTTGAAGCTGTATCACCTAAATGTGCTAACCTTAAAGACGCAATTAAAGAGAGGTTCGGTGGTAAGGACTTTACGATTGCAGCCATTGCCTAATTTAAAACTTTACCTAAATAACAGTAGAAACCCACAACAACTAATATATAATAATTATATGAACGAAACCAACACAAAAACAAAAGTAATCCTTCACGGCGAATGCATGGTATTCCCATCCGATATCCCTGAAGGTACTTCCGCAAAAAAAGTCGATGGGGCATTTGTCATCGTTGCTGATTCTGAAACAACTGGAAATCATCACGTCGTTGATAATAAGGCCGGAGTAAACTTCTTCCAAAATGGCGGAGGTACTCTGTTTATGCAGAATTCAGAACCCACTCAAATCCGATGCGTTATGGAGAACCGACACGATGCGATCGCTCTAGAGCCAGGTACTTGGGAATTCGGCATCCAGCAGGAGTATGATTACTTCACTGAGAGTCTTCAAGCAGTAAGAGACTAATAACTAACATCGTGGGCGATAATAAAGGGAGGGGTAAATTACCTCTCCCTTTTTGTCTATAGGAACCTTTTTATAATTAAGTATAACGATATGATTAAATTTGAAGATGATGTAGAGGCAAATTTCTGGATGAATATTTACAGTAAAGTTGCCACTGAAGTAGATAGCTATGTAGATGGAGACCCTTATGCAGCGGTTGCAGATATTGCTGTGACCTCTCTTCGTCTCAGATTTCATAAAGACACAAAGAAATCGTCAGCTCCGCATATTACAGAGATCAAAGATGCCGCCCCACAACCATACCACAATTCGAGAGAGCAATGAAACTATTTAATTTTTATAAACGAAAACACCGCCCACAAAATTATACCCGGCGTAAATCTTCACTAGGTCATGTTCGAGGGTATAATGATCAGATGTCACGACGTCAAAATGACACTATTGATTTTTTAACGAGCTCGTATAATATTGAAGAAATAGATACTACAATTAGTACGGTTACTAATCCAGAATCTATAATTTGGATTGGGTCTCATGGAGTGCTAGTTGATTTCGATGGAAACGTTGATACAGATGGTACAGGCTTTGTACCAATTGAATGGGCGACTGTACCGAAGGAGGCAGATCGTATTATCTGACTTTAATCGCGTCTGTAGATCAATTGGATAGATCACGAGTTTTCTAAACTCGCGGTTGTGAGTTCGAGTCTCACCAGGCGTACCACTACTATAATAATATTAAAAAAATATATAATAAGGGAGATAAGAAAGATATTGAGGATGATGTGGCCTTAACTCCTTGTATAGCCTCCTTTAACATTTGGCTAAATTTGAAATCTATCTTTACTGAAAATCATAGGATATCCAATCAGCATATTGTATCAGAGAAATTCCGAAGAATACAAGAGCAAGGTGACCGCCTGAGAGATATTTTAGCTATTAATGTTAATGATCGATAATAATTGCTACGAACGTCGGTGTCATATATTACATCGAGTATTCGACCGGGTCCAAAGAATGCAAAGTTCTTCTGAAGGACCTTCAGAAGCCTACCATTATGTTTATGATACAACTAATAGTTGTATCCGGCTGTCAGCTTACGCTAGGATGAGAGAGACTAATAATAAAATATGCCCAATGGTTATTGATTATATGTCTCGCAACTTTCCAACCATTTAAATATGAATACACTAATACTAACAGGAATTTTAACTATATTTCTAAACATACTACCTTCAGGGGTCATTGCCGCAAAGGCTGAAGCCTGGGAAGGTAAATACTATAAACGAGGGGTTAGTGCACAGTGCGCCAGCTTCGTTGGGGCAGTCGTCAAATCTACAGGGAGATTACCACCTAAAGGATACGAAAAATGTACTAATTGGAACAACTGGGGAATTGCTGTTGCAATACGTAATAGGAAGCGGGGTGATATTATTATATATAGCAAGTCTGGAAGATACAACCATATTGGCATCTATGACGGTCGTGGTAAAATTATACATCGACCGACACGCAGTCGACCGGTGCAGAAATTGAAATATAATTATCGACGAATTCTTGCAGTTAGGAGAGGGTAGTATTATGGTAAATAGAACAAAAATAAACGATAAATTAGAAAGAACTTTAGATGATATATTCGACCCCGCTATGATGCGACTGGTTGAAGCTATTGCAGATGAGAAATATCCGATAGAAGATATCTCGAAACTTACAATTACTTTATGTAATGCAATGGAGTCTTTTTCTGAAAGTATAAATGAGATGGTGGAAGAAGGGAGCAAAGAGGTAGTAGTTACAGTCGATCAACTCTCAACGCTTATAGCTAAAGAATTGCGTAGGGTCAAAGCTGATGATATCATCGATTTAGATGGTAGTATCAATATAAAAAATCAGAATTGTTTCCAAGTTGCAAAACGCATCATTCGTCAGATACCATAGCTGAATTATATGACTGTTAACGATCATGGGCTAGCTTACAAACTTGACTGTCACGATGATATATTAGAAACGTTTGAAATCTCCATGGATAGTAGGATGAGATTGTCTGTGCAGTGGGACCTGATGCACACCTCAACGCTTACTGATCTAGTTGTATATGCTGAAGAATATGTCCCCCTAGCTGATAGTATTCTATCGAAACTCCAGGAGTATAATAATGATGAATGAAGGCAATTTTATTAATGCGATCGATTCGCTGCAATGCATTAGAGACTATTACACCCCTAGATTGAGATTCAGAACACGTATGAATATGGCGCATGCATCTGTTAGGTCTCGTATAATTCTCAGCAGTAATAATACTATGTTAGAAACTCTACAATCGCAATTCTCTCATATGGCTTCATATGATCATGAACACGATACAATAGGTAAGCAACGCGAGAGGTGGCTTCGTTTGGAGTTCCGTAACTCGAAAACTAAAAAGGAGTATCAAAAGCCTTATATGTGCCATTTAAATAAATAAAACCAGTTTATTAAATTACTAACGGAACCCCTAACTGATAATATTCTATCGAAACTCCAGGAGTATAATAATGATGAATGAAGGCAATTTTGTAAATGCTATTGATATGGAGTGTATCAGAGAGTATTACACCCCCAGATTTAGATTCGCCATACGCATGCAAATGGTACATGCAGTTGGTAGGTCTCGTGTACCTCTCAGTATTAATAATAGTATTGAGGAGGTTCTGCAATCGCAATTATCTCATATGTCTTCACACATTCGATCAAATGATACGACAGTCAAGCAACGCGAGAGATGGCTCTCGATGGAGTTTCGTAATTCAAAAACTAAAAAGGGATATCAAAAGCCTTATATGTGCCATTTAAATAAATAACCCCAGTTTATTAAATTACTAACGGAACCCCTATATAATAATAGTATGAGTAACACAGTTGTGGAAAATAGCCCCCCTATCCGATGGTCATGCTTCGACGCTGTAGGCAGCCTAATGATTGATCTCACTAGTGCAGCTCAATCTGCATTAGGCCATCAGGAGGAGGCATCATTTAGTGAATCATATGAAACGAAAGAGCCCACAATAACAAACAGTTATCAAAATAATATATGTGCAACTGTTTATAGCTGTACTGTAGATAAGGCCAGAGTTTATAACTGGAAGTAGCAGGTATCAGATGTTGAAAATTGTAAACTTAAAATATAAATCTCTTCATAAAACGATACCAATGGAGTCATTTACAACTGATTGGTATATAGCTAGCACAGTAAAAATAAGATTTAGCCAACCGTTTGGAGTTGCAAAGCGGCATGTATCGCCACAAGCAGCTGTAGAAAATTTTATCATATCAAACTACCCTGTTTAATTTCCATGAAAATAACCTCAAAAGAAAGAGCGCGGATGAGTCGTTTAAAAGACACGCCATTTGGGGTATGGGATTCGATATGTTTCCCGCTGTGCCGCATAGCTGTAGAG